CACGGATTATTATGTAGTCCATCAGTAACTAATGGAGTTGACTGGAACTATTTTGATAACGTATTCTTATTGACTTTAACGCCTAATCAAGCCCCAAATATGCGATTCCAAGCATTACGACGAGATCGTGGAGCACAGACTTTCTATTTTTACACAGACAAAACTACAAGTGGTTTTGATGCTGGATCAAGTCAATATAACGCAGACGAGGGGTGGCTAGATGCTAGTCAACAATCTTACGCAAGACGTAGGGAGACTGAGAGTCGAAACTATGCTTCAACCTTAAGATACTATTTGCTAGACCAAGGCGCTACTATTGATATCTTTACAGAAAGTTGGGGTAAAATGGAATCGGCTGCTGATGTCTATAAAGAAGAGCGTGTAAACGCAATTCTATCTTCTTTACCAGATTATACTCCTTTACGTCATAACGATGCTTATGATGCAAAACTATTATTAATGTCATATTATCATATTGATAAGTTGTCAGAGGTAACTAGGGAGTTAGTAGAGTCATTTGTTGAACAGAAGCCAAATGAGAGAGCTGAGTTCTTCCACAAGGTGGTGGACTTGCTTTGGCCTGCCATCAAGAAATGTACTAGCGTATCAGTAACTCCATTAGCCGAAGCACTAAAGAAACATAAACGAGAGTTCTTTCTATTAACAGGTCAGTCAGCTCAAGCCAAGTATACTCGTAAGTACCTTGGTATGATGGGTATTGGTAAAGATCTTGATCTTGAGAATATCAAAGACTGGTATAGAACCTATTGTAAAATAGAGGGAATACAGTTGCACCCTGACTTTATGACTGACAAAGAGCGTTCTCTATATGAGGAAGCTAGTATGGATTTGAGGTTTGATGACTAGTAAATGGGATTTGCAGCCTAGATTTAGGCAGAAACCAGTCAAAGCCAAACCTACCAAACCTAAGGGGGATCTCTGTAGGGTTCTCCCTCCACGGTTGGCAAGGACTCCGGGCATCTATGAATTCTTGATTTCTAAGATAGACAGTGCCAGACTGGAAAGGTACCATCTTGTTATGGCGTATCGTCGCAAGTGTTCTGAGATAGCTGACCTCTTATTAAATGAAAAATTTGATTGATTAAATCATAAAATTATTATATAATAGATTTATAAATTTGATAAGAGGAATTAGTATGAGCAAAAGAAGAATTGATGGTGGAATAACTTTACATCCTAGAGCTAAGGCTACTTTTAGAGAGATATTAGTATATGAATTTATGCTATATCATGGGTGGACTTACGGCATATTAGGTCTTAATATAGATAAAGATGAGGATTACGCTTATAGCCTTGTAAATGGAGAAATTTCTCCTACTGAAGAAGATAAGGCAAAATTAGCTAAGTTCATGAAAGTAAGTGTAACTTTTATTAATAGACTACTGGAAAATAACTAGGAGTTTAATTATGGCAGGCGGAAAACGCAGACGTGTTGCTGCTCATGACATACCTGATGCTTTATTTGTTGAAGCAAAAGAGTGGCTTGAGAAAGGCGGCACAAAGAAAGGTGCATGTGACATCCTAAGTAAGAGTGGTGTCAACGTAGGCTCTAACAAGAAAATGGAAGAGCTAATCCAAGAATGGGAAGACCGTAAAGTTTATGACGCAGAAATGCGTAAGCGTAAACGCGGTACGAATATTGAGGGTATTGAAGCAGCTTCTATCATTGAAGACTACTTTGCAGGAATCAGTATTGCAGACATAGCAGATCAGAACCATCGCTCTCAGATGAAAATTAAGTCATTCCTAGAAGAGAATGGGGCGTTGCTACGTGCTACAGAGCCAGAAGACCCCAACCGTCCGTGGGAACTTTTCCCACCATTGCTAGATGAAAGTACGTTTAGTGAAGAGTATGCAATTGGGGATATAGTTTGGGTTGCAGGTCGTCAGTGCTTTGGAGAAGTGACCCATAAATTATCCGATGATGTATATCGTGTTTGGTTATTAAGTGGTAAACAGATGTATATCCCTGTCGAAGTTTGGAACTTGGCAAATGTAGAACGATTTAAAGAATTCGGAGTTGACCCGAAACGTTTTGGAGAAAGATGGTCACGAGATGATGTAGTTGTCACATTAAACGAAGCCCTCAAGAAAGCCAAATTAAATGCGGCTAAGGAAGCAAAATAATGGTAAAACTGACCTTAGCAGAGATCTTTTCTAGATCTCTGTTAACCTCGCGTGTAGAATTTGCACGAAAAGAAGATAATATGGATTCTGGGCTTGAGGTATTTTATGCCATCTCATCCCAGGATCGAGAAATGAAGAACGTTATAGAGGTAAATATACTCGATACTGCAACAGGGGAGACCAAAGTAGAGCATAAGTCTCTGGGGGAATTCATACAACGCTACGGCATGCAGAGTCGTTGGTATTTACTCTAAAAATTCACTTGCTTAGTATTAGTAAAATTGTTATAATACTTATATAAATTAATCAACAACAAAAGGAAATAAATTTATGTCAGAACTAGATAAAGTTGCACTTGCCGATCGTTACGTAGAAGTTATCTCTGCTTACCCAGAGGATGAACGTCCCTCAATTACAACTGAAGTTGTTAAGCAAGTTGCAGAAGAATTTGGTATACCTGCCAACTCAGCACGACTCCACATCAGCCGGGACCCGCGTGGCGTTTACATCAAGAAAGATTCTGCCAAGAAATCAGCGTCTGCTGACGGCGAGAAGAAAACTGGTGGTACTCGTACCTCTAAAGCAGCAGCCCAGGCTGAATTAAAAGCAGCTCTATTAGATGCTGGTGCAGCTGAAGACAAAGTAGCTGAAGGCGAAGAAATCATTGAGAAAATGACAGGTAAAGCTGCTTTATTCTTAGCTGAATTAATTCGTTCAATCACTAAGTAAGAAGGAGCTGTTATGACTAAGCGTTTTAGTGCAAACTTAAGTACACCTGTTAAAAAGGTCGAAGTTATTGCAGCGTGTGACGAATACGGTGAAGTGTTTATTCACTATCGCAAACAATCACGTAAGCCTGGTGAACCTTGGTCAACACAACTCCAAGGCACTATGGATTTTTCTGATAAGTACCTAGCTAAAAGATTCGAACAAGAACAGCCAGCACCAGCGGGTGAGGGTGAAATCTTGGTGTTTAGCAGAACCAATGATCGCTTCCGCTATCTGCCAGTGGATACAATCTTTAAGATTGAGCATCTTGGAACAGTAGTTAATAAGGCTCGTGTCCTCTAACATAGTTGAAGACGAGGGGATTGTTCGTCAGGAGAATGAAATGTATCCTGACGAATTTTCTGTCCCTTTGTGGGTTAAAAATGGGGAAGAAGTCCATTTCACAATCTCTGAATTTCGAGGCAACCTATATATGGGTATACGCCTATGGCTACAAGATGCCACTGACGAGAGTTGGTTCCCAACACGTGCCGGATTTTCTATCCCTTTTAACATAGACACGTCTGCTAGACTATTCAAGGCACTTGCTCGAACATTGAGTAAGGCAGAAGTCCTTGATGAAGTCATACAGCATACTCAAAACTGTGATACGCTTTCAGCGTTAGATAAACTATAACCGTGCTTTTCAGTGCGGTTTTTATTTACTTGCATTTTGCTTAAATTTTTGATATAATATTTATATTGAATAGGTAATATATCAAAGGGGATTAATAAATGCAAAACCTAGACACAATATATAACAAGTTTCTAATGAATAGAAATGCAATAAAACAAGCCAAGGAATTGGTTAGTAAAAGTGAAGACTTACGATCTGCACTAGGTAAATTCCTAAATAACGGGCACAATAATTCTATTATCAGTGATAGTGACCCAGGTATGGGTAGCAAGTACACTTTAAAGGAACTAATTAGAGACTCCGCTAGTTTTACAGATAGAGTATCAGCTTCAAGACCATTAAATAAATGGGAAGAAGAGTTGGTGGATCCATTACTTAGTTACGTTAACAAACAGATGTTGTTTACTCTACCAGATTTAAAGAAAATTCGTGAAGGATTACGTCTATCGTTCGCAGATGCATATGCTGCTACATATACTTCTTTATCTGATAGCGATAAAGAAAAAGCAAATGATATGTTTAGAGAGGTATTACAGCAATGGTACTAGCAATTAAAAACTATATCCGAGATTGTCAGGATGCCTATTACAACGGCGACCCGATCATCTCCGATGAACAATACGATAAGCTAATTGCCAAGTACCCTGATGCTGAAGATCAGATTGGTACAACTGGTGATGTTCCTCATATGTTCCGTATGTACAGCTTACGTAAATACTATCCAGGGCGGGGAGATGAACTACCGGATGGTTTTGATATTGAAACACCAAAACTAGATGGTTGTGCCGTTGAACATTTATACATCGACGGCGTATACGTTTCTTCAACAACCCGTGGCGATGGTAAAGCAGGTAAAGACTGCACAGCAAACTTATCTATTCTAGTACCACGTAACGTAAACGGTATTATTCGCTCCCCAGTTCCTAGAGTTATGCAGATTCGTGGTGAGGTTGTAGTTTCTAAGCCTGAGGGGTTAGAAAACGTTCGTAACTACGCAAGTGGTAAAGTAAACCTCAAAGATCCAGCAGAATTTGCACAAGCAGTAGAAGAGGGCGGATTGATGTTTATCGCTTATGGTATTAATACAAATAACCATGAGGGGTACTCAGAATTCTACGATAAGGACATGGAACTTTTATCTACTTTCGGCTTCTTTACCTGCCTTGATAAGGCAATAAAGATAGCAACTGACGATGGTGATATTCTTACGGATGGTCTAGTACGTCGTGTTAATAGCAATTCCGAATATGAGAAGCTAGGATTTACTGATAAGTTCCCTAGGGGAGCATACGCCATTAAAGCAGATGAAGAGGGTGAAGTCACCATCTTACGTGAAGTCCAGTGGCAGGTAGGTAAATCTGGTAAAGTAACTCCAGTCGGTATCTTCGATACAGTAATTATTGATGATGCTCAAATCTCTAAAGCAACGTTAAACAACGCAGGCTTTATTGAAGCAATGGATCTAACTATTGGCTGTCAGATCCGTGTTATACGCTCTGGTGGGGTGATTCCAAAAATTGTTGAGAAGGTAGAAGACTAGTTGATCGGGGTGTTTCCACCTCGATTTTCAAACTCTACTTGACGTCGCGACAAATTATATGTATAATAGTTATACTGATTTGGGGATGAGGTGTCACGGCAAATAAGCCTGACGGAAATGAGTAAAAAATTCATTTGCCTAACATCGAAATAGTTGGTATAATATTATCATAGGTTGAAGAAAGGAACACAAATGAAAATTCAAATCCCAACACATTGTCCAATCTGTGGGTCAGTTCTCGAACGAGTTAACTCCCAACTGTTCTGTAGGAACAAGGACAATTGTTCAGCCCAATCCTCCAAATCGCTCGAATCATTTTGTAAGAAAATGAAACTTAAAGGTTTCGGAGAGAAAACTCTTGAAAAACTAGAGTTAACTTCTGTACCAGAACTTTTCTATATCGACTCTTCATTCTTAGAAGAAATCCTAGGTGAGAAGATTGGTAATAAATTATCTGCTGAATTAGATAGAATGCGAACTTCTGTTGAAATGTCAACATTACTTGCTTCACTATCCATCCCATTAGTAGGAACTGTGGCGGCAGAAAAAGCAGTGGCTGGAGCAACCAGTCTTGCAGATACCAAATTGTCTGGAAAAGCTGGAGAATCTTTAGAGGTCTGGAAACATTCCGATTTAGGTAAAGAAATAATGGCATTACCATGGAACTTTACCAAGGTTACGCAAGTCGTTAATGAAACAGAATCTCTAGGTATTGCAGTTTGTGTCACTGGCTCTGTTGAGGGTCATACTAGAACTTCGATTACCAAACATCTGGAAAGTCTAGGCTTTACAGTTAAGAAAAGCGTAACTAAAGATGTCAAATATTTGATCTGCGAAGATGAAAGCAAACGTAGCTCATCTTCATATCTTAAAGCTCTGGAGAACGGTGTTGAAATCGGTTCTCTTACTAAATTAATTTTAAAATATAAAAGGAATAAATAAATATGAGTACTATCAAATTAGCGTGGAACGAAGAAACTACTAATGCTTTACGTGCAAAAGCTGAATCATTCGGTGGAGACGTAATTACCCAAGAACAAGTTGCACAGATCGCTGTTGAACTTGGTAATGAGTTCTCGGATGAAAAAGCAACTCGTACTGCAACTGCTCGTTCAGTAGGCTCTAAACTCCGTAAAGAAGGTTTTGCGGTTCAACGTGCGGATGAAGTCGAAAAAGCATCTGCTTGGTCTGAAGACGAAACTGCTGAGCTAGAAGCATTCTTGAAAGCTTACGAGGGTGAGAAAACTTATGCTGAAATTGCTGCGGCGGTATGTGGTGGTAAATTCACACGTGCTCAGGTTCAAGGTAAAGTTCTGCATCTTGAAATGACTGACAAAGTTAAGTTAACTCCGAAAGCTGCTGCTGTTCGTAAGTTTAGCCCTGAAGAAGAAAACAAGATCGTAAACATGGTTGAAGCTGATGCATTCTTAGAAGACATCGCTGATGCGTTAGATCGTACTTCTCGCCAAATTCACGGTAAATGCTTAAGCTTACTGCGTGAAAACCGTATTGCTAAATTACCAGAGCAAAAAGTTCATAAAGAATCTGCACGTGCTGATGCATTGGCTGGTTTAGACGTAGCGTCTATGACTATCGCAGAAATCGCTGAAGCGACTGGTAAAAACGAAAAAGGCGTTAAATCAATGCTGACTCGTCGTGGTGTAGACTGTAAAGACTACAAAGGTGCTGCAAAACGCGCTAAATTAGACGAAAAAGCTGCTAAAGCTGAGTAATCGTTAAGTTACAAATCTTTCACAAGATTACCAACCTTTAGGGGAGAGGGATTAATTTCCTCTCCCCTTTTCTGTTTTTGGACAGCACGAAAGTGTAGTGAATGAGAGGAGTAATGTTTAACGTTCAAGCGGTTGTATTAAAACAACTATTAACCACGGATGATGCTGTACAAGTTACATTCGCACTAGCACGTCTACGAAAAGAACACTTTACTGATGCTTTTTCCTCAATCTACGTGGCTATCCAGAACTACTATAAGACAAGTGGAAAGATACCTACACTAGACAACTTACGATTATCAGCTAACAGAAATGTTAGATTATCGCAAGCGTTAGCAGTTTTAGACATGCAAGAAATACCAGAGGTCGAAATTTCCGAATCCATCGACGTACTGGAAACTGAATTTGCTCAGGACTTGACATTAAAACTGTTAGAAAGTGAGGTGCTTAACGATCTATATGCACTAGACAAGGATGCGCTAGTAGACAGACTTAATAGTCTTGCTATGCAAGTTGAGAATGAAGTCGGACAGAGTGGTGCAATTACTCAAGCATACGAAATCGAAATATTCAAAGAGAAAGGTGCTCCTAAGTTAGCAGTATCTCTAGGGATTAGTAATGAGTTCGAAATACATTCTGGCAGCTTACAGCGTACCGAAGTAATGTTTTTAGGTGGTTTTCGTGGTTCTGGTAAGTCTATTGTATGTTGTAACATGCAAGTGACCCAATATCAGCAGGGGAAAGTATCGCCATACTTCTCACTGGAGATGAAAGCACACGAGGTAATGGAGAGAAACCTAGCAATATTATCGGGAGTTTCAGCATCAAGCCTTAGACTTGGAAGATTAGCCCCTGAAGAAGTTCAGCAGCTATTGAAGACAAGAGCAAGCATGTTCCATGGTGGTCTTGACGAGTATCATAAATATGCAGCAAAATACACAATCAATGAGATGAGTGATGGATTCGAACTTGAGAAGCTACTAAGAACCGAGTTCGAGGAAATAACTCCAATGCCTATCATTCATGATCCTAAGTTGAGTATTGAACAACTGGGAGCAATAACTAGAGGATTAATTAGTGTTCATGGTGAAGAGAATGTTGAGTTAGTAATTCTTGACTACTTAAACCAGGTTCGAGTTCATGGCACATCAGACATTCAGATGTATGATTGGATTCCTCAGATGGTTGTTGCTAAGCAATTCAAGACAACGTGTGGTGAATTAAACGTTGCTGGTGTATCCCCTTACCAAATGGATAAACATGGTAATGCTCGTATGTCACAAGGTATCCTAGATTCCTGTGATATGGCGTTGACCTTGAACCCTGCTAAGAAGCCTAAAGGTGCAGATGGTAAGAGAGACCCTATGGGTGCAATTGTTTTTGAAACAACTAAAGTACGTAGCATGGATGATATGATTCTAGCTCCAGGTATTAGTTGGGAAACGTTGAGAATTGATCCAGCAGTTAACTACACAAAAGAAGATTTATTAGTTAAGGGCTTAGAACTAGCGTTAGACTTTGACAAAAAGAGTGGTGACAAATCCGAAAGAAAAGGAAAGAAAGCCCCTCCTAAGAAAGACCTAGATCCTAACACAGCAGGAGGCCCACCAGCCGGAGCAACTGACCTATGAAAGTAGAAGATCTATTAACCGGTAAGGGAATTGAGTATACTAACGCAGGTGGTGATTTACTTATCACCTGCCTTAATCCCCAACATATTGATGCATCACCGTCTTTACGTGTTGATCGTGAGACGGGGGTTATGCACTGTTTAGCCTGTGGATTCGGTAAAGGTATACCAAGTATTTTCCATTACTTTAATAAAGAATTGCCGCGATCTCACGGTCGTCTAGCTAAGATACGTGGAATGATACGCGACTTTAACACCCTAAACCAAGATTTAGCAATACCAGAGAACTCTATCCCATTTAAGGATGATTACCGAGGAATCTCTGGAACCACATACGAGAAGTATTTTGCATTTCAACAACAATCAGACTGGGAGAACAGAATAGTATTTCCAATTACCGATGCTATGGGTAAAAACAAAGCGTTTCTAGGAAGAACTCAGTTAGGTGATGCAAAGCCAAAATATCTCGTGCGCCCATCTAACATCCCACTCCCCCTGTTCCCTAGCCGTTACGGAGAGTCTGTCATAGTCCTCGTTGAGGGCTTGTTCGATATGCTCAACCTTGAAGATAAAGGTATGACTAATGTAGTCTGCTGTTTCGGTACACATCAGTTCTCGCCTAACAACATCAAGGAAAAATTCACAGCATTAGAAGTATCTGGAGTTAATACGGTAGTAATATTATTTGACAACGATGACTCTGGAAATAAATCAGCGGACTTCCTATTTAAGTTGATCCGCGATAAAACTGATATGACACCTATAGTTGGAAATTTCTTAGTTCCATCTTCTAAAGACCCAGGCGATCTAACTGCGGAAGAAGTTGAATCATTAAGCTGGAAAATAAATAAACTACTTGCGGAAAAGTTCCAATAGTGATATAATATATTTTGTAAGTTGCAGAAGTAATATTTGAAATTATACTTACTTACCTAATAGGAGAAAACATTGAGTTCACTAAAAATTGCGGTGGTCGATAAATCACCATCTAGAGCTAACTATCAGAAGTCCTTAAATTTATGGGACTATGATGTTGAAGTATTTCATATGGCTCATGAAAGTTTTACTGGTCGTATGCTTAAGAAGCATATCACAATCGGTACACCAGATAATCCATTTAATCCAGACGACTTTGATTATGTAATTCTGGTAGGTGCAGAGCCGTTTAAACAATTCACAGGTAGAACTGGAGTTGTAGATTACACCGGTAAACTAACTGAGGGTCTAGATGGTAAACTAAAATATTTAGTTTGTATTAATCCATCTCAAGTACACTTTAAGCCAGAAATGAAACCTGTTCTGGATAAAACTATAACTGACTTTGAACGTATCCTCAATGGTACGGCTAAGCCACCGAAGCCTGGTAATTATAAGCCAATACAAGATACTGATGAGGCATATGAGTATCTCTGTATGATTCGCTCTATGTTACCTGCTGCTGTAGTTGCATTTGACTCCGAAACATCGGGTCTATATGCTAGAGATTGTTATGTATTAGGTTTGTCAATCTCACATCAAGAATATCAAGGTGTATACATTGATGCAGATAATATTGATGAACGTTGTGTTTATGTTCTTCAAGAAATCTTAGATCAGAAAGATCGTCCAATCGTATTCCATAACTTGAAGTTCGATATTCATATGTATGAGTATCACTTTGGGTTTAATTTTGAAAAAGCATTTGCAGAAGATCGTATGCACGATACAATGCTAATGCACTATGTACTAGACGAACGTCGTGGTACTCATGGTTTGAAATCTTTGGCTATGCAATTTACTGATATGGGTGACTATGACTTTGAACTCGATCAGTTCAAGAGTGAGTATTGCAGAGCACATGGTATTAAGAAAGAAGATTTCACATATGACTTGATTCCATTCGAGATCATGTGGCCCTATGCTGCCAAAGATACTGATGCTACCATTCGTTTATTCAACTTCTTCTATCCGAAGATCCAAGCAAACGAAGCGTTTATGCGTTTATACCATGGTCTATTGATGCCTGGTTGTCGATTCTTGCAACGTGTTGAAGATCGTGGCGTACCTATCAATAAAGATAGACTAGTAACAGCACAAGAACTACTAACTGATAAACTTAATGGCTTAACTCAAGAGTTGTACTCATTCCCTGAAGTTATGGAGTACGAAGCAATCAAGGGGGCTAAATTCAACCCTAACTCCCCAGTTCAGTTACGTGAGTTATTATTTGATGTTCTAGGATTAGAACCTACAGGTAAGTTGACCGATACAGGTGCTATATCTACAGATGCTGAGTCTCTAGAGAAGATTTCCTCACAACACCCCGTAGCTAAGATCCTACTTAATATTCGTAAGACAACCAAACTCTTGTCTACGTACATTGAGAAGCTATTAATCAGTATAGATACTGATGGCTGTGTAAGAACAGGATTTAACTTACACATGACAACATCGGGTCGATTAAGTTCTTCTGGTAAGTTAAACTTACAACAGTTACCTCGTGATGAGTCTATAATTAAAGCATGTATTACTGCTCCAGTTGGCTATAGGGTAGTTGCACATGACTTAACAACTGCTGAGATTTACTATGCTGCCGTGTTATCTGGAGACAGAAACATGCAACAAGTGTTTATTAACATGCAGAATGACCCAGAACGTTATCCTGACTTCCACGCCAACATTGCCCACATGGTATTTGGTCTGGATTGTGAACCTAACCAAGTTAAGAATTTGTATCCTGCATTACGCCAGGCTGCTAAAGCGATTTCATTCGGTATCTTATATGGGTCAGGTCCAAGCAAGGTTGCCGAGTCTGTTAACATGGCATTGTTAGAGCAATCAATCAAAACTGGCGAACCGTACACACCATGTACAAAAGATGATGCATTGGAGTATATTGAAACTTACTTCTCTAGCTTCCCACAATTACGCCGTTGGATTGAAGATTCTCACTCACAAATCGAACAGTTCGGTTTCATCTATTCTCACTTTGGTCGTAAACGTCGTTTACCTAACGTGACTTCTGATGATAAAGGTGTTCGTGCCGGTGAAGTTCGTTCAGGATTTAACGCAATCATTCAGGGTGCGTCTTCTGATTCCCTGTTACTAGGGGCTATCGATGCAGATAACGAGATCGAAAAACTTGGATTATCTGATGAAATGAAAATCATTATGCTAGTACACGACTCTGTAGTTGCTATTGTGCGTGAAGATCTTGTTGATCAATATAACGAGTTAATAGTTAGAAACATCCAGACAGACCGTGGTATTAGTATCAAAGGTTGCCCAATTGGAGTAGGTCAAGACTCTGAGGACGGTGGTTCTGTTGACTACTCTTGTGGTAAGGTTAAAGGTCAACACCCAATGATCGCAGTGATTCAGGATGAAGAATATCTAAACAATCTTGTAAAAGAGATTGAAGCTGATATCGATCTTCAATACACTATGCACGTGTTGAAAGATAAAAAACATGCCGAGTATGACGAGATCAAGGCTGAACGTAAGTTGTTGTCTAAAGTAGCTCTAGACTGTGGAAATATTGAGGTTGAATTAAACTCAATTATTGAGAGCTTCTGCCCTCAAGTAGCGAGACTGTAGAAATGATATTAGACCTACCTCTTTATGAGGTTAGGTCTTTCTTTCGTAAGTCCAAGGAAGGGAACTACACAGTTATTCAGACTCACTACACTAAGTACGTATTAGATGATGAGTCCTTACCTGGAAACTACTGGGAAAGACGACTAGCCTTACGATGCAATGAGAAAGCATTACCGTATAAGTTGTACCCACTTAAGAAGCGTATTAACTCGTTAAGCCAATTAGCTAGGTCTAAAGCAGAGTTTTACATTAACTCGCAAGGTAAACTAATACGCCATTCTAAAGAGAAGTTCTATAACATTGAGGTACATAAAGTTTTAAGTTCGGTGCAAATATATAATGGAAAGTGGCAGAACTATATAAGAGAAGCCCCATTTCCATTCATTACCGACAGCCCTGCTAGCTATCTTAGCGTTATCAAAGCTAGAGGCTCTTTCTGGTTGTTTGATGTTCATGACTTCGCACCAGAGGAACGCAGGTACAGGGTTAAATTATGAAAATTTCAATCGGAAATAAAGCATTCTTTATGCTACGTGACCCCGATTTTTGGGACGAAATTCGTCCTAAGATGACGTATGAGATCATGGATAGGAATACTCAGTATCCTAAGATCTATCAAAACTGTGGAAAGATACGTACTGAGATGGTATGGATTCCTATCACTCGTGTTGCTGATGTACTCAAGGGTATTGATCTAGAAGTTACTGATAGACGAGTTGCACCAGAGGCAGATTTCCCTGATCCCTCGTTTGTTTTGCGGGGTGACCAGACAGAAATATTTGATAAGTTTATCTCCTCGGCAGAGGACTGGTGTATTATTAATGGTAAGCCAGGATTCGGTAAAACTATAACTGCTTTAGCAATTGCACACTATTTAGGTGTTAAGACCTTAGTGGTAACAACTAACGTTAATATCAGAACCCAATGGGAAGATGAAGTTCGTAAGTGGTTTGGTATTGAGCCAGGTGTTATAGGATCTAGTAGATTTGAACTTGATTCCCCAATAGTTATTGGTAATATACAAACACTTAGTAAGCATGGAGAACGTCTAGCTAAAGAGTTTGGATTGGTAATTGTGGACGAAATGCATCATTGTGTTGCAACTACATTTACTAAGTTCCTAGAATTTTCCTATGCCAAGTATCGTATAGGCCTATCCGGTACTCTGAAGCGTAAAGATGGTCTCAATGTGATGTTCCCAGACTACTTTGGTTACACAGTGTTCTCCCCTGCGGTAGCTAACACCTTAGACCCAACAATCTATAAGTTTCATTTGCCAGAGGTAGAACTGTCAGGGAACAGGAATATTCCATGGGCTTTACGAGCTAATGAGGTTTATGAGAACCCACTATATAGAGCACATATTATCTCTAAGACATATATCATGTATAGGGAAGGGCATAAAGTCCTTGTAGTATCTGATAGGAGTGAGCTGATATCTCATATAGCTGAAAAGCTAGAAAGTGTTGGTACTAAGGTTCACCAGATAACCGGACAAACCTCAATTGAGGATAGGAAAAGCATTCTACTAGAAATTGAAACAGACCCTACACCTTGTGTTCTAGTAGCTGCGGTAGGTATATTCTCGGAAGGCGTATCATGCAATCCATTATCTTGCTTAGTACACGCTTGTATAATTGGTGATAATGAATCCCTAATTGAGCAACTAGGTGGGCGTATTCAACGTATTGCAGAAGGCAAGTTACCTCCTGTTATCCTAGATACTAGATTAGGTGGTGATGTTGCCCAAAGGCAGGCTGCTACACGAACTCGTGTATACAATCAGAATGGTTGGACATCCAGAGAAATGACTGAAAAGGTTTGGGACAAATACTTAAAAAAAGTACTTGATCAAAACCCAATTTCTTGATATAATAGTTATATAAATTGATGAGGAAGAAATGGAAAATCAAAATCAAAACCAAATTATTACAATAGACACTGCTGATATTCAGGTAGGTCTGTCAATGATTGAACAAGAACAATTGTTCATGTTCCTAGCCAAATGTCGTGAAGCTAGACAGTATCGGGGTCAAACCCCACTGCAAGGAATCTTTGTACGCGTAGAAGACCCCTCGTTTGACGATGTGGTCAGTGTATACCAATCACATCATCCAATGCCTGAAGATTCCCAGAACGCAGACAACTAATTAAAAACTTTTCTTGCCTTGAGCTAAAATATTTGATATAATATATCTTATGAAATCGAGGTAAGAAATGTTACGATTTGATTACGAAAAGATTTACATATTATCGTATGGACGATCTGACCTAATAATTGAGTATCTCCGCAGACTGCGAGATGAACCAGAGGCTTGTGTAAGTCTATTAGGTAGTTCGTTCATCGTTAATCCATCGGTTATATTAGATAACCCGATGAAATATAATGCAAGAATTCTAGCAGAGTATGTTGGACTACTTAGCATTAGAAACTACGCTGATTATCAATTGACCGGAGACACATCTTTGCCAATGATGTCAGTATACCCATGGATTCCACGAGAAATTGTAGAATCAAACCCATTCGTTCAAATATCTATAGATACGTTAAAATTCAATAAAGAAGAGGAAAAATCATATGTCAGGAACTAAAGCTTGGGGTTCATTCAGCGGTAAAGCAGAAACTAGCAAACACGCATACTTATCATTAAATCAAAAAGGTGCTTTCAGCATCCGTATTGTCTCCGGTGTATTACCACGTTACGTTTACTGGATTGAGAACAAAAGTTTAGGTATTTCCGCATCTTTTGACTCATTCCGTTTCAATCGTTCTCAAGAGAAGTTCAACAACAGCTTACCTGATCCAATTCAGGATATGCACATCACTCAGTTCAATAAGTTTTCCAAGAAAACTGAAGAGATCAAATCTCGTCGTAACTACTTATGCTGGGTTTTAGATCGTCAAGACGGTAGCAAAATGAAGTTGATGGAACTTAAATCATCTCTGAACGACTCAATCAACGAAATGATGGGTCAACTATACGCAGATGGTCTGAAATCTCCAATGATGATTGACCTAGAAATCTCCCGTATTGGTGAAGGTAAGGATACTCGTTACTCTGTTAACATTGTTAAAGCTATGAAAGATTTAGCTAAACTGCAAGATCCTGCGTCTGATGTTGCACGTGCGATGGAAAAAGACTACGATGTGATTGGTCAGCCAATCTATGATGGTGGTTCAATGGTTGCTTTCGAAAAAGTACCAGATTTATCCACTGAGTTCCCAGCTCCATACGACCCAACCCGTGATGATTCTATCGAAGCTGCTGCGGAAGCGCAACGCCGTGAAGTTGAAGAGTTCTTAGCTAAGATTAAGGACGACGGAAATCAAAATAAGCCTGAAGAGTCAGCTCGTGCTAACGATTTAGGTGCTGGTGAAGCGGCTGCTGATCTGTAATAGACAGCATAGAAACGGGGCTTAATTGCCCCTTTCTTTTATCTTGATAAAATGAAAATACTTTTTACTGCTGATGTGCATATTAAGTTAGGTCAAAAAGACGTGCCAGTCGATTGGCAACGTAATAGATATATGATGTTAGCCCAAGAATTAAGGGAGCTATACTTCAAACACCAATGCGATCTTATGATTGTTGGTGGAGATATCTTTGATACTAACAAACCTACGTCTAAAGAAGTAGATCTTAATACTAGATTCTTTTCTATGTTAAAAGATTGCAACATTATCCTATACACTGGAAACCACGAGATGTTAAGTAAGAAAGAGTCTGCTCTTAGCAACTTTACTTCTACATATCTAGAAATCAGTGATACATTCTACGTTGCGGATGATTGTTACAGATCTGCTGATTTTGATATTATCGATTATACAGAGTTGAAAGCTAAGACATGGAAACCTGCTAAGTCTAAACTTTGTTTCACCCACGTTAGAGGAGAAATTCCGCCACACGTAACTTCAGAGATTGATCTGCAAAGATTTGTTGATCATGGCTATGAACTAGTTATAGCTGGAGACCTCCACTCATTCCAAAACAGCCAACATATTGGTTCAGTTCCACTCATGTACCCAGGCTCACCTTTGAGTACCTCGTTTGCCAGATCAGAGCCTAAAAATACCCACGGTGTATTTATCATTGATACAGATACACTAGCAGTAGATTGGGTAAGTACGGATCATCTCCCTCAGTTAATTACAAAAACAATATCTGTCGGCGAAGAAATGGTTGCTGGAACATATCATCACCTCATGTATGAGATTGAGGGAAACATCTTAGAACTTAAGTCTGTAGAAAACAGCGAGCTTCTGAAAAAGAAACTGAATAATGCAGTGTCTACCGAGGCTAAATTACAGCTTAAAGATAAGACAGTTGGTGAAGAACTCGATACGTTATGGCAGGAAGTATATGGTCTAGATACTAAGACGAGAGTCAGACTGCATAAGCGTCTGGGGGATTATAAAATTGTCTAAAATCATTGTTAGAAAGATGCGATTTGACAACTTCTTATCTTATGGCGAAAGCAATGAGATAGACTTTGAAACAGGCCGCGTCGTACAACTAGTCGGTGCCAATGGTGCTGGTAAGTCTTCCATAGCCACAGCACTTGAAGAATGCCTGTTCAATAAGAATAGTAAAGGACTTTCCAAGTCTGAGCTGTTTAACTGGGAACAGGGTAAGAAACATTACCATCTAGAAGTAGATTTCGCTAAGGATGGAAGCGAGTATACTGTTATTAAAGACGTTAAGTCTACCACTAAACTTACACTACTTCAAGATGGTGAAGACATAAGTGGACATACAGCAACTCAAACGTATAAGTTAATCAGTGATATCTTTGGTTGTGACTTTACCACGTTTACAAAGATTGTATATCAGTCTGTGGGATCAAGTCTAGACTTCTTAAAGACTACTGATGCAAAGCGTAAAGAATTCCTAACATCACTATTTGACCAAGAGATTTATAAGATTCTTGAGGCAGATGTTAAAGCTGACATTAAAGTAGTAGAGAGTAGCGTAGCAACGTTATCGGGATCTATTAGCTCTACAAGTAAGATGTTGGAAATGGTTATCAAAGACAGTAAACTAACTATTCCAGAACGTGTTGAAGTACCTGAGTTTGACGACTCACAGGTTAGCGAGCGTATAGGAGAGTTAAAAGCACAGGCTACCCTAGTCTCACATCAGCAGACTATGATCAAGAAGAAAATTGAAGCGGACAGACGTGTACGAGAAGCCCAAGAGGCTGTTGACTTGTTAACAGAACAAGTTAAAGATATTGATAACCCAAGTGAAGAAGAGCTGAATGAGAAAAAAGCTAAGTGGGCAGAATGTAATCATAAATTACGCGATGCTGAATCACGTATAAAAACATTTAGTGCAGAGTCAGCTAATACCACATGTAAGACCTGCGGGTCACACCTTGACGTATCTGCCGCACTTAATGCCCTTAATATTGCTAGAAATGATAAAGCTGAAGTTGCCGATACTGTTGTCGAATTAGCAGAATCTATCAAAATAATTGAAGATAAGCGCCAACGTTGGGGTAAGCTAGGTCTAGCTCAAATGACGTTAAGTACGGCACTGGAAAGTGCCTCAGACTATGGTGATGTTAGTGACGACTCTATTGATTTGGATATTGGTGATATTAATGCTGATATTATTCGATTACAGAATGATGTCAAGCAAAGGAAACAAGAAGTAGAATCAGCTAAAAGTATCAATGCTGACTCAGATAAAAAGCAAGCTCTTAAAGATGCTGCACTTGATAGATTACACGTTATTGAGAAAGAACTAGACTCACTTAATACTGAACTAGCTGAGCAACAGGAACAATTAGCAGATCTACAACTTATAGCTAAATCACTAAAAGATATAGTTGGGTATAAGTTAGAGTATAACGTCAAAGTATTTGAAGAGCTTATCAATAGATATCTATCAGATCTTACAGATGGTGTGTTCGCCCTCAACTTTGAACTTAATGCAACTAAGTTAGACGTTGTTATCTATAATAATGGTCGTCAGACAAGTATGGCATCGTGTTCAACAGGTCAGCAACAAAGAATTCAGACAGCTACATTATTAGCTATTCGTGCACTACTAAGCTCTGTTAATAAGGTTGATATTAATCTTCTATTCCTAGATGAAGTAATCAGCTATATCGATACTCAAGGCATCGAAACATTAATAGAGGTTCTATTGAAAGAGCCAGAGCTTAATTCTTTTATAGTGTCACATGGGCACTCTCATCCAATGGCAGAACAAATTGTTATTGTACAAGATGAGAATCAAGTCTCTAGACTTGTGGAATCAAAATAATGGCAGTTGATAGCAGAGAAAAAGGTAAGCGCGGAGAAATGCAAGTACGCGACTTACTTCGTGACAAGACAAAACTTCAGTGGGAACGGGTTCCTGGTTCAGGTGCATTTGGTGCAAACCACGCCCTGAAAGGAGATGTGTATTTGCCTCCAGGCACGGCTCATATGAGTCTATTCTGCTTTGAGGTCAAGTGGTATAAAGACGAGCAATTAACATCTAATATCCTAAACACTGGAACATCACAAATGGAAAAATGGTGGGAGCAGGCGGTTAGGGAGGCAGAAGAGATGAATATGCGCCCAGCCCTAGTATTTAAAAAAGATAGAGGTCCGTGGCTCATTGCTCTAAGTTTTGATGACCCTACTGCAATATTACTAGCCGATTACCACCACTTAATAATCTCGAAACGAGATACAGAGATTATCATAGGCGACTTTAAAACGTGGCTTGAAAATATCTCTATCGAGGAATTAGTTAAGTAATGACTACAAAATCATGGAAACAAATTAGGGACGAAGAACTAGCGGAGTTTGAGTCTCGGAATAATTTAGTAGTAATTGACCTACTAAATATTGCCCACCGTATACCTCTTAGTGTTAAAGACGGTAAAACTGTTGCCAGAAAACTAATTGAGTTTGTAAGATCTTTCGAAAAATCATACCACGCTAGAAAAACTATAATCCTAACGGATAAAGGTAAATCATCCTATCGTACATCTATTTTTCCTGAATATAAGGCTAACCGTAAAGCAGCTCGTGAGAAGCGCAGTGAGGCTGAGCAAAGAGCACAGCGTGAGTGGTTTGATAAAATTAAGGAAGGTATCTGTATTGCTGAGGAAACACTTAAAATATTCGGATATAAAGGTGTTGAGGCAGATGATATGGCAGCGGTAATAGTGGGGAAATACTCGGACACTGGGGTATTTGACCATATTTGGTTGATATCAACTGATGGGGACTGGGATCTTCTGCTTAAGAATGATGTTTCTAGATTCTCATTCTATACTCAGCGAGAATACAAGTTGAAAGACATGTATGAGAATTCCGGGGTAGACACTCCTGATCAGTTAGCTTCACTCAAGGCACTACAAGGAGATCGAAAAGATAATATCGACGGGGTAGAGGGTGTAGGCACTAAACGAGGGTATGGTTTAATAAGAGAATTTGGTTCAGCATTGGATATTGTGGAGGCAATCCCAATCCCTGGCAAACAGGCATTCATTCGTAAAGTCAATGAGAGTGCAGAACTTATAGAAAGAAATGTTCAACTCGTTGACTTAGTAAGTTTTTCTGCTGAAGCGTTAGCTCATGCAGGTATCTATAATAAATTCTTAGAAGAGCTAGAGGAAATCATAAATGCGTAATAGTATTCATCCAGTAAAAGTATTTGCAATCCGTGACGAAGTTCGACCAGTAACAGGTTCTGCTGACGCAGCAGCTATCGACCTCCGCGTTAATTTATCAGAACGAGAACCATACATGGTATTGCAGCCAGGCGAATCTCGCCTGGTAGGTTCTGGACTCCATATGGAAATTCCTGTGGGCTGGTGTGGAATCATTATTCCTCGTAGTGGTATGGGGTCTAAGGGATTACATATTAAAAACGTAACGGGTCTCATTGATGCAGACTATCGTGGAGAAATTCAACTAGGCTTAGTTAATAATGGTGATGAAGAAATCATTATAGAGCGTTTCGAGCGTGTGTGCCAGATGGTAATTGTACCACACTACCCTCATGTTGTTGAGTTTGTAGGTTCTGTTGACCAGTTATCTGAAACTGACCGGGGAACAGGTGGTTTTGGTCATAGTGGTAAGCAATAATAAAAAACCCAGTGGATTTTGTCCACTGGGTTTTATTTTTACTCGGTTGGTTCTTCAACTCTAGGTGGTACAGTCCACCCGTCTTCTTGGATTTGTTTCTCTGTCTGCTCGATACCCTCTAAAGCCTCAATACGTTCGGCTTCTAGGGCTGCTAACCTCTCTTCCTCAATCTTCTCATTTTCTAGCCGTGTAGCCAAAAGTTTTCTACTGTATATAGAGTCCTCTGGCATCTGCACACGAACATCCAACCACGTATTATCTGGTATATCTGCTGCCTCACCATCTGTATAGTAGGTAATAGTATCCCCTTCTATCTCCTTAATACGAGTGTTTTGAAATTGTTCTGGAACATTATCATGTTGTCTATGATATGTTTTAATTTCTATATCACCATTCGGGAGGATCTTTGTATTTACCCATAGTAACGGCTGGTCATTCTCGTCTTTAGGAACTACCACACCTCCTCGAATACCCCAACCACCATCAGAATTGAATCCTAGAGTGCCGTGAATTACGTAGTGACCTACTCCAAGTTTTTCAAAAGTCACACCCTCAGACTCTTTATTAGTCGTACAGCTATCTTTAAATACTTTTACAACGGGAGAAGCTATCTTAATAAACCCATTAGGGTCCCTAGTAGTATTATTAGAGTCTAGCACGTCAACCCATGCAATATCCCCTCCTTTCCCTACTTCGGCTACCCAACGAGTTTTTATACTACCATCCTCTCCTAAGAATAGTTGCCCCTTTCTATTCTCAGCAAATTTAGCCTGAATCATAACACCAGTATTAGGCATCCCAAACTTGATAGCGTCAGTTTGTGTTCCGGCACCGAAAAATGCGTTGTCGTCCCTATAGTACTGTTTGCCCTGAATTTGGGTAACTATATCTAACCACCCCATAGGGAAATCAGTAGAGTTAAACCCAGCAATCCTATACTTTAAAGACCCAAGATGAGAGCGTATAAATCTGAATTGCAATGCCCCAGCGTACATTTTATCATCTTGAGCACTAAAGTTGATAATAGTAGCATCATCAGCTCCTTGCCCCATCTTGTACATACCAGACCCGGCGTTATACGCAGGAGGGGTAGAGTTCCATGCTACTACGCCTCTAGGGAAGAAACTAGTTCCCCCTAAGGACAACTCAGTAGTAATCATAGATCTATTGTTACCTTTCTGAAAGTATGCTTGGTCAGAGATTTCTATAGCTGTGCTGTTCTTCTCATTACTGATGAAGAATCTAGTAGATCCACCAGGGAACCCAATAAAAGCAGACATATTGCCGTCTAGGGTACTAAGACCGTCATGGAAGGATATTCTGTTTTCACGTTGAGTTGCTCCTGTTACCATCTTAAGCCTATTGGCAGATGATTTCTGCACTACTAGATCTTCAAAGGTAGTGCCTCCAGAGGCGGTAACAACTACATCACGCGTACCGTTCCAAAACCCTTTGTTGAGTACTTTCATAAAGATATACCCATTATAAGTATACGCAGTTAGCACCCCATAAGTAGTTTCAGCGCTAGAGGAGGTTATATCATCTCTACCATTAGTCCATATGTAGTTTGTATCATCCCCGAACCCATTAACCACGTCCTTAGTAGAGAAGTAGAAACCTGTCTTGGCAGTTTTAAAAAACTCTAGTATATCAGTACCATTGGGGATATGTATACGTACTTTTGGATAACGTTTATCAGTATTCTCTATGGTTGGAAGCCCCATTGCCGCTTCCTTAGCAGCATCCTCAGATCTTTTAGCCTCTGCTGCAGAACTGGCTGACGCAGCGGCTGATTCAGCTGAGTTGGTCTCAGATATTTTAGCAGCTTCCTGAGATTTCGCAGCCTCCTCTTGTGCTTCCTTAGCCGTGCTTGCATAAGTTTCAGCGGACCTTTCATAAATCCTAGAATTATTTGCTGAGGTAGCTGAGTTTCCCGCAGATGACCTAGAAGCATTTGCCATTGATGTTGCGAGTGCTTGGTATCTATCTGCTTCTGTCTCTGATGTCTTAGCGTTTGTCTCTGATGTCTTAGCGTTTGTCTCTGACGTTTTAGCTGCGTCTTCGGAGGCTTTTGCATTAGTCTCAGAACCTTTAGCTGCTTCTGCACTGGCGGCAGAATTTACCTCAGAAGCTGCCGCAGCAGTTTGAGAAGCCTTAGCAGCGTCCTCTGACTTCTTAGCGGCAATAGCATTGGCAGCAGTTTGGGCAACTTCATCTGATATGCTTTCAGCAACATCAGCAGCTGCCTTAGCTGATGCAGCGGCGTTGGTCTCAGATGTCTTAGCGTTAGTCTCAGATGTCTTAGCATTAGTCTCAGATGTTTTTGCATTAGTTTCGGAGACTTTTGCCTTAGATGCCGAATCCTTAGCCGCTCCTGCACTATTAGCAGAATTTACTTCAGAGGTTGCAGCAGCAGTCTGGGAAGCCTTGGCAGCATTTTCTGACGTTTTAGCGGCTGATGCACTAGCAGCTGCCTGAGCAGCCTCGTCAGAAACACTTCCAGCACTATCCGCCGCAGCTTGAGCAGATGTAGCAGCCTTAGTTTCGGACGCCTTAGCGTTTGTTTCAGATGTTTTAGCTTTAGTCTCGGATGCCTTAGCGTTTGTTTCCGATGTTTTAGCTGCGTCTGCACTCGCTTTAGCCTTAGCTTCTGAATCCTTAATATTAGCCAAACTAGTAGCAGAAGCATCTGCACTCGCCTTAGCAGCATTTTCTGACTTTTTAGCTTCTGTTTGAGAAGTTTTAGCCGCGTTAGCCGCATTTTCGGAACGGGTGATTGCGTCCCCCAAGTCTACTGAGGAAACTCCAGTAATAGAGTTAGATAGGTTTACAACAAAACTTGGGTATTGTCCTGCATTTATGCTGTTGTCTTTATCTGACGCTTTTGTAACCGTAATCCTTGTGTAAACGTTATCCTGTTCCATTATCCAGTTACTCCATCATTAATATAAACTTTCCCTTCTAGGATTCGAATTGGTGTCTTGTTAGGCATAGTCATAATTACGTCGTAGTAACCCACAAATCTTATTCTGGGGTTATACTTCTCTCTATCCTTAACGGCAGCTTTTTCTAGAATATCAACCTTGTCTTTTGTTATTGTCATAGTAGCAATACCAGCATTGGGGGTTGCCACCCTTATATCTATATCTGTTATTAGTCTCCCATCGTCATCCAAGGAGTCCTTAATGGACGATTTGAATGTAGCTCCTGTTATATCAATATCAGTCGTTGTAGTATTGCCTTGAGGATCGACAGATACGTCCTGAAATTTCAGGACGTATGCAAAAGCAATTTTACTATCTACTGACAGGTCTAAGACTCTGTTTTCAATCATTATTTTACCTTATATGAATAGACCCATTTTGTAGATCTATCTTCATTTTATATGTACCCTCTGGGTTAGAAGACAACGCAGCAGCACGGTCATATATAACGTTAATACCTGTTTGTGCAAAGAATGCTTGATCTGCAACTATCTTTTTAGATGTAATAGTGCCATCTAATACCATATCTCCGTGAACCATAAGTGCTGGGTTAATCCACGAACTACCATTCCACTGCCTAGTAGTGCCAGCTTTAGGGTTGGATGTGTGATACTGTGTTAAAACGTCGTACTGTACAGGGGTCGAGTTAAATGTGGATCTAAAGAAAGCTGTAGCATCAGCATCTGACCATCCAGCAGCACTTCGACCCTGCCTATAGAACCCAGGCCCTCGCTGCCCGTTTGCTCCAGGCGCCCCGTTAGTACCATTAGTACCGTCCTTACCTGGCCTACCGTCGGCACCATCTTTACCAGGCAACCCATTAGCTCCGTTAGCCCCTTTATCACCGTTTTTACCAGTCCACTGGACTGGAGTACTCCATTTAGTCCCAGAAGCAAGTTTATTAGTTTTAGGATCCAGAGTACCTACTGAACTATACACGCACTGAGTGAGAGGATTAGGAACAGATGGAGGACTTATAGCCCAACCATTTGGTGGATAGTCAGCTAGAGTTGATGCTGAAGGTACAGACCCAATATTACCAAGTTGATATATAGATACAGTACCTCTACCATCCAGACCCGGCAATCCATTAGTACCATTAGCACCTTTGTCACCGGTATTTCCCTTATCACCGTTCTTACCAGACCACTGTATAGGAGTAGACCAAGTCCCACCAGAGGCTAACTTATTAGTTTTAGGGTCTAACTTACCAACAGCCACATAGACACATTGTGTCAATGGGTTAGGTACTGCTGGTGGAGCAGCAGACCACCCACTTGGAGGGTAATCAATAGGAGTTGGTCTGCCAGGTACTGTTCCAATATTGCCTAAAACATAGATAGATACTACACCTTGACCATCTAACCCATTTGCTCCGTCTTTACCGGGCGCCCCGTTAGTACCGTTAGTTCCCGGCCTACCTTCAGCACCATTCTTACCAGCATCGACCCAAGCAGTCGCTGTACCCCCCTCTTCTAGCTTAACTTGAGATACTTTACCAAATGTAGTTTTACCCTGAATATAGACCCCTATCCTATCTACCCGTATTACTTCTTTATTTTGAATAGTATAAGTAGATGACTTCACTCCACTAAATGAATTTGGAGAAGAGTACCACGCACCAATATAATGCACAGTATTATCAGCATAAGTAATACTCATTTCACATCCCAGTCTGTGTCTACCTCCAGAAACTCCTTCTACTATCCCGTTAGTCTCTATAAAACAAGATACTGTAATTTTTTTCCCTCTATTGATATTGAAGAACTGAACAGTCGGCATAAACTCATTAGCTAGGGAAGAGGATTTGCTAACACTAGTATTACTAGAATCCACAATAATCAAGTCTGTAGTACCAGTTAGTAAGTTATTATTAACTGGATTAGCTGGTATACCACTCCATTGTATTGGGGTAGACCATCCAGTGCCAGCCACAAGCTTATTAGTTCTAGGGTCTAATGTACCCATAGAGGCATAAACAGCTTCTACAGTTGGGTTATAGTTTGCTGGTGGAGTTTTAGACCAGTTAGTAGGAGGGTACTCAATACCACTAGGAATAACTGGCTGAGTTCTAGATACTTGATATACGTAGGTTAAACCAAAGCCATCCTGACCAGGCAACCCATTAGTACCGTTAGTACCAGGTTTACCGTCGGCACCTGGTTTACCATCTTGCCCGTTACTACCATTATTACCAGTGAACTGAACTGGGGTCGCCCATTTAGTACCAGAGACTAACTTATTAGTCTTAGGGTCTAACTGACCAATGGATACATAGACACATTGAGTTAGTGGGTTTGGTATGGCAGGAGGATTAACACTCCAACCGTTTGGTGGGTAATCCGACAGGGTTGATGCTGATGGTATAGTACCCTTATTGCCAAGTTGGTAAATAGATACAGTACCCTTACCATCTGCTCCAGGCAACCCGTTAGTACCATTAGTACCATTTTTACCATCATTACCCTTTTCACCATCATTACCAGTGAACTTAACGGGAGTGTCCCATGTTGTTCCTGCTTTAAGAGCATTAGTTTTAGGATCTAAAATACCCATCGTGGCGTATATACAGTGAGTTAATGGGTTTGGTACCGCAGGAGTAGTCTTGGACCACCCAGCTGGTGGATATTGAGTTCCAGATGGTTTAGCTGGTGTTACATTAACTAGACCTAGCTGGTAGGAGTAAACCACACCTTGCCCGTCTAACCCAGGCTTACCATTACCACCGTCTGCCCCTACTTCACCACTCCATTGCACTGGTTGCGAGTAGTTTGTTCCAAACACAAGCTTATCAGTAACTGGGTCTAGTTGACCAGTACTTGCATAAATCTTTTGCTTAAAGGGGTCTTGAATGCTAGGAGGAGTCTTACTCCATCCTGGAGGTGGGTACTCCTGAGAAACGGGTATACTAGGAGCTGCGGTGTTTAGCTGGTAAATAGTAACTTGTCTGATACCAGTAATACCATCACCTATGGTAATATCCCCATTAGGTGTACCAATAGTTACTCCAGCAGACATCCAGATCTTTTCACCGTCAAACCGGATAAAACTATCTTTATTACCAACGTCAAATCTTGCAAGACCGTCTTTACCCATACCCATCCAAACACCAGATGTATCACCGCCATAGGTCTTACCTACAGAGTAGATTTTAGGGTTGTCTTGTCCAGTCAGATTTGAAAGTACTACGCTAGCAGCATATATCTCGTTAGAGATAACTTTACCATCAACGTTTACTGTACCAGTAACTGGGTCCATAGATATTGGGGCAACCCCTTTATCGTTTAACATACCAAGACTAAAAGACCCATCTGATGCATTTAATAGGAAAGTTTGTTCCCACTTACCGTTTACTTGTTTCTGACCTTTGATATGGGAATAAGTTATCTCAATACCCGTAGTCTTAGTAAATGAAGAATCTAAGGGTGTGCTTGAGTTTAATGTAAAGTTAGCGTTATCACTTGCAGTAGTATTCTTGTCGGAAGGACCCCATGAGATTGCTTCCACTTTAAATACTGTTGGGATTTCCCAAGGAAAACCTGTGATAATTGCTGCTTGAGTAGCACCGGTATTGACACGTGCTGCCTTAGCCCATCCAGTTTTGTCAAACTCTGCTTTAGGTACATAGTATAGGACAAACTCACGTATATTAGCGCCATTACCCACAGCCCAGTTCCACTTGACCTGAACGTCATATCTCTCATTGCCATCTAAGATTCTAGCAGCTGTGAAAGTTAAGTTAGTTGGCTTACTAGGTGGAGTAAATGCGTAGTTTACAACTAAGTCAGCAGGGTACTGAGTCCAGTCAGAAACATCTGTAGTAAACCCATCTGGCAATGCAACACGCCCTCTACAACGTGCCTTATAAGTACCGGCAGGAACGTTAGCTAATCGTACCCCTTCTTTGATTTCTCCGGAGTAAACAGTTTCCCACGTATTACCGTCTTTAGACAACTGTAGCTCCACCAACTGACCGGATCCTTCAAAGTCGACGATTAAATAAGATGTACCAACACCAACAACTGCTGCTTCCATCTCTGATTTATATGATTTTATTCTTGGAGCTAGAAGAGTTGTTATGTTGCTCGAATCAGAAATTAAAATGCTTATCTTATTAGCAAGCAGTTCGGAATCGATCATAGAGTCCCAGTATGCCCCTGTAACACTATAAGTAGTGTTAGGGACTAGTTTCTCTAGGATCATATAGAAAGTATTCAGGTCTTGTGAAGTTTGTGCAACTTCCGTATCACCTGTCTTAATCCAGAATGTCTTACCGATAGTGTCTGGGTCAGCAAAAGGGGAGTGGTACACTAAAGCTTTAGTGTACCCTACCGCTATTGAACTCAGAACCATCTTTGCTGGAGATGGGTTTTTAATCATTTAAGTATGTCCATGCGACTGAGGCTTCCCCATTAGGTCCCTCTGCTCGAACTCTAATTACGCCCTCACGGAAAACTCCCAGAGCATTATTAAGTTTCATGTAGTCTGATTTATTTTGTGCGTAGGGGTAAATACTACGGTGTCCATTGGTTGTAGCTGAAGAGTGGATAATACTTAAAGACTGTGGGTGTAAGAATTGAAATATGTACCTTAACCCAACTATTTCCCCCTCCTCCCTAATACCATCCCATTCTGTGATTACGTCAGGGCCGATCCAGTCAGTAAAAGAGCCGGGAGCCCTATTTACTAGTCTGAAGTTTTGAACTACACTTAGGTTTCTAGCAGCATCTAACTTGACAGTTAAAGTTGTGGGAGAACTACGACGACCAGTAACATCAACTGCCCTAACCTCAAATGTGTAAGTACCCTCAGTCAACCCAAACAGTTCTAACTCAAGGCGAGCATTAAGATTAGTACCGTTGCTATTTACAACGTAAGGTTCTAACTTATCAGTCTGATAAACTGTGTAGTACGCAATTCCAGGAGTTATACTAGGCAGCCAATTAAGTGTACCATTCTTGCCAATACTAGTAGTATCTTTGTAAGGTTCGTATTGTAGATCTCTAGGTGGAGTTACTAATGCCTCGATAACAGGCGGAACTTCAGGATTTTCAACTTGTTGTGAGTTAATAAATACATCTTCTCCATACTCTCGTAGTGCAGCCTTGATCTTACCTTTAGAAGTGACTTCAACCTCGTCTACTAAAAAGTATTTATCTTTCCAGCCGTAACGATCGTATGTGTACTCTACTGCGTCATTAACCTCAAGACCTAAGAAGGATATAGGCAACTCAATACGAAGAACACGATTATAGCGGGACTTCTTCAGCTCTCTAGCTGCAATAGATCTGGCAGTGTAGTAATTAGTTACATTAGCGAAAGACAAGTTAAGTCTCTTGTCAATATCATTATCCTCTGTTTTAAATACAGAGTTATAAAATGTGACTGTGCTTGACTTCCACGCTAGAGCAGGATCTATAATTGAAGCTTGAACCGAGTTAAACTTGTTTCGTCCAGTAATATCCTCAAGCTCTATTACTCCAGATGTTTCAGTAAAGTGGATTTTTCGGGGAGCAGGGTCGTACTTCTCAACAGTGATTCCGTAAACCCCTAGCATATTATTTATAGAACCACTAAACCCATCTAGTAGTACCTCCACGTTCTTGAATACAGATTCTGCTGTATCTATAACGGTGTTTAATTGAATCATAGCCCTATTAGAATCATCGAAATTATCCCACCCTACGTATCTCCAGTAGTTTACCCACCCCCCCTCATAGGAGTCGTCAATGGTACTAATTATTTCAGCAGAGTCCATAGCTCTCTCCATGTTTATCAACTCCAGACTAACATTCGCACCAAAAACTGGTGATGTCAGGTAGTCAACTGCCTGCCATACCCCATTTAATGTAGTCTTATCTGAAGTAATAGTACCATCCCTAGAGTAGGTTCTCACTTTACGACCTAGAACAGTGGCATCTACTTGTGGGATCTCTGTGCGATTTTCTGTAAGCTTAAATCTTATAACTGCATACGCAGTATCTAGAAGTTTATAATTCTCATCCCAATATTCTGGCCCAATCTTCTGGTTCCTCTGTAGTAAAAAACCATTAGCCTTGGCTTTATCTACTAATACTTTTGCAGCTTCTTGATTTTCTTTACCATGGTACGTCCACACTCGAATATCTCCGTTACCGTCATTATACTTGTACTCTTGACCATGAACAGATGGAGCAGAAGTGGATATTCCAGAGGCTAATCGGTGCATCGTATCACCGAAGTCCCTCTTACGACCGAAGCATGTCCTATCTTTACTATCACCATCATCGTAACAGATCATTGGTATATCACCAAATGAGAAGTCTAAGAACCCCTCAATCTCTCCCTCAGCAAAAGCATAAACAACCCAAACAGTCTCAGGGTCGTTAGCATCTGTGTCAGCGAATACCGGAATACCAGGAACTTGTCTAACCCCGTATACCACAGGGATAAATTTAGCTGTAAGGTTAAAGTCAATGTCGATATCACGAGTAACGTTTTCGTAATACTCTACTAGGCTATACTTCTTAGATAAGCCAAAAAAAGAACTTTTGGATTTAAGTTTATAACGCTTCTCTCTAGCTTGGTACTGAGCCAAGATAGTTGTTGATTTGTTGGAGTGGAAGAATCCTAAATCATCCATGTACTCAATACGTTTGGCACTTTTGGTCGGGACTAACTCCCCCTTTACAACTTCAAGCCCACGATGTGATGCATCATCGGTTATGCGCCCATTGACCCTTTCAAAGTCGTAGAACATATTGTTACATGTCCATGTGATCACCGAAGAACGTGTACCACCGTTATCGCCCTCTTTTACACTACCAGCAGTAATCTTACCAGAGAAGTACTTATAAGGTCCGTTAGTATCAGAATCCATTGGAATAATGTTACCATTATCATCAAGAAATGCTTGATAAATAATAACAGATCTATCAATGAAAGATACTCCCGACTTTACAAGTCTTCCTAACTCTAGATCATCTACACCACTCATAGTGATTGTTAGCGACCCAACTGTCAGTTTACGGTTTTGCTTGTGTGATGAGATACTTTTTATTTTTCCGCTAACGTAAGGAACACCATTATAAACTACATCTCGTCCATAGTCTGTATAATATGCGTACTGAGGAGTTCCTCCAGTACTAGGTAGTTCTAAAATTACTAGGTTAGCTATACGAATGTTATTTTCAGTATTTGAAATATGCTCAATCGCAGCCGGAAGTAAGTGTTTCATTTATCGACTCTCCTCGAAATTAAGAGTAAACGACTCGTACATACCATCAGAGGTTAGAGTTGATTTCCATGTCTCTAGCTGTAATGGCTTAGTTTGAAATAGTATCCCGTTAAACACAGGCTTTTCGGCACCATTAGTAGTTGTAGCAAGATCAGGATAAAGACCTAACGTTAGGTTATTACCATTAGTCGTTACTGATGTAATCTTATAAACTTTGTAATGGGAGGATAGCTTAAATAGTCCCCCTACTTTTGGTAAGCCAGTTAAATTAGGAATATTCATTGTTAGACTATTACCTTTCTGACCTCCAGGAATTTTTGCATTCGCCAAGTCACCTCGGATACCGAATGTCTCATATTGTGGAAGAAGAATCTCTATAAATCCTCCTTTCCTTTTATACTCACCAATAAATGCATCCATTAAGAAAAATTCTTTCGGGAACAAGTCAGGGAACGGGATAGATATACCCCAATACTGAGAAACTGTTCTCACCTCGAATACTTGGTTATTAGCCATCCTATCTTTAGTTACTGGATCATTATCGATAAGAGTAACAGATTCAAATCCAGGTACTAAGCCTGGATGCGTATATGGGTCTGGTAGTCTCATTATTTTCTCCTATGAATCAAAACATATATTCCAATTATACACTCGATAATTGCAAATGTCAAGAATAATTTATATTGCGGATACAAATAAGGGGACTGAATAGTCCCCTACATTGTTTATCGTACTAGTGTAGCACCTTCTTCATTCAGTGACCATTCTACTGCGTCTCTGAAAGTCTCCTTATTCCTAGAGGCAAACTCGGCAAAGGAAGCTGCGTCGATAGTGTTGATGTGGACAACAGTAGTGTTACCCCCGCTACCCCCACTTCCGATATTGTCGTTAGATGTAACACGTCCAGGTACTCCGGAGGTTGCAATCTCAACACCATGTTCCCCATAGATATATCCAACCCCGGGAAGTGTTGTACCGCCTTCAGCACGTGGTATGAAGTTTTGAGCTGACCCAATACCTTTTTCACCGCGTGTGTACGCAAGTTCACCAGCGTTACCGCTTTGAGATACGTCGAATCTATTCTCACGCTCCCCCAGTTTAAGGTAGCCTGTCTCGCCACCCCCTACATCCATAGATGGGTTTACTGGGTTAGACGCTTGAGCATAAGCCATTGCACCTGATGCTGCCGCTGCAATCATTAACGGAATAGACCAAGGGTATGGTACTGCGTTAGCTGCTTGCATTACTGCGGTTGCAGTTTGAATCAGGATCTGTTTCTTCGCCGATTCTTGCTGGATCTTAACCTTTTCAGCTTCCAATTTCTTGATCTTAGCTTTGGATTCCTCTGACTTACCATCGCGTTGCTGCTCTGCTTTGATAGCCATATCGATAGCTGATGTTTGTTGTTTAGCAGACATATTAAATACACTGCTTAACAATTGCATACCTGCTGCTGCTGTTGATGTTGCATCTAGTGCACCATCTGCGTACAGCATAACGGCGTTCATTACGTTACCTAGGTTAGTACCAACTGCTGTTGCTTCTGAGTTGATAGCTTGCAGGTTGCTTAAAGCTTCTGCATACCCTTGTTGGTTATTAACGTAATCTTGTTGCTGTTTAGCATCTTCCCCCATTCCTTGGGTAGATTGACCTGTTCCACCTAAAAGACCTGTAGTAGCATTAGCATACATACGCTGTCTCTCATTCTCCAGCTCAACTAGCTTAGTTTCAGCAACTGCTATGTCCTGCTTTAATTTCAGGATCTTATCCTGGTCTTTTGCCGTTCTTGTAGCCTCTGACGATGCCAATTCAGCATTGAGTCTCTCATTGAAGTCCGCAATATCACGTAATAGATTGTCCTGAGAAGTCTTAGTAGAGTCAGTATTGAATAACGCACGACCAAAGTCGATAGAGTTCTCTGCCTGCTTAACCATCTCCGACTTTTCCATGAATGCAATGTCACGTTTGATCTGCGCTTCATTTAAGAGAGCTTGGTTGTACTCATTTTGCTTATCGGCTTTACCCTTGTATTGCAGCATGTTCTGCTCATTAATACGCAGCTCTTCCTTCTTCATGGCAACTTGGTACTCATAGCCGGATAGCATATGATTATTAACTAGGGCGATTTTTTGGGTAAGGTCTAGAATTGTCCTCTCTGTTTTAGCCTGCTTAACTGTCTCCTTAGTCATTGCAGAGATCTGGTTATTAATTTCCTGAACCTTTAACTCATTAATTCGCTTTTTAATCCTAGTTTCTGCACCGGAGCCTTTGTCCACGGTTTCTAGTTGTTTGTACAGTAGTTTTATTTCTGAGGCTGCTTCTTGAGCTTGTTGCTTAGCATTTAGAGCCGCTACCTTAGTTGCTGCTCCTGCTTGCCCCTGAATAGAGTCGGCTAAAGCCTTACGCTCCCTAGCTAGAGCTAGTGCATTCTCTCCTTTAGCATCGTATACTTCAAGTGCTTCCTCTAATATTTGCTCCTGTGCTTTAAGCTTATTCAACTCTCCAGCAGCTATACCTATTGATGCTGCTATATTCTCCCACGAGGTACCAAACGCATCCGCCCCCGTTTTAAGAGCCTTAATAGTAGCCTGAACTTGAGACAGACTAGCTTGTGCTTTGGAGGTGTCAGATAAGTTACCCATTGCATCGGAGATATTAGATTTGCCTTCCTTAGAGTACGCCCTCAGTTCATCTACGGATTGAAGCGCCCCCTTAAACCCTTCTTTAATCTGTACAGTTTCCTGTAGTACTCCATCTACCACGTTGAAGGAGGATTGGAATGCTGATTCTATCCCTGTTCCTGCGGACATCTCTCGCATCATTTTAAGGGTATCTGATACTTCTTTCATAGCATCATTATAAGAGTCTAAGTTTGACTGCGCCTTATGTAAGTCATCTGTGGCAGATGCCCAACCCTTGATAGTTTTACTAGTAGTATCATCCCTAAGCATAGTAGTTAGGGCAGTCATAGCAGGTGCTTGTGCAAACTGAGCAACACGTGAAGCCAGACCGTTCATATCAGCGTCATTAATTGTTTTAGTCAATTCTTTGCTGGCAGCGGCCTTAGCCAGCTCTGCTTTCTTGTACTCCTCTATTAGCTTCTTCTCTTGCTCTATTACAGTGCTAAAAGTAGATACGAAACCAGCGCTTTCAGCATCGGTTGTCTTCAGCCCCTCTCTAATAAGCTTTAGATTATCCCCTAGATCTTTAACCTTGTTTCCTACTTCGAGCAGTCTGTTCAGTACGTCTACGATAGGAGTTAATCTGCTAGCCAGCAGTGAGGCTAGTTTTGACGAGCTAGAAGCAATATTTGCACCGAACTTATCCCAAGCCGAAGAGGCTAAAGCAGCATCTAGTTTACCGAATGCTGTATTAGACTGCTCCACAACTGCATTTAGTAATGCTTGTTGTTTTTGAACTTTTGATAAATTTTGAGAATTATAGTTTAGCCCTGCCCCTGTGGCATTTAATTGATCAGCGTATTTCTTATACGCACTGTTTAAGTCTAGCGCTATACCAGCACCACTAAGAGATGCGGCGTCTAGCTTGTAAACCCCGTTCACTACTCTTTCCAGGGCATCAGACATAGAGGTAAACCCAGCTGCTGAAGCACGCTGTGCTACCTTACCAAGTTTTTCTAAATCCCCTGCTGATGCGCCTAGGCTTGTAGCTTTGGTAGCTTTAGACATAGCTTCCTCAAAACTAATAGCACTACCTGTTGCATCCTGAAGACTTTGAGCAAGTAACTGAGTGGGGGTACCTGTTATAGCCGTCATAGCTATACCAAGTTTGTTCATAGTGTTAACTTGATCCCCTGCTTTAAGATAGGTAAACGCTTGTTGCAGTGCGAAAACGTTGGACATTATTTGCCCATAAAGCATTGGGATTGGGCCTGCAATACGCGCTAACGCTGCGAAGTCACGGGTTGCCCCCCTAGCCGCACCGGAGGTATCCCCTACAGCTCTAGTGAACTTACCCGCTCGTTTAGCTGCGTCATCTGCTGCCTGACCGTACCCACGAGTATTTCTGGTAACTGCGTTCATAGAGTCACCTACATCCTCGATCGCCCTAACAACATTGTTCTCCATTTTATCAGCAAACTTAGTAATATTATTCATACCAACTACGAAGTTAGAGCTAAATTGTTGGAACTCTTGAGTAAGGAATCGGATTTCAGACGCTACTTCCTTGATGCTTCTATCAAGCATCTTAAGACCCTTACTATTACCTATCTTATCGAAGCTACCTGCCATAGCGTCTGCGTATTGCTGAACCTTTTGCATCTCCTTACTCATACTCTTCAGGGAGTCAGTGGTTAGTTCAGCTCCAGCAGCAGCGTCTTCTAAGGCTTGAGATAGGTTTTTAATGGAGGTTGTAGTTTTCGTAACACCTTTCTGGGTTACGTCTATTTCAACTCCCCTAATCATTTTATCTGCCATTATATTTTTCCAATAAAAAAGGCTCTAGGCATTACGCCCAGAGCCAAGCCCTCTCGTGGAACGCCCAGTGGAGGAAATTTACGCACGCTTGTTAGTAACGTTAGGTTTGTTACCAGCTTTTGTTGCTTTCTTGTACTCTGTAATAGCGGACTTCTTAGCTTCACTATCTAGAACTCGTATGAACTCTAGCATCTGTAGTTTAGCCTCTCTGTCAGATATGTCAAACAGCTCGAAAGCAAGTGAAAGACCAGATAGGTCTTTACCGTTATACATAGGATACGTCCCAGGTACGAACGTATCGTTTAGAATATTAAATATTGCTACTGCTTCTTGGCACAGCGGGTCTAGGCTGTGAATATCCATTGGCATTTGTGCTGGATCAGGAGTCATATTAAGTTGCTCACACATTGCAAGGTATGCCTCTTTAGTCATTCTAGACCCAGAGGGTACATTTACTTGCTTGGCGAACTTCTCTAGATCAGCGATTCGGCGTCTATGATCTTTTTGTACGAAAAGAGTCGATACGGAATACGGTTTCGTTAATAAATGTTAAAAACGCACGACTAGACTTTAATAGTTGCTCAGCGTTATCAGGGGAGTATTCAACTACGGTATCTGGATCTTGGTCAACTAAATCAACTAGCATTAGTTTCTCTACACCTTCTACAGTTAAACCTTTCCATCCTACGATAGCAGCGGCAGCTAGTTCTTTTACGAATTTTGCATCATCTTGCTCGTATCCTACAATCATACCGTTTTCCATCTGAGGTATTTGGCACTTCTCTAGAATCTCCTGAGAGCGAACACGGCTAACGTGGCGAACACGAATTACAAAACCAGAGATACCTAAGTACTCGACTTCAGCTTCTTTAGTTTCTAATGCAACTTTTTTCAGATCAATCATTATTTCCTCACTTAAATGTTATACTTACGGGGGCTGGAGAGTTATACATTGGAATTATATCCAAGCTCATTGAGAGAGTCTCATCAGCAGTTAGGCGTTTAGTCACCCTAGCACTAGGGATGTCCACTAAAATTTTATTTGTGTAAATCTGGAGATGATGACCGTATAAAGGTTCATCAATCTTCAGAAAGTTACTTTCAGGCTTACCATGCATTTCTCGTTTGTACATATTTATATTAGCTGAGAAATTCATTTCGTTTATTACAGCCTTTTTCGGATAACTCATTTGACCAATCTCGTAGATTGATTTCTCCTCTCTCCATGTACATTGCTGTTGGAAAGATAGACCAGATCCTCTAATAGATGGCAGGTCAATTCCGTTCAAAGTACAGAACAGAGGACTGGGGATACTAACTTCTGACTGATCCAATGATGGATGCGGAAGTAATTCCCTTAATTGAGTAACGTTGGAGGCTATAATACCGACACTTAGTTCAGGGATACCTTTCTCTAGAGAGAAGTCAGCATTTGAAACATATGCAGGGGTTAGCTCGAAAATCGCTCCACTTTGATATTGAATATATACTTTTAGGTAAGTAGGTTCAAGTTTGGAATTAAAAGGTAGGTATAGTGTATTACCCTCTCTCCCCATCCCTAACCACTCAAAGAACATAGACTCAAGACTATTATTGGAGAAGTTTACTATTAAAGAAAGAGTAACTGGGTTAAACCCAGTTACGATAGATACAGGATAGTTACTCTTTCCATGAACAGTCCGTCTATTTACTTTATATTCAGCCATAGTCGTGTCATAATTCATTGTTGACAGAGCGGAAAACGCATAGCGTCTTCCCTCGTGTTCTATGATTATTTTCGACTCTCTAAGAAAAGAGTAACTCATTTATTAACCCCCAGTTCCTGGGTCAGCAGGATTCGCATCTCCCTTCTCAATAAACGTTTTAATTAACGCTTTGTTGAAGATTGGAGAGAAACCGAAGAATGCTTGGTCACCGGAGTCTAGTTCTGTAGGTTGAGCACTGAACTCAATCTGTGTACTTAATACGTCATCTACTTCCAGTGATGGAGTTGAAAGAATCGCATTAGGAGCAACTAGAACAGCAGCTGGACGAGCATCGTCATATTCACCGCCAAGTACAAATGAAACACTGTAACTGTTTACTGTGCTCAGGTTAGTAAGCAGATCTTTATAGATCTCAGCAGTACCCAATGGGTTAGTGTTTAAGTACGCAGTCAAGTTACCTGTGATAGTGATACCACCAGTAAATGAACTGATTGGGCGGTCAACACGACTTAACGTGTTTGGAGTTAAGTAGGTGATGTTGTTATTGATAGAGAATGACGCTCCAGTAATAGGAATGTTATACTCTTTCTTAGCTCCTAGATTGTCTTTAACATGAAGAATAGTCAACTTGTTAACTAGATAGGACTGCTGCAGCTGTACGAATAATTCGTCACTAACTTCAACTGTTTTAATATCGAAAGGTTCTTTATCTAATGGAATTAGCTCAGTACCGTTACCAGACCATGTTACCATTGCAATGTTATCGATATCAATATTAATTTCAGCTTGATTTACCTGAACTTTCTTAACTTGGTACCAAACTTCACCTGTACGAATATAGATGTTTAGTCCAGCCAACTCGTGGTAAGCAGACGCCTTAAAGTCAACCATAGCGTTTGTTGCGTTTGTATGGAAACCATCTGTACCAGCAAGATCCAGTGGTTTACCACTTGTCAGTGCATGCCATAACATATAGTCTGGCAACATTACTTGCTTACTAGTGCTATCTATGTAAGGCAGAATGTATGTTGAGAAGCTCCAGTTTGCAGGGTTTAAAGAGTCATTATAACGCTTACTACCACGAGTAGGCACTGGCCCTGCCTCGTTTACTGTGATGTCTGTAGAGTTCCCGTCTACACCGAAACTAAGGTCGTCTTGAATCAAGATTTCCATAGTATTAGATTTATTGAAACCCTTGTCTACCGTTGAGACGAATAGTCGGGATTCCCTTAGTAATTGAATAGCCATTTATAGTTTTCTCCTTTAAAATGCACTATAATAGTCGTGTGTCCGTTAGGTATCTCACAGTAAAAGATATCTCAGCAAGGGCGAATGGGTTTAGTAGCCCTTCATCCGTACCAGTACTAGTAATACTGCAATCAATTATTGTTCCAGAGTCTCCTCCACCATCAGGTCTATTAATAGTATAGCGCAATTTCTTGTGACTGTCAAGGATTTTTTCTAAATCGTATATGAGAGTTTCCAATGCTTCTTCTCTACGAGCATCATCGTTATCCTTAACAAATATCATCACCGTCATTGGCTGGTACTTCCAGCGTTGGGCGGACGGTTGGTAGTCTTGTGTTTCTGTCCCTAGGTTCAATGCAATATACGGAAATTGCTTGATCTCCTCAAAGGTTTTAAATTTGCCTACTAGCGCACCTGGAACAGTATTAAAGTACTCAGTTGGGTGAGTTCCGTCTAAGCACTCTCGGATACGCTGCTCATATGCTTTTCGTATTGCTAGTCTGTTAGACATTACGTTCCCTCTCTTACTGTAATGTTGTATCTTGAGTGAATCAAGTCACGTGCTGCTTTTGCCAACGCTTCTCCGATTAGGGTCTGCGGGTTACGTGCGCCTGCAAAAGGTGTTAAAGATAGTCGGTTATAGGTAGATACAGCTGGATTAAATACAGAGTAGGGTCTGGTCATGTAATTATAGGATATTATAGCTTCTACTTTCTTACCCTCACCACGTACCTGTAGACTTTTCACTTCAACTGAATTAGCAAATCGTCCTGTTCTCCATTTAAGTGGTGCACCAGCTTTTTTCATGCCCTGAGTTAAATACATCTTACCAAGTATTTCCAACATAGACATCATATTAGAATTACTTACAAACATACCAGAAGGCCCCTGTACCGGTCCAAAGTAGGCATCCGGATCATCCTCCGCAGGGTCTCCTAGACTAACACGTACGCTCCCTACGGTTCTCTTTTTACCTATCTTGTTCATTTGACCTATACCAAGTATTCTAGCAAACACATTAGCTAGGCTATCAATTTCTCTATCTATATCGTAACTTGAGTTTATTATTTCAAATATTTTAGGAGTAACTGTTTCCAGATAATCAGCAGATACTGGCTTACTAAACTTAAAGGTTAGTTTAGCGATCCTCCCGTCCCTACTAGGATCTTGCAAACCAGTTTCAATAGTGTAATCTACCTTATCACGCTTGTACCCTGAAGGGTTGGATAACTCCTGTAATATGATTTGTTTTGCTAGATCGCTTAGTGCCATTATATAATCCTATGTGAATTTACGATGGTCATAATATGTTTAGGTAAACCTGTTATTTGATTCATAAACGTGATGTTTTCACCACCGAAGCTACGAGAGTTACGGTACTCGTGTTTTTCCCAATACTCAACCGTTAATGCTACAGCCAACTTGAGGTCTTGTGCCCACTCTATAGTATCAGCGTCATATGTAATTTTGTACATCCCAGAGGGAACAGGGGGAGAAATATAAAGTCTACCCGAATCCAAGATATGGCAACGATCTGCCATATTATTACTTGGATCTGTTATGATATGGAATTTACTAATCTTGGTCGCCTGTAAGTTATTGATAAAATATCTATCGCGCCTATTGAACACTTCGAGGAACTCAGTACCTTCTTCTGATACTGACCAGTTAAGTTGGTTTAGGATCAAAGCATTAGCTGCGGCTAGGTAGGATTTTACTTCTGAATCTAGAGCTTGAGGTAGGTTCCTCATCTCCATGTATTCAGCCTCTGATAAAATTTCTGTAGCCATTTATTTTTCCCAATAAAAAAGGAGAGCCGAAGCTCTCCTTATCCGGCATATTGCCTAAGTCTTGATTACTTAGCGTAAGCAGCCACAACAATGTTGTGAGTGTCAAACTTACGTTGTAAGTTCAGACGTTGAGTAACGAAGATGTTGTAACGTTGTGATTCTGGATCACGTTGATCTTCAACAAACACGTTACGTTGACGTGGTACTAAGAAGTCTGGTGTATATACGATTAACGCATACGCAGAACCAGCTGCTTTTGCTGGGAAGTACTCGGAAACCACTACAGGCATACCGTAGATACGACCTACTTGACCAGTCAGTTTGATAGCATTAGCTGCTTCAACCTGTGCAACGTCTTGGAATTCTTCGTCTAAGGTTAAGTCGAAGTAAGCGTCTAAAGAAACAACCAGAGCAAGTTTGTTCAGGTTTAAACCTTTAGATTTTAAGTGTGCACGCAGAGCGTGAATTTCTTTAGCAGTTACTTTAACTGTACCATCGGCTTTAGCTTTAGTCTCTTTAACAGCGTTGTCTTTAGCAGCCATTGTTAATAGACCTTCTGGCTGACCAACACCAGTACCGCTCATGAAAGCTTTCTCAATTGAAACAGCGTGTGATTCAATGATGTTTGCACGGATGATTGGCAACAGAACGATGATAACGTCTTCTGTAGTTTCATCAGTGATGAATGCTTTAGCAGCAAGTTTGAAAGTTTTGAAACTGATTTCTGTCAGTTTATCTTTTTGCCACTCACCAGTTGTTTCTGGTTTACCATAAGTAGTTGCGTCTACCCAGTTTGCTTCTAATGGACCACCTTGCACTGGCATAACCAGGTTAGCAGCAGTCATAGGAAGTTCAGGGAACAAGTTACCAACAATAAGTTCTTTCTGAATATCACGCAGGATGTTAGTAGTAAAGATAGTTTCATATGCTTCGCTAGAAACTGCCATTGAGCTAGATTCGTTCAGAGCTTTCAGGTAGCTAGCACCAGTCTCTGTTTCGAATACATCTTTCTTGCAAACTTTAGCTAACAGAACTAGGTCATCAACTGTTTTCTCGAAAGATTTAGTATCACCTAGCAGGCTTGTTGCAACAGAGTTTTCCAGAGGAGAACGACCGTGGCGAGCAACGTTTAATTGTTTGATCTGATCTTTAAGAGTTTCTAAAGTTGCAGCGTTATCTTCTACAGATTTAGCAAAAGCTTCTTCACTGTCTTTCAACTTCTGAGAAAGGGATAAGATTAATTCGTTAGCAGTATTAAGTGCTTTACGATCTTCTTCTTTCGCAGCAGCGATTAAATCATTAACACGCTTTTCCATAGCTTCTTGTTCAGCGGCTTTTTGTTTTGCAGCAGCTTCGCGAGCTTCCTTATTGCGCATCTCTTCCATAAATTTGACGATATCAGCATTTTCAGCAGAAGCAGAAGGAGCTTTACCTGCCATAGCCTTTGCAAGCTCTGCAATCAGTTCGTCAGTAGATTTTTGTTGTACTGTCATTTTATATTATTTCCCGTTAAATACCGCATTATGAATGCGCTCAACTAAAGTTCTGAACGGATCTACCGGCTCAGCGTTATTAATAAATTCTTTTCTAAAGTCTAAGTAGTCTGAACCATTCATGCTCTTGGCTACTTGGAAAGTTGAATCTTGGTTACATGGGACGGCAACTACTGAAATCTCATGCAGTTCAAGGTCTTTGATAACAAAAGTATCAGAATGGTCTTCCCAGTCTGCATCTAGGCATCGGAAACCCACACTAAATGTTTTTAAGATACCATGCTCAACCATACTAAAGACTTGGGGATCAGTATCGCGTACAATGTTAGCTGCAATGAACAGCCCTTTTTCGTCTGGTCTTAGCTCAATGCAACTTCCAACAGGTCTACGATGATCATGCCCAAATAATATGATAGGATTCTTCTGGTAATTAGTCAAAGCACTACGTGTTTTCCACGCAGAAGCTAGAATAATGTCCCCAGCCCTGTCCTTATCTACAGTATTGGCGTAACCCTCAATAGTGATTACACCATCGGATGCTGTAGTAGCCTTAGTGATCATGGAATCTAATTGAATTAGACTCATTACTCGGCTCCTTGTTTAGCTTTAATAGTGAATTGCCCTTCTCCACCGAACTGTTGCCGCCCTTTAGATGGGTAGTTTTCATCTACAGCAACTACAATAAACTTAACTACTTTGTCAGGTTGCCCAACTTCTGGAACTTTTTTAACCGTTAAAGGAATAGGGTTGTTACCTATTTTAACTCCTGGAGTTACATATTCTAGGTCATTAGAGTCGACTAAAGATACTTCTAGTGAACCGCTTTGATATTGCCCCTTAACAAGGGTTGTCTCGAGCATAACAGAGTCGGTGGTATCGGAAATCTCCTCAACATCTTGCTCCCAAGTTAGTTCTAATTTATCAGCAGTAGTTTTAACAACTGTTACATTCAGAGTTCCGTGATTAGTAGGCGCTGATGCTCCGCTTCCCTGTTTAATACTAAACAATGTTAGCGGGATAATAGCATCCTCTTCCTCTGCTAAGCTATTACATGTAATGGATATTTTATTTTCGTCATATATACGACTTGTATTTACTAGTCTAGCTAAGCTTTCTGGTAAGTCCTCTGGGAAGTCTATCCAAATTTGGTCAGGCTCCTCACCACTTAGTATAGTATAGTTAGCAAATACTTCATCATCTTTATGAGTTAAAGTATCGCGAGTAAGTTCCCAAGAGATCCTGGTCTCTTTCGTCTTACTCAAGGAGATAGATACAGTAGGGGAGCTTACAGTTGTGTCTGGATAATTCTTATCCTTAACTGTAAATGTTATAGACGCAGTTGCGTCTACGTTACCCTGTTCAGAGTAAGTAACTGTCATTGTATTTGTTTCTTCGTCAAACGCAGAGAATTCCACATTGAGAGGATCAACATCTGAATCGACAACCGGTTCTACCCCAGTAGCGTAATTAATAGACCCCGGCAAGTACTCTCCCTCTAATATGTTAAGGGTAATGGTGGCCTTACTTCCCTTACTTGTAAGGGTAGCAGGATTTGCCAGAGCTTCAAATATGAGCTTCGGCTTTGGGGGCTCTACCTCTCCACCCTCTTCATCAGAAACTAATGCTTTCCAGTTAGCACGATTAGTGTACGCTGGGCTACGACTCATTGCTTTACGAAGCTCTTGATAAGACTTAAATGGGGCATCTTCTCGCGCCATTATTTCATTGCAAGAATCTGGAATTCCATCTGGGAACATCTCATTTAGTGCTCCCAGGATTTCTTCTCTAGTCATTCTTTATTTTCCTCAGCGGGTGGTCTTCCACCCTCCTGACCTGATACGCTAGTAGCAGAGCCAGAGATGTTTGCAGGTATGCGAATTTCTTCCATTCGTGGATCGTCTAGAGGTTCTAGACCCAATTCAGCACGTACTTCATTACCTGTCATGATTCCGTTATTAACTAACGTTGAAAGGTATTTACCTTCACTATCTCTGTCAGGTGTTAAAGCACGAACATGTTTAGTCTCAGGTTCGACATAAAAGCCGAAGAAGAACTGAACAGCGCTTGCAAACTTTCTTAACATGGGAATAATAGTCATGTAATAGAAAAGTTCAACATTAGGACGTATGTTTGCGTTGTTTCCACCATCAATTAAGATCTGCGGAACCCCTAATGCTATACAAATGTCTTTCTCCTGACGAGCGATATCTTCTTTAAAGTCTAAATCCTTGAAAGATGATATTTGTGAATATGGTTTCGCTTTAAGACCACCATCTAGAATTAACACAGAAGATTGACCCGTATTCGGATTATAATTTAATTGTATCTCTTCTTGTGCACGTTCACGGTGTTTCTTGTTTAGTATGTCGTCAGTTTCTAGGATTAACCCAATTACAGTACCGTTCTTAAGGAATGTATCCTTAAAGTGCAACATGGCATTACGTTTAGTAACAGAGTCTAAAGTCGCTTGGATACGTGACTGTCCTGAAATTTGGGATGTCAGTCCATTGACGAATGCGTTATCCTTAATAAAAATAATTTCGTCAACCGCAAATCTAACTTTACTATTACCGAACTCATAGTGACTTACAACTGTCGATTTATCAGCGACAACTTTCATCATTATAGCTGGTAGGTGATATAATGCACCACCCTCTTTGTCGTAATGAATAAACGCAGTGCCTAGAAATAAAAGATCTGTAATAACGAGACGTCGGAACGTATCGATATCCATATAAGGGTTTGGCTTAACATTCATTAGTCTATCTAACGTAGCCTTTCTGATGCCTTGACCATAACTTATAATGTCTTTCATATTTTCGCCGATCTCATAAGAGCATTCAGCAGCACTGTCAATTACCATGTTTGCAGCACGACTCAACATAGGCACGTTTCTGTATGCCTCACTGACCGTTATCGGTTTCTGTAATGTTGGTGAACTGCTAGATTGTGCGGCACTAATTTGAGCTTGCCCAGGATTACGTTTTTCATAACTCCCTATAAGGGATTTTAAATCATCAAACATTCCCATTACGCTCTAAGCTCCGATAACTCTGGTGCAGGTACTCGGAAATCGAGCAAGCCCATAGAGTCTATTTTAGTTTTACCTTTTCTAGATTGATTTGATATAAATGATTTGTCTCTCAGATGATCTTCGTCAACTTGAAAGATACTTGGTAAGCTCTGGTGATCTTCGCCACCTAGATGCTTGATTCTTTGTTTCTCCACCCAGGCTTCTTGTTTTTTCGCTGTAAACAGCGGAGGCTCTTTTGTGTACACTTTGTGAAGTTGTACGTGGTGGTCTCGGCAAAGGGTAACGGCGTGCTCCACTAGCTCATGCATATATTTTTCGTAGAATGCTTCCCTATGACTAAGGACTACTTCTTCGTTATTGAAATCCAATTGGTTTTCTGCAGCATAGTTTTTAACTAGTAGAGCTACCGTATGGTAATGATGAAACTCTAAGTTTTCATCCGTACCACAGATTCTACATTCGGACGCTTTAGGATATCTGGACTTTATACCGTCTCTCATTATGGATATCGCATCTCTTTTGTACTTGACATTGGTAGCCATTTATTTTTATCTCCCAACTCAATATAACTATTATATCGAAATTCTCATCGTTTGTAAAGTAGAGTTTGAAAATCGAGGTGGAGCGACCTCAATGAGTACGGTCGCTTTCCTACAAAATATTTTAAATTACTATAAAATTATAACTCCCTACGTATTGAGTAGATAGCATAGCGTATAGCATCAGAGTAGTGAGAATTATGGTCATGATACGGTCGTTCTCTAGAGATTTGCTTACTCTCTTCATCCATATGCCACTTATAACCTATCAAACTCTCTATTAGTCCTTTACATTTTGAATCTACTATAATCTTATCTTGCCAGAATAAGTCTTGTAAGTATCTGATACCATCGTTAACAGACTTCTTAGCACCCTTAGTTGAGATATCAAAGTCGTGGGCTAGGTCATGTCTGAATTGGGCGGCAGCGGAGTCAACGAAAATATAATCAGGATCCATGCGCCTTACAAGATCCTCTATGTACTGAGCATGTTCAGAGGTTGTCTTCTCAGCCTGTAAGTATTCTTCTACCACATAGAACATATCCGTGTCATAGTGGTACTTAACAGTTACAATAGCGGTAGGGTCACGATAACCAACGTCAATACCAACGATAACTTCAAAGTCATCAGTATTAGCAAAGAAGTGACGCATACCGGATAAGTCTTTAACATGCTTCTCAATATCAAATGTGTCGAAGATTTGCCCTTCGAACACACCAAAGTCTGCCTCGTATTCTTGTCGAAAATACGCTTCTGATGTAGTTCTTCGTGCGTCTTCGATAGTCTTTAAGTCTACTCTAGGATTATCACGATAGGTGGCATGGATAGACACCCAGGTCTTCATGGAATCTGTTTCTGTAGACTTACCATATTCATAGAACGTCTTGAACCAGTTATTACCACGAGGTGTGGATATGAACAATGCTTTTGAATTAGGTTTGTCAAGTGTTGGCATCAACTGTACTTGGAAGGCATCCCCACCCTTATCAGAAATTGCTGCCTCATCAAATATAATGAAGTCATATGAACGACCAACTGCGGAGTCAGCGTTACCTGCTGATGCCAGTTTGAATAGTGAGCCATTCGATAACTCAATCTCCTTGTCCTTAGCATTCTCTTTTTCTGTCTTGATACCATGTTTACGAATCAGCCCCTTAATGAGATCCCATCCGATGTTAGCTAATGAATAGTTAGGTGCAATAACTAGCACCAACGTTCCAGGTTCTAGTAACTTTAAGAATCCTAGGTTATATGCAATAAAAGACTTCCCTACACGACGTGATACACAAGCCGTTACAAAACGGTGTCGAGGGTCGTTAAGAGAATTTATAATTGCGATCTGAGGGCGATTAGGTGTAATGCCCTCTAGATCTAACATACCTTGTACGGATAACTTAAAGAAACTATTATCACCAAAGTCCAGTAGGTCTGTGGTGTTTATGTAGTCTCTAGATACTTCCATTATTTACCTTGTAGTTTAGTAATAAGCGAAGCATAGTTAGGGTCATTAATTACCTGTACGTTAGTTTGGTTGGCTACGACTCTGTTTCCTGCTTGCTTAATCTTCTCAAGCTCTACTTCCATCTTCATCTCGTCCATCTTCATTCTATGGACAGTTTTTAAAATATCCATAATATCTTGATCTGAGCCGAGGCCGGTCTCGTCCATTTGTTCAAGCTTCATGTTGATAATCTTATCTAGGAGAGCGAATAGCTTATGTTTATTCCTAAATCCAGATTCGTTAAACAGAGTACTGATATACTGCTTAACTTCTGGCTTGTTATAGATTTTGACCACACCCTCTTTGGGCATATTTAAGGCTACAGCAGCCTTATCAATATCAAAACCATTATTAAAGTACGCCTCGACTACCATCATCCCCTCAGGGTCGATGAATTCAGGCGCCAATGCTGTTGGATTAGTTGCTGGTAACATATTATTTCCTTACGAAAGAGCAGCAATGCTCATAGTGTACGCTGGTACGTGAAACTTGGGATTAGCATTAAGAGACTGACCATTACCGCCTTTCTTACCAGGCATCGGGGCACCTCTGTGAGATACTGATATCTCCACATTACCATTACCTAAATTCCTGAACCAGAATGCGATATTTGTAAGCCAAGCGTTTACTACGGGATCTGAGAAGTCAGCCCACCCACTATCACTCTTATATGATTTTACTTCCATAAATTGCACATATTTATTTATGGGTAGGACAAGAATGCTATGGTCTCCTCCTACATTTGGGACAGTATTACTGGAGAGCTTCATAATACCACCGCCTACTCTAGCATAATATGCCTCATTTGGCAACCATACTCGAACATCAGTAGTATTGAGGTTCATTATAATTGTGGAAGATCTATTTGTAGCTAGGCCTAGTGCTACTGTGGCAATAACCTTGCTTTCGGGATTTGCCAGTGCGATCTCAGATCCCCCGAAAGTAACTCTTTTGGTTGCCCCAGGAAGTAGTTTAAGCGCCATAGACCCACCTTTCCCCCATATCGTCCGAGTTTGAGTTCCTATAGAATCGGGGGTAATTACCCACCCATTTCCGGAATTTTTCATATCTTGAATACCAAGGAAGTTATGTTGGTTTGGTGCTAGACTTACCATGGAGGACCCCGAGGTAGTATTAATACTCCTATCTGAAGCTACCCCCAATAAGGGCATTGCAGACCTCATATTGGGAAGACCATTACCATCATATGATGGATTAGCATACATATAGGTATAACCAGACCCTGTAGTACTAGGATTGATTTGATGCAGCATTTTGGCTGCTAAGGTTTTTATAGATACTCCCCCCACCTTAAAGTCATTCCTATCTAGCTTAATCTCCCCTGTTAAAGGGACTATATTAGTCAGAGAATACCCTGAGTTAACATTATAAGTTAGATTCAGCTTTCTGATAATAATCTTGGTAAAGGTTACCGTAGGGTAGTCCCACAACTCCATATAGCTGGCATTCCGGTTTCCATGCCATTTAGTAGTACCAGAAATAGTACCTAGTTTACGATGATTTAACCACCAGTTAGCGTACCTATCGCGGTCACTATAATGCTGCATATCCTTTTCGAATTTCTGTGAAGCGTTAGCTAAAGCCCCTCGGGGGGCTCCTATTAAATTGTTAAATGGAGGTACCAGAATCCCTGAGTAAGTCCCCCCATAAAATCCTACACGATAGAACTTACTGGTGTCAATGGTTACAAATGAGTTATTATACCCGCACCTCCATAATCTATCCCTAGCAACATTGAAACTGTTAGCCTCACTATCACCACCAATTCTCATAGTATTGATACCAAAAGAATCTTGATCAAGGGTGGCTTGTCTAATATCAGTAGATTTATTGCCCACAAAGAAACCTACATGTACACCTATCCCTGGGCGCATTGTTACATGTAAATCGTAGTCATGGAAGTCCATACGCCCATCCCAGTCATCCCAGGCATCCCCCGTATCAAACGAGGAGGTTATACTATGGCCATTAATTACTTTAGAGTATTCCTTACCGTTTACTGTGTAGAATACTTCAATAAGTGTAACAGTAGAACTATTTTTAATAGCATTTATAGCACCCGCAGGTAGTGACCCTACTTTATACTTGCCAAGAATATTCCAACCACCGTATGTATCTCCCACAGCGGAAGCATCAAAATTTGTTAGTGGAATAGTCCATTCATCAGTGATGAACACATGTGGCATTGAGGAGTGAAAAATAGTATCATTGCCAACCCCATTTCTAGCATCACTGGATTCGGTTAAATGTAGGACAGTACCAGGACTCCCTTTTGCGTAAAAACCCATGTTTTCTCCTTAATAATTAAAAAATTAGTTGCGTTCTGCCTCAATTCCTGATATAATATTTATATAAATTAAAGAAGCAAATCGATAATAAACTAATTATACAACAGATTTGCCACGATGTAAAGAACATTTTTAAAATCAATCTAGACAAAAAGAGGTATAGTATGGAAGTTATTTATAAAACATTTAATGGTACTGCTAGGACCGATTTAATACTAAGGGGTGAGAGAGCTAACCTGCTCAAATTTGACCAATCACACATCTTAGGCGAAGTACTAAAGGTAACACCAGTTCACAATTTGACAAACAGACTAATAGATCTGTATATTGTGTTCAACAATAAGGAAGCTACCGTTATAAAAGAAGTAACAAGTTATGAAATAAGAGGTGAGTACGGAGAATACAAGGATTCTTGTGAATTGTACCTCTTACCACCAATACCCAAAGGACCTGCATGGAAAGCAGAACAGCAGCTTCTATCCGAGCACTCAGCGGAGATAATAAGACTCTTCAACAGCTACGAAGATCTAGATGAGAAGAAGCTAGATGAGATACATACTCGTCATGAGAAGTTAGAGAGGGAGGCTAGAGAAGCGGCAAGGATTGAGTTTGCTAAAAGCTTCTCCGCTGCGAAAGATCAGTTAATAAGTTGGATTAAGCCTCTAGGATGGAGTATAGTACAATGACAACTATACTTGTTATAATTATATTCGAGATATGTATATCTTCTACAATACTTAGCTAGGATATGTTATGGGAATCTTAGAAATTACAGCCATAGTAGGTTTAGTATATGTGGTTATAGGACTACTTACCTGGGCAGCTCACAGAGGAGTATACTAGATGATACCAGCTTGGGTATTAGGAGCAGTAATTGGTGGGGTAACAATCAGTATACCGTTAGCCTTATTTGTAGGAGCATGCTACGATGATTAGTTATCCGTTATTAATAGTTTGTGCAGTAGCTGGATCTATAGTTGGCGCATGTTTGGGCATAACTGGGTATATGCCTTTAATTCTACGATTAGCAGGTAAACATGAGGAGAAACATAAAGATGCGGAAGTCTGATGATGGGAAAAGCATAATCTTCACTGAAAGTGAAGCCATGTGGTTCTTCCTCCTGTTCCCAGGCATATGGTTTACCTTAGTTCTTGGTGGAATAGCAATTCTGTTACCATTCTTTATTTAGACTTAGTGAGGCTTTTATGGACGTAGTGAAACTTTTAGAGATTGTAGTGGGTTTTGGTGGGATGGCATTAGTCTTCTTACACTATAACGACTTGTGGATCTTTCGTAAGTAGTAGTGAGACTTTAGTGAGACGCCTAAAGACTCTTTCATCGAAAAATCTTGATGCTTATAGACCATTGAGTGTGGTAGAACCGTTTAGACGCCTAAAGACCTTTCATCGAAAAATCCTGATGCCAAGTTCCCATTGAACGTGGTAGAACCGTTTAGACGCCTAAAGACTAATTCATCGAAAAATCCTGATGGGTTACGTGTGGGTGTGTGCAATAGGGGTGGGGGCTTGGGCTAGTCTCCGAACCGCCCCCTATTGTATCACGGTTGCTTTAGTTTGTCAACGGTTGCACACTCAAAAGATTTGTAAAGTTTTGTAAGATAATTCTTAAAGCTAGGTCTTTACTATTTGGGCTACCATCTGACAAAGCACTTGATGCTATATCTATAATGGCATCAGCCGCTACCCGATTAATAACTAAGTAACCTTTAGCATTTAATTCTACTACTAATTGATTAAGTTGTTCTTGGCTCATTTCTTTGTTAGGGCTTAATTCGATAACGTTTGACATAATGACCTCACACAATTTAAGAATATTGATATTAGCTGGTTAACGTCTAACTAAGTAACTAACTAGGGCTAACCAACTAATAGAGATTATATCAAACTAGGCAGAAATAGCAACCAGTTTATTAAACTTACTGCTTAAATAGTCTCTTTCTTCCTGAGTATAACTACACCATGCCGTTTCGATATGTTCCGCTAATGCTTCAGGGTCGTGTAGTTCTTCCATCACTTGATCAATGAATTGTTCACCAGCCATGCGATAACCAACGTTTAACACGTCATTAACAAGCGTAGCATCTACAACTTGAAAGCCCATTTCACGAGCAACAGATAACACGCCTTGATGATCATCGTAAACGGTTATAACAGCGTTTGGATACATAGCTTGCAAGATTTCAAAGTATTTCCGCTTATATTCAGCATCACGGCTATAATAAACGTCTTTGATATCTTCAAGGGCAAAATAACGGGCTAAGGTAGTTCTGCTCATGATACTGGCGGCTTGCGGTTTATTAGTTGTTAAACCTTGTTTGCGTAGGTAGTAATAATCGGATTTATACATTGTTCTGGCTGTTACTATTACGTTATGAGTATCACCCTTATTGATATTCTCTTTCATGACAGCCGCTAAGGGTAGCAGTGTATCAGCTTGTACTAGCTCATGAGTACAAGCATTTTGGATATATCCAGTTAAATCTAGGTTGCCCGTTTCTTCGTCTAGGTATGGTCTAACACGATGAAAGCTATTTATTACAGTGCCATCAAGGTCAAAGATATTAAGAAACTTGATATCATTAAATACTCGTGTTTGTTGCATGGTTGTTACCTCTCGCATTTAAGCGGTTTATTTTTGGAGTTCTAAGTATAAAGAAAGCCCCTGAGTATATCAAGGGCTTAACAGTGTTATTCTTCGGTGAACAAAGCAGGCTGAACAGGATTAATAAAAGTTACTTTAATTTTGTAAGGGCTTTCGCTTCTAGCATTAATAGGTGATACTAGCACTTGCCAGCCAGCTTCTACAAAGTCCGCTAGGTCTGAGAATAAAAAATCACTCTCTGTCATTAATACAATAACTTCGGTTACATTAACCTTAGTCGTATCAATATCAATAAAGGAGTAATAATCCTCTAATGATTTTGCAACATTTTCTATATGTTGAGTAGGCAAGCCACCCGTTACACCCTCCGCAATGTTGCCAAAAATACGGGGTAAAGCCGATTCGATAGCAGCCGCAACGCTTGCCGCTTCTTGGTCGTTGTTGATCAAGCCTTTACCATAACGAATAATTGAGCCGTCAACAATGTTAATATTCTCAATAGCCCCGTTGTCAAATGTTTTGCCGTTGCTGTATACAGTGATCATTTTCATGGTTGTTCTCTCTTATTAAGGTTTATTCGATTTCGTAGCCATCACTATCTAGGATAGTAGAATCTACATTTTCGTTAAGTTGTTCTTGCTCCGCTTCGGTACGGATAGCGGCTTGCTGATCATATGTTAAGGAGTTCCATTCTTCAACGGATAACCCCGTTTCTACAACGTGGGCAGCCCCTAGCCCATAACCAAAAGTAACATGAATGTTAACAGTTTTCATTTAATTGTATTCCTGTTTAATTCGTGCTATTTGGTGCATTGGGTAAAAGTATTCAGTATCGGGCGTGTCAGTGAAACTCACAAACAAGCCAGCCGTGTCAATATCAACGGTATCGACATTCTCAAATACTACCTCTTTTGCATCTTCTTTAAGAAAGCCGTTAGCTTTTAACTTAGACATAACAGCATCAATAAAGATAACCTTAACAACAGTTACATGTTTCATATTCATTGCTCCAATGGTAGCCCCTACACAATATAGGGGCGTTGGGTTTAAATTTAAATTAATTAAGCGCGATACTTGCCATTTGTAATTCTTACTAGCTGGCGTTGCCCGTTGTTATAGGTAATCAAGTGCGTTTGAGTCCAGCTAGAAGCCCCGATATTATAGCCCATATCTAATGAGCCAGCAACTCCAGCAGTGTAACATAAGCCGTTTACGCTTGCACTATGAGTGTGACCAGTATTTAAGCGTCCTAACTTCGCAAACTGTTTTGGATTCCCTCGTGAGCCATTAGCCCCAACATGACCATGACAGCCCATTTCTACGCCAGCGACCTTGAAAGATTCGTCAACAACTAAGAAGCGTATTTGCTCGGCATTCTCTAGCTTAGCTATCTTTTTAAGCCCTACTTCTAGCGCATTCCAGCCACTGGCGGATTTATGTTCCGCAATATGGCGATATTTATCAAGGTTCATTTCATGATAGAGAATGGCGTTAGCAGGATCTAGCCCTATATTAACATCCCATGCTTTCAACCAATTTGCTAGGGCTAAATCGTGGTTTGACTCAACGACAACTATCTCACTAAATGGGCGCATGATATCGCGGAAAATGTTAGCCGTATCAATGAGATCTTGTTTAACGCTTTCTTGCCCTAAATAATAACGCTCCGCAATAAAATCATAATCACGTCTATTGTGATGATTTCGGCTTGTAAAGTCGTGGCTATCATGACAGATAGTAAACTTAGGCTTTAACAAGTCAATCATCGACGGGTAGCCATGCAAGCCAGCACCCCATGAACAAGCCGCTACAACATGATCAATCTTTTCTGCATGAAGATCACCGAACTGTAAAGCAGAAACATGATTTTCAGCTCTAAACACTTGATCACTTGTTACATAAGTATCAAGATCATAAAACGAGCCATCATCATTCATGCATTGTAAATGGCGTATAAATGGCGTGTCGTTATCGTCGAATTCTACTAAGATTGCACCATAGCAATGCAATGATTCTGCTTTCTGACCAGCTAGGCGCTGAATATAATTTCGATGCGTAACCGTTCCCGTTGTAGTTAACTCTCTAACTAGCTCACCTTTTAGAGCAGGAATATTAAACATCTGATACTTGGCAGCAGGTACAACCGCATGATGATTGCCTATAATGCTTTCAATGCCTGTTAATGGGTTAATAGCAGTAGGGGAAATGCATAAAGCACCTAAGAAAGATACTTTCTTGCTTTCGCCTAGAAACACGTTTTCCTCAACAAAATAAGGGGTTAATTCTGGCGCATACCACAATGAATCATCTTGCGCGGTCGGATTCGCGTAGCCTTTCTTGTTATATGCAAATTTAGAGATGATTAATTCAGCCCCTAAATATTCTGCATACGTTTCTAAGGATTTCAGGAAAGGCACGTTAACAGACGTGTTATTTTGAGCCGTTGTCAAAATAAATGCCTTGCCTGATTTAACTTGCCATTTTGATTGAGCAGGTTTGAGCGAGCCACCATATACAGGCAAATCAGGGTTATCAGCTTTACGGGCTTTAGCCTTTGTTACTGGCTTGTTCTCATTCAGCCATACTCTGATAGCAGCCGTGAATTCTGGTTTAATGACTTGCTCCCCGTCCTCGGTGTCATACGCTAGATTTTCCGCTATAACATCCGCTAAACTAGACAGGGCAAACGCTTCGTTTGCCGTTTTATCTTTTACGGATTCTAGGCGTTTTCCATAGTAATTAACGCCTTTAGCGCATTCTAGCAGGTCAGCCGCCAGATTTTTATCTGCTAATAGGTCTGAAATAGTTTTTAAAATGGGATTCATTTATATAGCTCCTAATTAAAGGGTTTTAGTGGTAACGAACTAGCCACCTCCGAAAAGGTGACTAGGGCGAATCACTTATAAGCGATCGATGCCGTTTTCTTCCATAATGCCCTGTAATACATCATCAGGACATACCTTTTTAACAATCATAATGATTGTATCAAGGTTGGCTTTTTCAAGACTAGCCCAATCGTCTTTTTCTTGATCGTTGTCGGACATATCACGCTGAAGGGCACGAATCAGAGTGATTTTTTGTAATTTCTTACCGCCGCCAACTGGCTGCTTTACTTCAAGGGCACGATAAATTTTGTTGCCGTTTTCATCTTTAGAAGATGACAACTTAGTACGGACAGCCGTAGCCGTGTACGTTTCACCATCACCGCTAATTTGTTCACCGATAGACGCTAGATTATCGACAGCGTTTGCCGCTGTGATTTCCGCATCAGTTGGGGCGGTTGGGTCAGCAAATGCCGCTAAATATAAATCGATAGCTTTTGCGGTTACTTCTTCATTCCAGCGTTTTTTAGATGGAGTAGACATAATTTAATACCTCATTTTTCATGGTTTAAGTTTAAGTTATACACTTCTCATTAGTGTATTATGAATAGAGCCTGTCTGTCAAGCCCTATTAATTACACTATCAAGAGGAGTCTAAGCAATGGCAACTGCTTAATGAAGCCCTGAATTTCAAGGCTTGTTTAAGCATCCAATCTTAGCTATTTCACCGTGTTTTCCGTATTGTTAAAGAGCGTGGTTAGTTGCCTAACCTTTGAATCTATCTTATATCAGCCGCCTGGTTAAGTCAAGCGTTTATTTCCAAATACTTCTATTAATGCTTTGTTGCGATTCTATCGTTTCTACAACTTGAATCACTATACCTAGATTATGCCATGCTTCGCTTGCCTTGTCAAACAGTTTTTTATCACCGTTGAAATACTGATCTAGCGTAGCTTTGTAAGCGTTGCGAATTATCTTAGCTTCTTTCTTAAGCCTTGTCAAGTCAATTTTATGATCAATTCGCTCGGTTAACGCTTCGTTTGCTGTTATGCCTTGTGAAGCTACTAAGGTACATAACACTTGGTTAAAAGATTGTTTTGCCATGTTTGCCATTCCTCAATAGTTGGGTAGGCGGCTGATATAAGTTAGATTATTAAAGAGCGTGTTTCTATGGTTAGTATCTTAAAGCCTAGTAAAGTTTTTGTCAATTACTTATTTGAGTATTGCATAACATTTTCAATATATACGATTCTAGCCGCTATATATAAGCAACGATAGAATCGTAAAGCTAACTGATCTTTACATATCCCATAGTGAGTGGGCATTTTTGACGCTTCGGGAAATTTTTCTTCTAGGTCTGATAATAAGCGAACTAATGAAGCCCATTTAACAGAACCATTATCAAGCCCCTTTTCAAGATCTAACATGATGCAAGTTGCTACCTTATCGATATCATTTCTAACCACTATAGGAAATGATAATAATTCTAGTATTAACTGTAATGTATCATTGCTTAAAAAGGTTGCTTTAATCTTTCTTACTTTTGCCATTTGTACTTACTCCGATAGTATACACTAGGCTTTAAGATACTAACCGTATTTTTAAAGAGCGTTACTACTAGGAACTTATCCAGTCATTCATATGCCACTGGCGGCTACTTCGTGGGCTTTCCTTGCCTTGTTCCTTACTATGTGGAGTATATTATCACACTGATTAAAGAAAGCAACTATTATTTTAGATTATTTTGCTGGCGGTAGGATATAAGGAAACGGGCGCGTGATTATACACAAGTTAACTAGGAAGTAAAGAAAAACTATTTAGTAAAAGATGCAAAAAGAGCTTGCATTTAATAACCGTGGTGCTAATATGTATCACATCGAAAGGCAAACAAAGGAGGGAGCAAAATGACCGTCAAGGCACTTAAAAGCAATCGAGCGATAGCTCGAAGCGGTCACATTAACACAATTGAGCAATTAAGACAATCAGACGTTGGGGGTTTTCCATCAACTAGTATTGTTAGCCGAGCTACGCCTAGGCAGCTTAATAATATAATGCATACGGCAGGCAATGAGGAGCAATCTGTATTAACTCCTTTAAGTAGTCAAAGTGCGTATAAACATATTAAAAATTTGCTTGATTTACTTGTTTCCGGTGTGGTAGAATACATTACAATCTACTCGCCAGATGGTACGTTAATAAGTGATCACTATTATTCTACACGTCGATCTATGGAGGAGGATTGCGATTCCGCTTACTCTAAGGCTAAGGACGATTTACTAATCTTAGCTAGATCTAGTAATGGCATCATGTTAACATGGGGTAGCTATGACGCTAGAAAGTCGGCAGGTGTCGGGGTCAAGGTAGAGTGTGAGGTTTTCAATCAAAATGATAACCTATTTGACGCTATCTATGATATATTTAACCATGCTAACTATAACGATTTAATTGACGTGGATTTATCCGATAAGCTACGCAATCAGGGCGTTATTATACAGGGTCATACAGTTAGCGAGAACAAGTATACACAAGTAATTATAGAGGAATTTTTAAAATCATCTATAAGCGAAGCTGGCGAAACAGCAGAGCAACCAATCGAAACCAAAGAGGAAACTAGCAAAATGAAAACAACATTCAGCACTATCTTAGCAGAAAACAAAGCAGCAGCAATCAACGCTGGCGAGATGGAAACGGGGCGTTTAGTCGTTAATCGTATTGTGGCAGTCGTTAAAAAGCGTGCTCCGCTAATGGTTAAAGGTTACATTGATACACCAGTAGGGCGCATTGCAGTAGCAAATTTATTTGCCGCTTTAGTGCGAGAATATCTACCTGATAACGCACTGGCAGGACGTGCGGCAGACGGGGCGGTGAAGTCGGCAGCTTATGAAGTATTGCGCGATATTGATATACCAGCAATTCTGGAAGAAGTATTGGCAGGATTCAAAGAAGCGGAACCAGCACCAGCAGACGAAAAGATCGCACTGTAACATAAAGGCAGGGGCTAGAACTTAGCCCCTAATTAAAGAGGTGATACAATGGCAAAAGTTATCAATTTTGAGTGTGTACACGTCTTAAATATCCGTACAACGGGGCAAGCGTTATCGTGGAAAAGCGCACTAGAACAGATTAGTAAGTGTACTAAATGCCAATATGTTACTGTTACATTAGGTCGCTTGGTTTTCCGTATTGACTGGCTAATACTGGCTAGTATTTACGAATCTTTACAATTAAATATGCCGTTTAGTGTTGCAGTAGGGGGCGAAATCTGGTATATTGAACAATATCAGGACGTGGAACAATTGTTTTATAACGTTCCTGTAAGCCGTCTTTTTATGAAAGAGGGAGTAGCTTATTATGTGGGCGATATTATCGGGCTATGTGGAGAAGTTACTAAGGGTCAAGGGATTACGAATCATAGTACTGCTAATTTTAGCTGAGTTATTATATCGTGTTTTCTTTGAATCTAAGTACTACTTTTATACGCTCCAATGACCATATTTAAAGTGTTGCTAGTTAGTGGCTGTATATGTATAGTTTGGCATATATTAGCCCACTGGCTAGATAGTAGACGCTTAAAACGTATGGGTAAAGGCTGATATCTAACCTATAGGGGGTTATAATGTGGGATCTATTTCTATCCCCCAATGGGGATTTAAGCTGGCTTTCTTTGTTGCTGGCGGCTGTATGCACTATAGCTATTTTAGTGATCTTTGATGATAACGAGCCGTTACTATAGGGTTTTATATGAAGTGTGACAAGGTAGGCGTATATTGCAACATTCTAGCGGCTGGCATCTTTGGGTTAATGATTTTATCATGTATCTTAAAGTAATTCTTTATATGTTGGCTATTTTATGCCCTGTGTTCGGGGCTTCAAGCGGCTTAATGTGGTTAATGACTGTATTAGCAGGATAGCACAAAAAGCTAAAACAATTTAATCTAGATAGGGTAATATTACCCTACCAACACAAAACGAGGGTTTAAATATGGAAAAATTAAAACTGGCATTCCCTACTGCATTTTCTGAGCTAGTTGAATGCTTTGGGGAAAAGCAAGCTGAAATTGAGCTTGAGAAGTTAGTCGAGCGTCAAAAGGTTAACCCTAAATTAGATTTAGAAGATAAGCCATTATTAGCCGCTTTTGTGTGGGAAGAAACGGAACAGGGTCATGAGTACTGGCGAGAGCTTTTATACTCAAAAGACCTACTATCACCTTTGTTCTATTTCTTGTCCGACTCTAGCCATACAGACGACGAATAGCACGAAAAGCTAAAACATTTAAATTCAGGTAGGGTAATATAGCCCTACCAACACAAATAAACCAATGATTTGAGAGGTAGTAAAAATGACCATTATCCAACGTATGCCTAAATTTGTTTCTACTATGGTAGCAGTATTTGACGGGGACGCAGACCTTGCAGCGCAGATCATTAACGAGTTAGAAGCGGCAGGAGTAGAATTCGCAGAAAAAGATTGTGTTAGCTTGGGGGCGGCTTTTGATTGGCAGCAATCCCCGCAAGGTCGGGAGTATTGGGATATGATGGACGATAAAGCGGAGCAGGTACTAGGCGAAGATTACCGCTTGCCAGACTTTCAAGAGTGTGGTTGTCCAGCTTGTCAAATGACCGTTAAACTAGGCGGCACAATTGATGCAATCATGGTTGTAGGATCGCTGGGCTTGCTAGTAGAGGCTATTCCTGAGCCAATGATCAAAGATATGGTAACTCGTGCTAAGGAAGATCGCCTTAAAGAAAGAGCAGGGCGCACGCACTAACATTAATTTAGTTGCTAAGTTTATGCCCCCTCTATGTATAATAGGGGGCATCAAAAGAAAGGGGGTAGCAAATGATCTTATTTACTTTGTGGGGCGTTATTCAGTGGGCTACATTGGTTTATATCCTCGTTACCCCGTATGTATTAAATGCCGTAGTAGCCGCACAGTTAGCAGGCGTATAACTTCTAAGGAGGTTATACACAAGTTAACCGTAAACAATCGAGGGTATTAAAATGAAATTATCTAAACTGGTATTAGCTACTTTAGTGTTAAGCTTGGCAGGTTGTGCGACTACTGGCGAAAAACCAGCTATAACCCCTAAAACGTGTATGGGTATCATGGAAGTTTCGACCATGAATCGCACCTACTCAGTGGACTTGAAAGCCGTCAAAACTAACAAGTATGGCGAAACGTTCTATCAGGTTAAAGGCTACAATCCATTTGTAGGCGGGGCAGGTTGGGTTCGTGAAGATGCTTTTCAGTCTGTAATATGTAATGAATGAGATCATATATATTAAACGCTTTATATCCCTATACTGGCATTTTATAGGGGTAGTCGAAGCGATGCACGAAAAGGCAGTTAGTGAGAATCACCAATACGGGATTGACCTAACTAGACGTAAACTAGACCGCCTTAAAATTGATCTGCTAGGCTGGCAAGATAAGCTGATGCACGAGATAAAAAATACAAAATAGTCATTGACACTATAGCCCTTTCGATGTATATTATATGCATACACCAAAACGAGAGGGCTACAAAATGATTATTCGTATTTCTGGCATTAACATAAATAACGATTTAGATATGTTTGACGCACTGGCGGGCGCAGGTTATGCAGGGGCACTAGATCGCCTAGACGATATAACAGCAGAGTTAGACGTGAGAGATTATGCCTTTAGACAACGGGCAGGGATCGAGGAAGCAGATGTATTACAAATGATCAGTGAGCTTACATCATTAGGACTAACTCTAACGATAGTCGGAGAACCTAACACTAGCCTATTAGAAGCCGTGATTGCAGGCAACTAACAACCATAACAACCATAACAGCCTTGCAGAAATGCAGGGCTTTTTTATGCCCCTAGCCTCTCAAGCCCCTATAAGACTATCCCTATCACAATTAAACCTCTCACAATGGCTTACAGTGCGTTTCATTGGACAACCGCATTATATGCTATCAGAGACTACTGTATAAATAAACAGGTTCAAAACTGTGGATAAGTCCTGTGGATAAGTCGAAATGAATCGATTCAGCAAGCCCCCAACTGGTCAGACCTGTGGATAACTTCTAAATGCAAGTGAGAAGCATTCGCATTCATTTAGCCGTCTAAACGTCTGGACGTCTAAACGTCTAGACGGCTGGACGTCTGGAAGGCTGGACGTCTAGACGTCCCTCTGCGCTTATGTGCATAATCGGGATCGCTTTTTCAAAACGTTACATGCGAGCTAGGCCACATGTGAATTTCTGAAAATGCAAATTCCAAAATTCTCGAAAAAATTTTTCCATTCGTAAAATATTCTCTCCTGCTCCCTGGCTGTTTCAATTTCCCTATACTATTTACTCTTCCACCAGCAGTTCTCCAGCCTCAAAAATAAAATGCAAATATAAAACTGAGTGCGTCTTTTCTATGGAACTCCATTTTATTTTTGATTCTCAGGAATGTGATAGCCTTAGTTTATAAATCAGTTTTGAAAACTCCGAAAATTTTAAATGCCCAGATCTATCCCAGCAATCCAGTCAGCCAGGGAAGAGGAGAAAACCAAAGAAATCACTTGACAACCAGTTTTGCTAAAGTCAATTAACCAAATTGATCCACCAGCGTTTTATAAACTAGAATATTATTTGCCCTCAGAATTTAGGTGTGAGCAATTCTCCTGTTCCCCTTCCGAATCTATTGATGCAGAGGATTCTAGGAATGCAAAATATTTATCGCTGCTAATTTGAGTTGTGGGAAACCTTGGGAAGTTGTTTGGTGGATGCTTGGGGATTTGATCAGTTGTGCCGGGGAACAGGAGAGGATTTTGTGGGATGCTCAGAAAAATCGTTGTTCGCAGAAAAACGCATTTAAAACAACCCCCCTGGTAGCTAACCGCCCTATATCGAAAAATTATGACCTTAAAGGTGGGTAAAGGGCTTGAAAAATAAAAAATTCATGAGGCCCCAAGAACTGGATGATTCAACGGTCGGTATAAACAAATCTCTCCTGTTCCCAGGCTGTTTTAATTAGATATGATGTGAGATGTGGGTAGGATGAACTTTTATTGTCTAGATATGATGTGGCACGTGGGTAGTGTGATGATTTATAAGGGTTAGGAAAGTCTAGGAGTGCACAATTTGTGGAGGGAAGTCACGAGAAGCTTATAGATGTGGAAGTTGAAAAAGGGAACAGGAGAAATTTTTATCTAGGAATATCTAGGTAAATGAATCTCACACCTAGCAGAATTCCAGGGTATCAAAGGTTCCAGTTCTATTATTATGTTTAGTATAGATAATAAAAAACCTCCTTGAGCGGAGGTTTATTGGTTTTATTAAACGAGTGGTTTTTAAAGAATAGAAGATCCCCAAGGATGCATAGCAGTCGCATGAAGCACTTACACGAGACTATGTACGTTGTACCGTGATGTAATCTGTCTCTCCTTTGGTTCCGAGCCATATACATCACTTCCTAGTCAAGTAAGTGCTTTGCTGCTGTATTGACGATAAATCTTGTTTATCTAATACAGATATTATAACATCAAAACTTTGTCACGTCAATGAAAAAATTTAATTCCGTCAAAGGTCAGTTGCACCGGGTGGAGGGCAACCGTTGACTCCTATACTTGGACTTAGATCTTTCTTAGGTGGAGTTCTCTTAGGGCTTACAATACGTTTAATCATGAATTGTTTGAATCCATTTAGTCCCACCGATATTGCTTTTACTGCTGAGTTTGATGAGGGTTTCAAAGACTTAGTTTCTTCTCTGTTAAAGTCTCCTAGTTCCATGCCTAGGTAAGAGAGGTAAGTCACGAAATCTTCATCAGAGTGCGCAAGAGCTTGCTTCACCCATTCTGGGGCCGGTGCCTTTATATGTGACCACATCGCCAATGTTGATGCGATAAATGCTTGGGAAGTATTATGTGCATACTGTCTAGTGTATGGTAACGTTGGCTGATCAATCAGGATTGTATTTCCTTTATATAAAATACTATCTCCTGTTAATGTACCATTGTATACTACTTCCGGTATATCCTTTTCATCTAGCAGTGAGGTTAGTGGGGGTAATTCTACTACCTGTGTTCCTTCCCAGAACTCTGGTTCATCGGACATATACCCTACAACCTTACACATGTAGTAACCAGTCTTTTGTGTATGTCTGATTCGGTTGAACTCCTTGAGTTTATCCTTAGACTTAGATTTGTAATACCTTAGAGGTTGATACTCTGGCTCAAAGATAGACTTGAACGCCACATCCATTGCAAATCTAGAGTTATGGATTCTTACAGCTGGGAAACTTACCTCTTTGTCCTCATGAATAAGTAAGTCAAAGTTTGCCACTGTCCTAGCTTCTGATAAGTCGATAGCTCCATGATAGGAGAGGAAGTGTAACGGATAAGCTGATATGCTACGTATACACTTTCTATCTGCTGAGGGATAACGCTTGGTAAAGAAGTCCACTAGGCGCAACTCGTACTCGGAAAGCTCGGAGGTCTTCTTACCATTTAAGTCCATTAAGTCTTGATACGCTTGTTGAACTAGGGTTGGGTTTACTGATGATAACATAATTATTTTCTCCTGTTCCCTGGCTGAATGAGCAAGGAACTACGGCTGTCTACGGAAGTCCTCTTACAGCCATCGGAGGACTTTCTGAATCTATACTTACATTATAACACAGTCCTCGGAAGACTGCAAGTAATCTTTCTTATTTATTGTCTATAAGCCAACAGAAAGCACAAAGCCCCACACACCATAGGCATGTGAGGAGAGTTGTTAGACTAAACATAAGTCTCTTCGTTGTTTAGTTTGACTTCTACGTAACGCTTAAGTACTGGTGCAATAAGACTCATTGCCTCTTTAATCTTGGTAGCGTACTTATCTGCGGATTCTTTCTCAGTGAATACTCGGTGTTCCCATTCAATGTTAGGCATGTCCATAGCACTATAACGAAGACTTGAGTAGACTGGGTATTTAACTGTCCATGAGCGAACCAATACTTTCTCTTTTAATTCGCCAATGTTATTTTCGTAAAGCTCTTTCTTAGGTGGAGTGAAGAAGAAATCTAGGAAAGCCATATAATTATCCTTATATAATGTTTGAGAAAAATTCAGTAATTGATTTGCCTAGGTGTGCTGCAACTACATTTAGCGTAGTCCACAGCACCAGTATAACTACGATAGCAATAACTTTAAGCATTTTTGTTCTCCCTATCAAGATCCCTTAAACCTTTGAGAGTCTTACTACCTGCCTTGATTGCCTTAGCCGTTATCTTCTTTAATTCTCTATCAGAAAGCTCTAACCTATCTGACAGCGTTGGAGTGGTGCGGGTTATGGTGTATATTGTACCACCAACAACGGCGAAGATAATTACTAAGACGGTTAGGGCTATTAACATGATACTAATCATTCGTCTTTCTCCGGTGGTATCTGTAACTTATATTGTCTAACCGCTTCTATAGCCTCATCTAGCGCACCGCTTAGTTCTTTGTACTTTTGCTCTTCCGAGGGTACAGATATTGACCATGTTGAATCATCATTCCAAGATGGTGTCTTATAGTTTATAATCTCTTTGTAGAGATCAAGGTTTTCCTTATTCTGTTTACTTGCTAACATGCCGATAAGGAAAACTATAATACCAGCCATTATGAGGATTATTACCGATAGAATCGTTACCATAATTGAATCCTAGAAAAATAAGGGGAGCCAAATAGGCATTGATACCAACGCTGCTCCCAGGATTATAAATACTGGTAATACTATTGTGTCGTTGTTACCCATATCTACTCCGTAATAACTAAGTTGTTTAACTTACCCTTTACTTTATCTAGGAAGACTTGATCAGGCTGGTAGAAGCTTCTGATTTGCACTAGCTTCTTCAGTGCCCAGTTAGATGCAGCTTTCTTAGACTTACTAAAGCTAATAGTTTCTGCGTTTCGATAAATGTCTGCCAACTTAACCTGAGCAACTGCCGGTACGAAACTATATAGCTTATTGTTAGTCAATTGCTGGTCAATATCTTTAGTTAGTCGGTCAACGATAAATGCAACATCATCACCAAATGCTCTTCTAACACTTTCTAGGTTGAGGTTTGTATCCTCAACGACATCGTGAAGCCATGCAGCGCATAGAGTCACGAGATGCTCATAGTCATTTGGGAAATCAAATTCTCTACCAACAATACGAGCTACCCCTGCTAGATGCATGTTCGTATAGTCGTCTTCATGACTAAAGCCTTCTCCTGAACGGAAAGCCTGATTTTTATGGGCTATTCTAGCTACGGAGCCTGCAATTTCCGCAGCAATCTCCTCTATATCTTCACCCTCTAGCAGAATCTCTAGATTAGCTCGGTTTTCCCAAGTAGGGTGTTTCAGTATAAAGATTACTGCGTCAATTAGTCTTTTGTCTTTCATTTTTCTCTCCCGTAGTATGAGTCGAATGTATGTTGAAATGCTGTCTGGTCTACTCGAACTTTAAGAGTCCAGAACCATCTTGAGAAGAAAGTATGAACTCTGCTTTCAGGGTGCGGCATTCTGGATGTTTCTACTAACGTTACCGCCGGATAGATACCACGTAAGACTTCCACCAGCAAGTGAATATTTAAAACTCCATCATCGTTAATCTTAAAGATATTCTCTCCCTCTCGTAACTTTGGGCAGATATAACGTAATTCGTCTAGTGTTCTACGCAGTACATCACTATCTATATCGAATCTCATATTGCCCATCCTACTATTAACCAGATTAAAAGAATAATGATAACGTATATCATTGAGGAGTTCAGTGTACTTGCATCTTTCTTAGCCTGACTATTTCTTATACACTTAGGAACTATTGGTACTCCACCTAGTGTGTAGTATACTGGAGTATATTTATCCTCGAAAAGCAGATGCCAATTATGTCCATCAAACTCTTCTAAATTATCTGGAAACTCAGTTTGTAATTGGAAGTTTTCAACTATGAGACCTTTTGTCTTTACTCCTAAGATTAAAGCCTCACTTTCCTGTGCAATAAACCAAGTTTTGAGATTTGGCAACTCTGTTGCCTCAACAAAAAGCCTCATAAGTAAATCTCCTAGATTTTATTACCAAGAACGCTGTACTTAGTCTTGGCAATCATTATTGCATCAAATAGAGCTTTGTCCGCAGCAGCATTCATTTGTTCTATGTCCTTTAGTGTTGGACGTTTGTCTAATTGAATAACAATACGCTGAACAACAGATAGAGCACTATTAGTCTTTAGTACTGTAGTTCCTGGGTTGATTGTATTAAACCCCGAATGGTGAATAAAACTAGCTACCAGTTCAGGGGAATCAAATTCCCTAGTTATGGTAAGATTCCTGAAGCGTACATCCTCCCTGAAATGATGGATGGGCTTATCTGCTAGACGAACAAAATAGAACGACATAAGATATTACTCCTGTTCTAAAATTTCCTGAAAATAATCGTTAACTAGATCACGACGCTGTTCATCTGCTGCACGCATTTCTAAGTAAACGTCTTCAGACGTTTCACATTCTGTAATGCGGAACTGTAACAGGCGGCCTCCTTTGATTACTGCATCGGCACCTTGAAGTTCTGCCACTGCTACTGGGCTAATTGCTAATGCTGCTTCTTCTGCCCCTGCCCATGTGGTTGCTGTTTTACATGCCATTACATCTTGTGGCAAGAATCCATTACGTGGGTCATTTAACCCAATGTTAACAACGCTGACCACAAATACTGTTTCTTTATCTTGCATCTAACACCTCTATGTTTATGTTGTCTAAGAAGTCTAAGACTTCATCGAAATCTAGCTTTGTTGCTAGGATTAAAGTTGAGTGGCTAATCTCTTTAACCACTCCATCGAATTTTCTGAACCTGTTGCAGGTATCTGCTAAATCTGTAGTGTCTACAGTAAGTATTACATCTTCTGACATGCCAGCCACCGCTTGTACTTGTAGTCTAGAGTCTTAAACTGATGTTCCACGTCCCTAGATGTATAGTCTAGCTGTACCCTGGCAGGGCTTCTACCTTTTACCCATTCTAGGCTTAATCTATCATATGCTTCACCTGTCTGGTATACGAAAGTCCTACGAAGTCTTGTTTCTGCTGGTATGTGAATAGCAAAGATGCCTACGATAAATACTATTACAGCTAACAGTCCAACCAACCAGAAATCAGTGTAGATTGCTAAAAGTCCTAAGATGATCATTGGCACTAAGATAAACTTAAAGCCGTCTCTATTCTCTTTCTTTACAATTTCTGAGTATGTCACGGGTGTCTCCCTCCATCATTATAAGTTTAGGCTTAAAACCTACATAGTTGTATAGTTTTGCTGCCATAGACTCGCTATCTGCTTCTATTTGCACTCGACTAATCCCAAAGTCGTAGAATTGCTGTACAGCCGTTTCTATTAATTTAGAGGCAAAGCCATGTCCACGATACTCCGGTTTAATATACAGAGAAGTGATTACACCAATCATAGTATTATCAATGTCTACTGCTACTGATGTTCCAACAAAGCCAAAATATTGGTAGCAGCCACTATTATAGTCACTGTACGCATGCGTTATCGTACCTAGATCAGAGTTAATACCAATTTCACTATCTAGTTCTTTTTTAAGTTCCGATATCGCTTCTTTGTTTACGTTAATAACTATCAATGTATGGTCTCCGGTATGTCATCTATTTCTTTGAAACTAGTCATAACTGCTTCAGCACTTTTAGTTGATAAGGGTACAGACATTTCTATTTTAATATTTGCTCCCTCAATCTCTTTAGACTGGTGGAATGAAAAGGGCAGATTATCTTTAAATTGCTTCAATAGCCACATTGACGGTGTGACGCTTTCAAATGGCATCTTAACTGATTCCACAAATAGATTATATACACCAGGTCTGCCCTCAAACTCTTTGATGTATATCTTATGTGGTATAAGAACTATTGAATCCATAAAATATACCCAATTAACCCAGTTGCCACAGCACAATAACTAATAAAGAAATCAACTGCCTTTTCCGCCTGTGGGTAGCCTAGCACACCAAACTTATCCCATATTGCAATTTCATATTTAGTGTGGGCAAACAGGCACACACAAAGGAACATTATGTATAATAACATTTTTACCTCTCTTATCAATTTATATAAATATTATATCAAATATTTAGGGTTTTGGCAAGTAATTTAATAAAAAAGCCAAGTGGTTTCCCAGCTTGGCTTTTAAAAGATTACGATCCGGTAATCAGTAAATAAATAAACTGGGACATTGGTATTGTAAACCCAAATGCCACAGCTATCCACGCTAGGGCAGATACAACTAAAACTGTAACAATAGTTTTACGAGAACGGATTGGGTAAATATACTTAATCAATGCTTCACGTACTGTCCTAGCCACTTCATATGCTGGATAAACCCCAAATAGGGCAACTATTAGAGTTTTGAGAACAAGCAATGTTATTGCTAAACCTGTCATTTATACCTCAATATCTAGTGTTTTGAATCTGTTATAGAATTGAATGCCTAGGTCAGTAATTCTATAACGATGAAAAATAGCGGGAACCTCAAAATCCCCTAGTTCGGTGTGTCGTATAGCTAGTTTCTTTGCGCAGTGAGGACATGAATGCCCATCCATATGTGTTGAAGCACGCTGCATAAAGAAGTCTTCATGGTCAGGGCACCAAATCTTGACTGGTAACGAACCTCTGACATACTCCACCTCTCTGTATCCATAAAATAATTCACCATGATATTTTATAGCCTGTAATATAAAATATGCGTTTAAAGCGTCTTGCTGGTGCCACGGTTGTAATTGTTTAATTTTCCTGTGGTTTAGAGTTCCTGAGCGAGTCAGGAACTTATGCAAAGGAAAAGTTTTGGCATCTTCAAGAATCGCTATCTCGATGCTCGTCACTAATTCTTGAGTCATTATGAGCCATTCCAACTGGTGCAAACGAGTTTGCTGCACGCTCAGGTCGTTGAGTTGCTATCCACCCTAGTGCTACTGGTCTAGGGATAACAAGACCTGTTTCTTCAAATACGCGCTGAATCCACTTGATTCCAGATTCATACTCGCCAAACACATAGTTAGCTTCTAGCCAATCTAGTGCGTCGGTATCAAAGATTTCCATTACACGGTACTTCACCAACTTAGAGCCACTAATGTCTAGTAGCACGTTAGCCCAAGTACCGAATGGTAAATCAGTTTCTGTCATTTCATTTAATAGCTGTACATTTAGGCGGTTATCCAATGAAATATACAACTGCATAAATAAATCATTAAACTGACCAACACCATCTGGTGTAACTTCCCAATAAAGTTTAGAGATTGTATCTCTCATTAAATGTGTCTCCACTTAAACGACTTAGCTGGTAGTACTAAGACTTCTGCTGGGGCATTATGGATATTTGTTACGTCTTCTAGTGTTACTGTTTCTGGCGAGTAAGACCCACTTAGCTCTTTACGAATTACCACACGTGTCCTTATTTCCCCTTCAACCGCTATGATAAACGGGGTAAACATTGGAGTAAGGATCTTACCTGAATTCCACGCCTCTTTTATAGAGGTCTGTAATCTGCGATAAATTGAGTCAACTGCTTCAGAGTCAACGTCAATAAACTCCAGCACAGATGCTAAAGTTGTTGCTTCATCATAAGTTAGATAAAATTCCATTACTAGTACCCCACATCTATCTCGTTATCAACAATACGCTTAATATCCGCAATTGCCTTAACTTTCTGTGTTCTGTGGATATTCATATCTGCTACTAAGTTGGTAATTTCTCTACCTAGTGAGCCAATTTTATTATCAGCACTAGAACGAATATTGTCAATTTGATTCTTAAACTCAGATTGCATTGCCTCTAGACGAGCGTCTGCCTGTTCCATAGCCTCCTTTGCTATTTTCTGATAGTCTTGATACAAGGATTCTGCCACACGTTTGTCCTTTCTAGCTTTCATAGTATTATATGATGCGTATATTGACCACACTAAACATACTAGACCAAAGATCCAAGCCCCTACCGCTACTGTAAAAGGAGTCATTATTTCTCCTTAGTCAGAGACTTAACTTTTTGCGTAAAGCGATCAATACGCTCACCAGCAAATTCGAAGCTAAACTTCCAATTCAGTTCAAACCAAGAAGAATTACCATCTTTCTTACGAGCTAAATTAGCCTTACTTCCTAGTACTAAGGTTATTGCAATAATCCATAGTAAAAATGCCATATTAATGTTTCTCCTTATTTAGATCTGCTAAGTATAGGTCAATCACTTTTTCTGCTGATTCTAGTGCTCGATCAGCTTCTGTTTTATAGTCTGTAAATAAAATAGTAAGCTCAATATAGTTATGTTTTAGCTTTAGATATTTACAATACAGAGATAGTGCTACTATAGTACTTAGTATGGTAATAGCACTCAGTAGAATATAGAATATTGTCATTCTACTTCTTCTCTTTCAATTTGTTTTCAGCTTTACGCAGATCACGAGATAGTGCACGATTTCGTGCTTCTTCAACTTTTAGTAGTTCATACTGATTACGTTCTGCCTTACGAGCTTTATCACACTGCATAGCCATATTGCTAAGTGAACCATATAATGCGTTTAGAGCTTCGATGCTCATTTTATCAAACTGCTTACCTAAATGATCATCCAAACCTGTTAAAATTAACAGAGTGTTTACCATTTGTGCTTTGGTTAAGTTCAGTTCTTGCATGTGGTTAGGTACTGTAGCCATAATTTATTTTCCTTTCTTCTCATCAATTTATAAATATATTATACAGAAAAATTGGCATTTTAGCAAATGAATTTTTAAGATAAAATCATTATATCTTCTAAAGCCAGAACCATCTTCTTAAAGCGCTGCATCTGTGTATCCCATGCAGGGTTCGGGTAGGAGAATTCACCTAAGTCTAGCTTAGCCATACTTTCACGAAGTGGCATTGCTGTTGCTCGCACACGTATGAGATTGTCAGTATCGATAAATACTTCTACATTGAAGTGCCCCGGCTTAGTAGGATTAGTAGCTAAAGAATACCAATCCTTGCATGCGGAGTGAGCATATACATCCATATCATATTCTTCGCAGATTTCTTCTACAGCCCACTTAAGCTTAACTAATGCAAGCACTTCCGGTGAAGACTCCTCTAGAAGTGCTTTTAGTTTTTCTTTATTATCCATGATTACTCCAAAATAGTTTGACTAACTTCATGACAGTGTGTATCTTTATCCAGCTTAACAACTAATAACTCGTTCAGAGATGGTAAAGCTACAGCATACGTACCATAGAATACACCACCAAGATCTAGATAGACCCTGTTCCCTGACACGAGTGGATTGTCAATTACGGTGTGCCCATGGAATACCATATCTATATTTTTAACTGGGTCGAAGATTCTGCCATGAATAACATCAGTTACTAAGTCACGATCCCAAACAAATGCTTCTAATGCTTGAGTGCCGAATGTGTGTAGAGCTTTTTCTACAAAGTTCCAGTCGTTATCAATAAATGTACCAACACCACCGTGAACTGGGATACCTGCATGAACGATACCAAACTTCTTACCGCGATGCAGAACTGTCATTACCACTGGATGTTTAATCATTTTCATGAAAAAATCATGGTCAGTCTTATAACGTCCACCCTCTTGGTAGATGATATTCTGTTCCATAGCCCATGAACCACCATTCATAACCCATAGGTTATATGCACTGGTAATAGGGAACAAGTCGTGATTTCCTAATACTGTGAACCAATTTGTTTCTTCGTTGAATGCATCTACTACTTCTAAGTTTTGGTGTCCACGATCTATAAGATCCCCACAACATACAAGGTAATCCGTGCCAAAACGAAAACCTACTGAGTCTAATACTTCGTAGAGGTCATCTAATTTACCATGAATATCACCAATGACAAAAAGTTCTGATTCATCTGGAACTCTTAATGTCATGTGCATTTTAATACTTTCAAAATTGTCTAAAATCATAATAACCTCTAGGCGTAAAAAGCCAGCCCGATTAAAGGCTGATTAATGGGTGGTGAGAAAAAAGCGTACCATCCTGTTTATTAACATGTTTTCTAACAATATCTAGATTTACTGGTCTACCGACATTATCTACAGACACATTGATATATCTAGGGTCTTGAATAGTTTGATCATGAACATGCCCGTGAATATTAACTTTATGCCATAACTCATCTGGATGAATTGGTGCATGGCTAGCCCACATTTTGTATGAGCGTAATTTCATTAGACCTGAGCCAAAGTCTGATACTTTCGGGTGGTTAGCCACCTCTCTAAAGTACGATTTTCCTCGTTCAAAGTCATGATTACCGCCCATGTATATGACATTAGTGCTATCTGGGATAGCCGACATTAGTCTTTCAAAGCTTTCTAGATTAAACGCGTTATCTCCTAATAGGTAGATTTTATCACGTTTACGTATAGTCTCTGAAAGAGTGGTCAAGATATACTCATCATGCTCTGCTACTGTAGTAAACATTGGTCTATACTTTAGGATGTTTCTATGACCTAAGTGGGTATCTGACCATGCGAATACTGCCATCTTTACTCTCCTAAGTCTCTCAATTCCAATTCATCGTATACTTGCAGTACAGCAGCTTCGGTTGGCTCATTCAACCCCCAGTCACCTGTAGTACCATCTAGGTAGCCCATCTCGTAAAAATACTCAATAAGTCGTAATACTTGCTGAATATTCATATTTATTCTCCTGCTCTAATTTTCATTAAGCCTTCGATTAATAATTTCATATTAGCAACCGTTAGCTGTTCAATTCCGTCCTCTTTAACACCAATCATTTCAACTAAAGTCTCTATGTATGGTCGTTTTAGTCTACCCTCCGGACAATCCATAGCGCATATCTTTTTTGTTTTAATTGCTTCTATGATACATTCCAGTGCTTCTAAGTTTGCTTTTGATACGTCTAGATCTACGCCCAGATCGTTAGCAATTTGTTTTGATATATCTTTCTTTGTCACTCGTTTTTTAGTCGAAGTTGCTGAGTATGAGTTAAGAGCCAATTTATCCAACTTAGCTTCAAGTTGTGCTCTACCCTCGTCTGTACGCATTTTTTGTTTCAGCTCACCCTCTGTCATATTAAAGGATTTAGCCATTTGAGAATAGTAGCGATCTGACATAATAAAAAAACCCCTCATTTCCGATTTATGATATTATTATATCAAAGAAATGAGGGGTTTGGCAAGTGATTTTATAAATTATTCACTATCTAGAAGTTCAATATGTGGGGCGTCTAGGAACTTCGCAGGTTTATCGTTAGGATTAGAAGTCCAGGTATACCCAAATTTAATTCCAATCCCAAGTTCTGCTGCTACATTCATGATATGAGTTAGAATAGGTAACCACAATTCAGGGCGTTTACCCCAGTCCTGAGGTAGCTTAGTAGGGTAGATATCAACTGCACGTGCGTACCCATCTTTCTTACTAGCTAAGTGTTTAGACCCATCTATAGTCCTAGAAACACCTTTACGGTAATTCTCTAATTGTTGCTCTCTAGAACGTAAGCCTTCCTGGATACGGAAGTCACGTGGCGAGTCAACAATTGATGCTTCCATTAGTTTAACTAATTTAGGGTTTACACCCTCCAGCATCTTCTTACTCTGTGTCCCAAAATAGAATGCCATTATATAGATCTCCCTAAGTACCTAGATGCAGAGTTACATATCTTTCCTAGGTATTCTTCATAATTAAGAAGTGACTGCGTATCCTCGATTTTCACTGGTAGTTCGTTCCATGCAATACCAATGTAACCAGAGTATATATTGTTTAAGTTGAAGAACGGGCAAGTATATACAAAATCAAAGTTTTGATTCCTGAATGTAGGAATGTTTCTCCCTTTGAAGTATTCACTTTCCATGTCCCACCTGACCGCTAAATTCTCTCCGGCTAATTGTGTGGAATAAAGTTCAGAAGACTTATCCACCGGTTTTGGCTCATAATCTATTTTTTCTAGTGGCATTTTTCCTTCCCAAACAAGTACACGTTGGTAGTCGTTAACTGCTTCTGGTTCATACTTCATAACGAATACCGCGTCTGCTTGAGTCTGTAGAAATAGAGCCATTGCCTTCTCTCTTGCTACAGCTGGAAACCTATCTTCTCTCTGCACTTGTATCTCTCTAAGTACAGAGGTGGTAGACAATGATTGTCCCCACTGTATCAAAGCTGGAAAATGCATAACTAATAAATATAGACAAACTGCAATAAACACTGATACTACGTTTGCCAATAATGCGCCAGGGCTTTTGCCGAAGTTAGCGAAGATTACTCCTAAAAGTTTTAAAAAGTTTTCCACACGAATATCCTCCTAGCTAATAACTATTATACTACACCTCCGTGTATTTTGCAAGAAGTATTTGAAATTCGAGTAGGCATAGGTTGAATAAAATGTCAAGTAAAGAATTCAAAACAAGAAAAAGCCCATCAGCAAAAACTGATGGGCTTTAATTACATTAGGCAGGTGTGAAAGTAAATTTAATGTCCCCTGCACCCTGGTCAACATTAACTGATGCACCAGGATTTCGCTCGGCTATTGCAGCCTCGATAGCCGCTTTTTGAGCATCCAGGATTTCTAACTCCATCTGCTTCTCAGCCAACATACGCTGTTCGTGCAGAGCACCTAAGCGGTTAGTTAAATCTTCACCTTGGAACCACAAATCTTTACCATGCTCGATCATATCGTACAACTCCTCTTCTGTACAGAAGTGGGTAGCAAGGTCACGTAGGAACGTATTGATTTGGACAGTGTCTGCTTCAACACTTTGACGAATCTCTGGAGCCTTACCAAATACACCACCACGGTATGTGTGTAACATAACGCGAGAAGTCGGATAAGTATACCAAGAATCACATGCTAAAGCAATCATACCTTGAGCGGATAGGGCATCACCTAAGATATGTGCTTCTACCAGAGCATCGCAAGACTGAATCAGGTTACACAGCTGAACTGCTGTTGTTAAGTAGCCACCAGGTCCGTTGATCATCAGGCGGATAGTATCCTGTTCTGGTGCTGTCATGAGCAAGAGTGATAGATCACGGTACTGTGAGGCTTCCTCAATATTCGTATCCAAGAAATATGTGTGTACATTACCTAAAGATGCAGGCTGTGTCAACATGTGAGTTGATGCAGGTAATTGATCTAATTTTTCTTCGCTCATAAAATCCCCTATTAAGAACCATACATAGCTTCACGAATTAGCTCCGTGAAAGTTTCATCGTAATTATTTGTGATAGAAAAGTCTACCTCAAAAGTGTGTGACGCAGATGGGTGGGTACTCTGGATAGCATAATCATCCTTAGTGGCAACTATACCCCAACGTGTTCCACCAGCTTCTTTTACCCAATCATGTTCATTAGGGAATCGTACATCTGTAATAATAACGCCTTTTTCTGACTTAGCATACTTAGCAGCTACTAAGTCTAGCCAAATGCCCTCTGAAAACCTTACTCTCCCTAATTCCGTTCCTAGATGTTCCAATATTTTACGTGGTGATATACGGTAAGCTGCTACCATATCATCACGTTCATTTAGGGCTATTGGTGCACGATATTGAGCTAAGTCAAACGTTAACCATTCAACTAACTCAGTTCTGGCATCTATATAGTCTAGATCTAGCATTTTAAGGATGTTTTCTGTATACTCAACTGCTTTGATAAGGTTTTCGTTATCCACTTGGAGAAAGAAAAACTTCTCTTTAGTAGGGCGATTGCCAAGTTCTTCTGCTGTCACGCCAAATATTAGTCCAGCTAAGGTATATACTGGTTCTGCAAACGAGACGATTTCCACGTCTAATTGCTGAGCTACAAAATGAGCAGCAAAGTCTTTACCAGACCCTGCTGCCCCACTCAGACCTATTAAAGTCTTACTTGTCATTTAGTTTAGAACACCTTGTTTCGTCATATTGATAATAGCAAACCATTGCCATAAGGTCTCGAACAAATCGTTCCTTAGAAACTTGACCTTTGGAATAGTTCAGATAGTCTTTCAATGTAACCATAGCCCAGACTTCCCCATTGATGTTCTCAAATTTAAAGCTAGGCATAGTATAAGGTTGTACTGGTGCAGGCCACGGTATAGGTGGCTTCTGTACTTCTACTACAGGGTTAGGCAACGGTTCAGACAGCTTAGAAGTACACCCTACTATTGTGCTGGAGAGGATGAGCAATAATCCGTATTTCCAGTTAGACATGAGAAGTTCTCCTCGTTTTCCTTGATAGCTTTTTTAGCTTTAAGGGTTGTTAACCCAGGCTTAGCTTCAAATGTACTTGCACGTGAAGCTGCTTTCTCTAGAGCTGCTATTCTAGCCTCAGATATGTTAAGATTTCTATTGATAGTAGAATAATGAGCATCTAACCTCTTATTGTTCTCTTCCATCTGTAACCTAAGATTATTCATGCTCTTTCGTATATCATTGTACGAGGCTGCATATATGTCATTAGTGTTAGAGATGATTTCAATAGTCTTTTCTTGGGTATAGATCATCCTGATCCCTGACAAAATCAATAGTATTAATATTAAAATTGTCGCCCAATTAGCCGAAATAATACTGAAAAACCCCGCAGTTTTCGACAGTTGTTTAACTCCTTGTTCCATTTAGTAGTTTACCTCGATTTTGAAGAAATGTTTCAATTTCTTGATGCATCCTATATGGATTGCTTTCAATTTTAGAGATACCCTGTACTATCATAGTGGAAGGATTTACAAGTACTAATGACCCCCCTCTATCAGCCGGTACTGCTAGCAAAAGAGGCTCATCTTCTTTTTTCTTAAATACACTCATTGTGTCTATACCTACTACGGGTATTACCAGTTCCCCGCTTATAGCGTATACTTTGCCGACATAGTATATAAGGGCGTCTAGAGTCTCTGGTATTTTGTAATCATCAAAGTACGTTGATTGTCTACGTTCCCAAACAAACTCTTTATCCATTGAGTGTTGTAAATCATAAGAGTCTATGTAACTAGACTTAATTTCCATTGTTTAAGCTCCTAACTATATCTCTCGCTATGGTGTCTGCCCAGACTCCAAAGGGTGATAGTAGGGCGGACACTATTACAAATGTTAGTGGTATGGGTAGTAAGTGGGACTTACTTTTAACACCTAATCTGCGTAAGTGCGGGTTAACTGAGATTGATTTCATATTCCTTATAGCAGTGAAAGCTAGGTAAAACCCAGTTACACACCATAGTAAAATAATTATTAGTAATAACATTATTCCTCCTACTATCTTGACTAGTATAACACACTTAGTCATAGATTGCAAGCTAATATTTAAAAATCTTCTAGGCTACTGGCTAGGTCATTCCAAAAGTCGGTTTTAAGTTTTTTCTTACGTGCTTCTAGCTCTTTCTCTTGGGAGAACATTTTAATCGACATATTAACGCTATCAGGATCTAGAATCTTATATTTAATTCCCATATCTAAGTCGTCCATTAACCCTTTAACACGCGACACTCCACATTTAGCTAGTTTACCCTTTGCCCCTACTGGTACTAGTATTTCATCCCCACGTTTTAATGGAAGTTTTGATGGGTCATACAGGTACGCGTACTCTTTACCTAGTGAGCCAGGCTGATATCTGACATGAACAACATAAAGATCTGCTTTCATTATAAAATCCTCAATATCTATTTAATATAAACATTATATCAAAATTGAATCAATTATGCAAGTGAATTTTCAATTAAATAACTTAATCCTGCGCCCTGGCGGCTATTCAATATCCTAGCTCAAATTGTTACATGCGTATATACAAAAATACCCAGAGCACTTTCGTACACTGGGTATGGTTACTATAGGCTCTCAGTGAATGTTCTAGCAACCACATCAGCTTGTTGTTCTGGTGTTAGCGCATTAAATCTCACCGCATACCCCGATACTCGAATTGTTAAGTTAGGGTATTTGTCAGGGTTCTTAATTGCATCTTCTAACATCTCACGTTGTAAGACGTTAACGTTTAAGTGCTGACCTCCCTCGATTCTAATAGTTGGGGTTTGCTCAAGTTCAGAACCTACCTGCTCAACAGAAATAAATTCTGCAATGTTTCGAGTGAACAATTCCTCTGGCACGCTTCGTGCTGCTTGGGCTACTTCATCGAACTTCTCTTGAGTCATTATAGAACCAGTAGGCACAAAGTCTTCATTAGTTGAAACTATAACTTTATTCCCTACTAGATCTACAGTGCTAGTATCTTGGTCGATTGGACACACCATAATAAAAGATACTACGGTAGGGATAGTAATGACCGCACCAACCATATTTGTTAGAACTGTTATTTCTCCCACTAGACGTTCCTTATTGAATTTGTGACACAAGTTCCACAACTTCTGCTGTAATTAGTAGTCGTGTAAGATCACTAATTTCTTTTGCTACTCCTTGTTCGCCAGATGCATCAACTTCCGCACACTTAGCGAACTCTGCCTTTAAAGGAGCTACTGCGTCTTCTGCAAACTTAGAAGCAATTGCTACTATTTCAGGATCAGTCAATGCTTTGGCTGTAGCCAAAAGACCACGTAACATAACTAATTGTGGATTAAGTTGGTTAGACATATTATTCGCCTTCTTTAGTTGGTTTAACATCGAATAAATCACGAGCATAGATACTAGTGTTAGGATCGTCGGATGTAAATACTGTAATCATTGGATAATCTTCTGGAATCTGCTCGGGAACTGCATCATGTAAATAAGCGGTTGCAATACCAGCTAGGCTTTCTGTAATTTCACCATGGAATACATACTTAACCATATCTTCGTATGTTAAGTTATACTGACCAAACGCAATGAATGCTAGGTCTAATGCTACTTTCTCTACTAAGAAAGACTCTAAATCATCTTCTCCATCCCAAAAGGATTCAAAGGCTTGGTGACGGATAATTTTCAAAAAGGATTCAGTTAGACGTTCGTTCATTATTACTCCGCGTATTGTGACGATAACGAGATCGTGATTAGATTTTGTGGATGAATTCTAGGATTAATTATAGTTAAAATATTCACTAACGGTTGTAGCCCAGTGGGTTCATCTATAATAAGTAATACCTCTTCGTATTGTGCCCCCGCTAATTCAGTAGCTAATACGTGTGGGTTTTCTGAGCTATCACATGTTACTATAACTTTAGTAAATATGTAATGATCTCTAGATCCTAGTCGGGTTTTACGAAGTATTTCTTCTTTTTCCACCATACTACGAACCGCAAATATAACTAACTTGGTACGTTTAGGTTCAAAATTGTTGTCTAGGTCTACCAGAGATTTTGGAACTTGTAGTGCCCAAGTATGGGCTGCATCGCGTAAAATCTGAGATTTACCAATACCACGTGGGACTGTGTAGTTGTGGTACTGAGATCCTGGGAGTGCAGTTGCTGCAAGCACAGCAGTTCTAATAGCTAGCTGAACTTCTTGTGCTGCTTTTAATTCCTCTGAAGCCTTCGCAACTTCCCGTTCAAGTACTGCAATAGGTTTTTTGACCATAAAATCCTCAAATGTGGAGGTTCTAGCTGGATTTGAACCAGCGACACACGCCGTATGAGAGCGCTACTCTACCAACTGAGTTATAGAACCGGTTAATGGGGCGGGTCGTAGGGTTCGAACCTACATCGTTATTTCTAGTATTCCTATGGAGATACTAGTTTCAAAGCACGCCTTGAGAGCGCCGTCATTACATTATGACTATAACCGCAGTGTAAATTGGAAGGGGAAGCGGGATTCGAACCCACGCTGTCAGAGTCAAAGGCTGATGTGCTAACCACCTACACCATTCCCCAATTGTTTGGTTGCGAGTACCGGAATCGAACCGATCTTGGCTATTGCCGGAGGGAATGAGCCTCCTGAGTTCCCAGAACTCTAACTCGCTATTGAAATTTTATATCTTTAATATGGATAGCACTTGGGTAGTACCCTTCCTCTCTTCCGAGAGTACGCTGAATATCAGCAGTGGTAGTGCCTTCCTCTACCCATAACAATTTTGGCTGTCTGGCTATATAACAATCAAGGTAGCCAGTGTTAATGCTATAATGAACTACAACTGGTACTTTAGCCATTACTCATCCTCACAATCTTGGCAAACAGGGTCACAATGCTTATCAGACATTTCTGCGTATTCACAGTACCAACCACAGTTAGTACACTCAAATACTTCAGCTTCTACCAAAGCTGCTTCAAAAGTTTCTGAATCATCCTCTGGTAAATTAAATTCTTTGTTAAAATCTAAACGAGCATTGAAGTTTCTGTAAGTACAAGAACCCATAACATGGTCAACTACCCAGTTGTGCATGTCTGATGTTATAACCATTCTAAACTCCAAATGTTGTATCTAAAACTTGTTTAAACGCTAACAGCTCGTCGTGTGTCATATCGTCTAGGTCTTTAGGTGACTGAACACCACCATGCTTAAATTTCTTTATTAACTTAGCACCAGCATTATCGGGATCACCTATCCAAACGAATTTTACGTTTGATTTATTTAATAATCGTAATAATGGTTTGTGCATTGAAGAACCTAGAACGCTTACTGCCGGAACACCAACACTATGTAAAGCTGTAGCTCTGAAAACTGCTTCTGTAACGTATACCACTTTTGCATCTTGAGGGACTGTATCTAATCCCCAAAGAGCTGGTTCTGACGACCAAGTAAAGTATCTTGCATCACTTGGTTTATCTGCTTTCTTAGGTGAATCAGGAGAAAATACCTGAAAACCTACAAAACGACCATCTGTTGCGAAAAGAGGAAACGTTGCTTTGTTATTGTCGAGATCAACCCACACTTTGTGCTGGTCAGTAACTCGTTTTGCTTTAAGAGCATCTAAAACGTTCATTTATCAATTCCTCTCAATCAATTCAATATAAATATTATATCAAATCTGAAAGGAATTTGCAAATGATTTTTTGCTTTTAATTTGGCGGTAGGAGGAGGAATCGAACCCCCGCCATGTCCCCACAACGTACCTGATTTCAAGTCAGGCTGCCCACCATTGAGCACTCCTACCAAATTAGTTTTTAAATAAATCCATCAATACATCTAATATTTCTTCTACTGCATGCTCTTTTTCTGTTGGATGAAAGTCTCGAACATCATTACAGATGGATTCACGAACTATTAATGCATCAACTGCTGTATATAATAGTTCTCTAAGATCTTTGTTTTCGTACTTTGACATATTACCCCTTAATAGAGTTAATTATCTTAGCAGCTTCGTCAGCATCATCTTTGTGGTAGTGCTTGCTAATAAGCCTGCCGTCTTTAGTGACAACAGCATACTCTCTGCAAGCACAGGTTTCTGGATGACAGCCCCAAGAATGACCAATATAGGTTACTATCACCATTATGCGTATACCTTACCTAAATCAACAATCTTAATCTCAACGGATATTAAAGACTGGAAGTAATCAGAGTTCCAGAAGTTATGGAATTTATGTACAGTTCCATCGTCCAGCTCTAACTCAACCATGTAATCTTCGTACATTGAGTCGCTACGATCAGCGGTTCTTAAAATTACTTCAGAGGCTTTCTTAGCCAGTTCAATGCTTTCCCATTCATAAGGGATCTCATCTACTTCATCGTAAGAACCGAAAGAGTTACCATCACGGTACTCTATTACGATTTTGAATCTCATTTAATCACCTTTGCAGTATAAGTCGTTTTAAAGTAATCAGGTGTTTCAATAGTTTCCATATTTTCTGGCTTACCTAAGAATCTAGCAATAAATCCATCACCAGCATCGAATCCAACTGAATCACACTTACACATCCAAAATTCACCGTATTCGGTAAAAGTATGTGTGTCACCACAAAGTTTACAACGTTTCGTTATAGGCGTGTACTTTTCCATTAGAAAGTCCTTATAAATTGGCACAGGCTGGAGGAATCGAACCCCCGTCATTGGGTTTGGAAGCCAAGGTATTACCACTATACGAAGCCTATATAAATATTATTCTAGAAAAATTCAACACGATCACGAATATCGAATGTAATAGAATAAACATCACCTTTAAACTCTTTTTCTGTTGTGAAGTTGTATTCCCCATCGTATTGGTGACGGTAGAAATGCACACCTTTATAAGTGAAGTCTTTTAAGTTTTCTAACTCACGAATAAACTCAAAGTAAGATAAGTTATTAGCCTTAGCTTTCTCAGAAAGTTCAGTAAAGTATTCAGTAAATATTTTACGTTCTTCAATAAAAATCATACCTGATTCAATGCGGGATAGCACAGAAGAGATATCTAGGATACCATAAGAATCCCCTAATACAGATTGAATAGTACGATACTCTTCTTCTGTAAGTTCTTTAACACAAAAAGTTGTGTCATGCAAGAATATTTGTTCATTAGTTCCAAAGTAAATTTCTTGGTTCTCGACCTCTTCAAGACTGTTAAGTAGTTTAAGAGCTTGTTCTAATTCTTCACCCTTAAATAAGCCAAAACCTTCTACATCGAACTCGTCAGCATAGTTGTTTTCAACAGTGATTAACGCGTATTTCATTTTTATTTTCCTTCTCATTAATTTATATAAATATTATATCAAATAAATGAGATTTTGGCAAATGAATTTAAAATTAAATTGGTAGTCACTAAGGATTTGAACCTTATCACTGACTGCGGATTTACGGAGAAACCATCTAACCTAGGAATCGAACCTAGACCTACCCTCGTGCCAGCCGGATTACACCACATCCGCGTTGACTATATTAGTTGGGAGGGTTAGCAGCCCCTTAATAAGCATTTAGCAGATGCTTACTTACCCTTTAGCTTAGCTATATCGAATGATAATTTGGCAGAAGAAGTGGGAGTCGAACCCACAAGGCATATCGCTATACTCAGCTGCTTTCCAAGCAGTTCCCGTCGCCGATCGGTTTGTTCTTCTATAAATTGGTGGGACTAAGGAGAGTCGAACTCCTAAAATCTGCGTTCTAAGCACAGCACGTATGCCAGTTCCGTCATAGTCCCTAATCTAATTTTATACTACGTACTTCATTATTCTGTTCTGCTTTTTCCTTAGCATCCATAAATCTTTTTAGTAGTAGATCCTTATCTCTCTTTATCTTATCAAAATCGATATTATTCATGTCTACTCCCATATGTTTGGTATCGAGGGCGGGGATCGAACCCGCAGAACCAGCATTTTAAGTGCTGTACGTTTGCCAATTACGTCACCTCGACATTTTAAATTGGAGCACCCTACTGGATTTTAACCAGTCTACGGAAGTTTGCAATTTCCTACCTAGTCACTCGGTCAAAGGCGCATTGAATTTATTTTTGAGCAACGAATACTTCGATGCCTTTATCTAACAGTTGGTCAAGTTCTACGTCAACTTTAATATCTAAGCCCTCAACACGGGCTTTTATACCCAGTGCGGTACCTGTCCATGGGTACTCATGACCATGATCGTAATCAACACCACCGTATTCCCAGATCATTAACTTAAACTTGATACCATTGATCTTAACAGTATATTTCTTTTTGTCTTTGTAGTGAATATATACTGTCTCACCAGCTTCGTTAATAAAGAAGTAGCGGCGAGGTCCCCAATCTTGCTCGAACTGCATTTTAAAAAAGTTCATAGTAAACTCCTTATAGAGTTGATTAAAGCTATATGTATATGGTCTCGTTGAAGCCCCTTCGGTATATTCCACGGAGCAACCGAACAACCTAGACCCTTAAGATACTGACTCGCCAAAGTCAGGTGAGAAAACCACTTCTCACATCTCTGCATACTCAGTGTATCGCAGTCTTTTTGTTGGCAGCTGGTTCTGGTCATTTATACATATACTTTAATCAACTCAGTTGATTAAAGGTGAGCATAGCCGAGTACTCACGTTGAATTAGTTAGATTCATTTGTTTACGGTGCGAGCCACTTAAGGCGTCGGTTGGCGGAGCGCATTCTCCGTTCCCAACCCGTCCATACTAACTTCCAGCGGTAACTAGTCGCTATCCGTTAATATAAATTTTTAGAATCTAGATGGATAAATTTCTTTCAGCCTAGACTTTACATATCCTGTATCATCTCTAACGGCATTCTCAAGCTGTAAAATGTAGTCATACACTGGTTTTGGTACAGCTACATGCTCAATAACACCATCACCTACCTGAACTGCCACGTTACAGTTACCATCTGAGTATGGTCTAAATGTCATGGCTACACCTTTCCTTTAAAGTAGGCAACAGCTACTCGACTGATAGCCTTAGCCACATCTTTGAATTCGAGACCGGATGCTGCTAGTGTGTCACTTTCTTCTTTTATGATATCCTTATTCAACCACTTAAGAAATGCTCCGGTATTAGCCAAATCAGCACCACCAACTTCAGTAATGCCTTGATCGAGTCTAGACTCGGTAGTCACATATTCGACGAACTCGGTGATAGACTTAGCTACTTCAGGGTCTACAGACGCCAATGTACGAACTTTAGAAGATGAGTGTTTATCTCCTTTGACCTTAAACCACAAATCTTTATTTTTAACAAGTTCATCGTCTAGTGGGCGCCATACAACTCCTTCTCCTGTACCAGAGATTCCGAAGTACGCTCCAGCTGGGCATTCCGCTTCAACCCTAACTGTAAGGTCAACTAATTCATTCTGAACTTCTGCCGGATTAGTTGGATCAATAGTAACGTAGTAAGCACCAAACTGTGAAATATTATAAATCACTGGGCTGTATTGACCAATGTCATGATCAAACGGAAGCCATTCGATACTATCGTTGTTAGTAATATTTCCGTAGCCGAACACGGAGAAGAATTTTGGTAGACCATTTAACGCAACTCCACGTTGAATGTTGCCACCAGCAAACTCGCCACACATAATGATTGGCAATTTAGCCTCTGGATGGTTCTCTAAGATTTCCTGAGCCATCGCTTCAAATTTGTTGGCATAATCTTGGACGTACTGTGCAAAACCAGCGTTATCCTCGTCAACTGTTAAAAAACGTGTTTTGGATTGTGGATACAAGTTAAAATTCTCATCCACAATTACAGATGCGTTCGTACCGTGCAGTTTTGTGTATCCAACATATTCTACGCTAGAAACACTGTCTAATCTACGTAATTGAGAAACTGCATTACGAAACTGTTGAATAGATGGGAACTTTACGTTATTCATTATTTATTTCCTCATTTCAGTTTATAAATATATTATAACTGAAATTTAAGTATTTGACAATTGATTTTTTAATTTAATATCCGTAAACTATCAAAGGACATTAACGGTATTTCTTTAACAGGTACTTGTTCCATCACTAGAGTCTCTTCAAATACCTTTCGATCTACAAGAACTAACTGTTTACGAGTTGTTCTTTCAGGAATCTCCATAACTAAAATAGTTGGAGATTCTAGGATAATTGGCATTCGTAACAGTGAGATCTTTGCTCTACTACGCATAGTAATTATCCTTAGAATTGGCGCGGGCGAGGGGACTCGAACCCCTGCTGTACGGGTTGGAAGCCCGACCGAATAGCCGCTATCTTACGCACGCTTAAATAATTGTTTAAACTTATCCCAAAGTGTTGGCTCAGCTTTTTTAGTTGGCATTGCCGATGGGATGGTATGTGCCTGCTTATATTCTTGTTCCGCTTGATCTCTAGTTTTTGCTAGAGTAGAGAACAAAGTATAGGATTCACCAAGTTCATCCAGTTCCTGTAATGTGATGGTTTGATTATCTTCAAGATACACAAAATCTATACCCTTCTTAGTTGTATAAACTTTACTTACAGGATACTTCAGTAAAATATAACCTGATGCTAAGTATTTTTGCATTAATAATGTACTCTTGTTAGTGTAACACCCATATCCGCTAAAAATTTCTTTGCAGACATCATAGATTCTGCCGCAGCAGGATTAGAGGTATGCACTGTAATACTTTCTAGTGCTGGAAACTCTTCGAAAAATACCATTGCTTCAACAGTATTGAAGATGTCTCTTCCCTCAACTTGCTCACCTAGGTCATTATCAAGGTGAATATGTGTAATTAATTCTTTGTCACGATCAATAAACATCATCGCAGACTTAGAGTCTTGAGCTACCAAAATCTTTTTAAAATGATTTAATTCTGTCAGAAAATTCATGGGTAGACGTTCATCGTCTACCCACAGTAAAACTTTATCTTTAATCATGGCACGATCTCTATTGGTTGCTTACCGTCCCAATTTGAATCAGCTAGGACACGTTTGTAGAACAAATATCCAATATCACCTTGATCTTGTGGATCTGTAATGATTTTGCCTACATCCTTATCGGAAAAGTAAAATGCTTTCGCTGCATCTGAACCTACGGATAACTTGAAAGTTTCCATAAAACCTCCGGTAATAAAATTGGCGGGCGGTGTAGGATTTGAACCTACGTTGTCCTTTCGAACACGGATTAACAGTCCGTCGCTAAACCACTCAGCTAACCACCCTTAAATTGGTACTGCGACCTGGGTTTGAACCAGGGAACCTCTCGATTATCAGTCAAGTGCTCTACCAACTGAGCTATCGCAGTATTAACTGTAAAAACACTCCTTGAATGTTCTTACAGTTAATTTTGTAAAACTAACTGGTTCAGCCTCTATTGAGTTACGACAAGAACGTGCCGATGCATTTGGTGCTCTGGAACGGGAGTCGAACCCGCAAATACTAAGATCCTCATTCCTACTCACTGGTCTGCGTAGTCCAGCCCCTCGGTGCTATTGGATTCTTTTCTTCTGTACCCGAACCTAGTTACTATTTTAACCTCACAGCCTCAATCCACGCAGATGAAAGAGCTAAGCAACCTAGTTGTACAACCAGACCATAATTTGGCACTGTAGAAGGGAGTCGAACCCTCAATGCTCCACCTTGAAAGGGTGGTGACTTTACCAGTTTGTCCACTACAGTATAATTTGGTGCAGGATCGTGGACTCGAACCACGGAACCCCGAGGGGTGGAGATTTACAGTCTCCTGTCATTGCCGCTAGACTAATCCTGCTTAATTCTTTATCAATTTCCTTTCTCTCAATTCAATATAAATATTATATCAAAGATTTGAGTATTTGGCAATTGAATTTTTAAATAATTTGGAGCACACTACAGGATTCGAACCTGTGACCGCTTCGTTCGTAGCGAAGAACTCTGTCCACTGAGTTAAGCGTGCTTGGTGCCGACAGAGGGAATCGAACCCACGACCTGATGCTTACAAGGCAACTGCTCTACCTGCTGAGCTATATCGACTAAATTGGTACTCGCTGATGGAATCGAACCACCGCCTAGACCTTGTAAGGGACTAGTACTACCATTATACTAAGCGAGTATTATAAGTGACCTGCTTTCTTCAACTGACGTTCCATAAACTTCTGACACACTTTCTGTAAATAGCCAGACTTAGTATGATCGTACAAAACTCTCATTTTATTAGTGAATAGGGTTGCCCCGTCTTCACGTGTTGCTGAGTACGTCATTGTTACTAGTCCGTCTCTGTAATCAGAGAATTGGTAGTTAAAGCTGATTTTCTTAGACATATAAGACTCCTATAAATTGGGGTGACGGACGGGACTTGAACCCGCACATTCCCGAATCACAATCGGGGGCATTAAACCAATTCTGCTACCGCCACATCTAAGAAACCTCGTAAAGTACCTTAGATGTAGGCGGTAAAGCCTACACTAGATTTATGAGTATATTTTGTATCTGTCACGATACTCAACACTACCGTTAATCTACAACGCCGTAAGCACCCCCTCACGGTGGAGACTTCTGGTGCACCATAGTGGTATCGAACCACTCTATCAGGCTCTTCAAACCTGCGCTAATCCATCTCAGCTAACGGTGCAAAATTCTTGTACTCACATGAAACCCCTGATATGGAAGAACTGTGGAGAGTACCTTTCTCAGTTTTGGCGATCTATTCTCTCAGGTTTTGCACGTCTCATAAATGGAGTGCTTCGTAAGGCTGCCTTTAGCTCAGACATTCACCATTACACGCCCAACCGTACCTCGGAATTTATAGTCTAGGAGGGTTGACTTAGAGCTATCTTATCTGCTTTTCAGCAAATTTGGCAGGTATGACGGGGATCGAACCCGCTATCTCCGCAGTGACAGTGCGGTGTCTTGACCATTTCGACCTCATACCTATTGTTTGGTGGAGTCACTCAGGTTTGAACTGAGTTCAAAAGCTTGCAAGGCTAATAGTTTAACCATATTAACGTATAACCCCATAATTAATAAGTAACCTCGAAGTAGGTGCTGTCTCTACTTCAAGATAGCCATCAGCACTGGTAAGACTATTTGGAGTTACTTATTAAGTGACCTTTATAAGTAAAGGTCGAAAACTGGTGGAGAAGATGGGAGTTGAACCCACGACCGTCTGCTTGCAAAGCAGGTGCTCTACCAATTGAGCTACATCCCCATAAATTTGGTCTCGAATAAAGGATTTGAACCTTTGACCCCACCGCCCCAAACGGCGTACTCTACCAGACTGAGCTAATCCGAGATGATCTCACTACCTAGTTCAATATGAGCTATTTCTAGACGATCTCCACGTTCCCAATCATCACACTGCATATCAACTTTTTCAAATATGAAGTCTTGACTTTCTTGACTAGTCATAGACTTCAGGCTTTCAAATTCTTCATCAGTCAAAACTACTTCTGATGTAACTTCAATAACTTCTGTTGCATATACTTTATAAACACGTTTAGTCATTTTTTATTTCCTTTCTCAAGTTTATAAATATATTATACAGTAAATTTAAGCATTTAGCAACTGATTTAATAAACTTTTTGCTTACTGCATACCTAGGAACTCATACGGTGTAAACACGTCGAAACCATTAAAATCTTCTGGATGGTTTATATCTTGAGTGTACGTATGTCCAAATTTATTTCTCTCTTGAGAAAAACATTTACCTTTCCATATAGCTATAGTAGAGTTTCGGCTAGTACCTTTATAGATACCACCAACAACTAAATCACTCTTCGGTATTACATCTTTCATAAAGACCTCGGAAATTGGAGGAAGAAGCGGGACTTGAACCCGCACACCATCTTTCGACAGCTACTAACTGTTTAGCAAACAGCTCCCTTACCTATTAGGGTTACTCTTCCAAATTTAAATAGACTAATTCATTAGATAGCCGCAAAAGTTCTTCTTTCTTCAGATCAAACCCAGCATCTGGCTTTTCAGCATGGGCTTTATCTAAGATAGGGAGCATTGCTTCAACTAATGCAAGTGCTGCCATACTCATTTTATGTAGGCTTTCTCTAGCTCCTAGTTTATCGTGTGTCATGTGTGCCCCCTATTTATTTTGCTTTTTCTAACCGGTATTATAGGTATAATAGTTAATCATCATATTCGCCATAATCACCAAAATATTCATTGTTGCGTATAGCGGTAACACTACTCTTGTATACCCTAGATAGGTATTCCTCAATAAGTTGAATGTTGTCAACTTTGCAGATGACTTCATCATAAAACACTACGTCACCTTTCGTATTTGTATAGCTTTGCTTAACTACCTGATATAGGTCAGGCATTAAAAAGCGCATAAAATCCCAATCATTAAGTTGATCTTCTGTTAGAACCGGAGCATCTGCAATTACAATACCATTTTTAATCCATTCACGAAAAACGTTCTCTACATAGTCGTAGTCTACACTATCATAACAGTGAGCTGAAGGGATCAGGCTAATATTAGCTTCTGGGTGCTTCTCACACTCAACAAGCCAGCCCGATGCGTAACCACCCCCACAAGTTTCGCAATCCATAGAATCATGTAAATAAGTTACTTTAACACAAAACTGTTCCATCTTGTCTCCTAGTAAAATTGGTGCAGCGTACAGGAGTCGAACCTGTCTCCCCAGATTAAAAGTCTGGTGCTCAGCCGATAAGCCAACGCTACTAAATTTGGTGCGTAGTATAGGATTTGAACCTATGACCTTGGGATTAAAAGTCCCCTGCTCTACCAACTAAGCTAACTACGCATTATTCTTTTGGATGTTTGTTAACTTCTGCCTTAGCAAAGGCTAATTCGTCTAACAGAGATGTTACCAAATCTTCCGCTAAGAGTTCTAAATCATTGATGCTTTGTAAGAACCCCTCCGCTTTCTTATTAGAAATGCTAGATGCGTAAAGCTCGGCATCTAAACTCTCTAGGAACGAGTTGATTTTTCTTACAGCTTCAATTGCACTAATTCGTGTACCGATCATATTTGACTCCCTGGTCAAAATTAATTAAGGTTGATTTCCCTGTGCCCTGGCAGAGGCAAACTAAGCCACCACAGCTTAGAACTTCTTTGAGACGGTCTTGCGAAGAGAATTAGTCACCTAGTTATTCACACTCACCGTTTCAAGGAGTAAATGTTACTAGAACTGGTACGAGGTATGCTCTTTCTCACCACTCGAGCTGCTGTAGGGACTCGAACCCTACAGAGCATAGGTTTACCCTCTAAACTGTACCTTCGCCCGTTTCGTGCTTGCCACACGCTCGTATCGGACTCAGTAATAACTCAAAGATTTCAGGAAAATCACTTAATTAATCTCGATTTCATAAAATATATTATATCAATAAATTAACCATTTGACAAGTAATTTTTTAAATATTTACTAGAGAGCTAGTGGCTAACTGTCTAGTAAATATCCCCTCCAGAGAGGGAATATTACAATTTACTTGGTGAACTTAATGGATTCTTGAACACGAGTTTCAAAGATACCTTGAGTTCTAGCATCAGATACGATTTCACATAATGAATCAATATCTTTCTTAGGGAATCCAGCAAAGGCTAAGAATCGACCCTTCCAGAAGTATTCTAATTGATTACGATACGTCGCACACTGTTCCAACTTACGATTCTGAGCAATAGCAAATTCGTTACGACCAGCCGTGATTTCATGTTGGATATTCAAGTATAATGCTGAATCCAAGTTCAGGTTACGTTCTTGAATCCATTGAAAAACAGCCTTAGAGCCGTCTGCACCATAACGACCTTGGAAAGTCTCTTTAATAACTTCTTTCAAATCGTTTTTATACATTTCAGGGACTTGAATGATTTCCCCAATTTTTACGGTGTAGTTGCTAAGTTTGTTCTCGGACTCCTTATCTAAGCGAACGATGTTGTTTTCCATTCGTGTAGCTTCGTTTGATGTAGATACGTACCCTGCAAAGATACCTAAACCACCAACGATAAGAACAGTTAATAACACTAGAATAGCTACTAGACCTTTGGTCAATTTCATTATAAATCCTCTTTAATACAAAAGATTGCAAAGCCGATATTGGCAATAAAGTTTAATACGATTACAAAGATTAATGCACTAGTTGGAATATCAACTACATCATCTAGGTACTTAAATGTATCATTTGGTAATCGCTTGTAGTGTTTAACAATTAAATCGTACTGTGTCTGTACTAGACTTAAATTGAACTCTGGAGACTCAAGACCGGTAGCTGCTAATTTAGTCAGCAATAGTTGGTTGTCTTGTCCATTTCCTATGGTATTCGCTCTTAACCATTTTACCCTATTATCGTCATCCAAACTGTAGACGATAACAACATCATTCTTTTTACCACCATGCCACTTGTTCATTAGTGCGTCAAAGAAATCTTCACCAGCTTGTGTAACCACTAACGTTACATTGAGTTGGTAAGTAGAACCATCTAACCTCAACTTTTCGTTGAGAAAGTTGTTGATATCAGGTGCATACTTACCAACAATTCTATTCATTCTGTAGTAGTCGTATACTCGCGGATACTCCGGTAAACTATCAGCGTACTTTTCTAAAGTAGCATCTTCCACAACGTACATACCTTTATCCAACTTAGTGTAATTATTAACACTAAAGGTAGAGGAGTAGGGCTCACCTACTACTGCTGCTGACCATCTAGGTGGTTCTTTAAGTCCACGTCGATCTACTCGGCTAATTCTTGAGTAATCAATAGTAGATTCAACAATCCAATCTACGTCGTATGAATGCTCATCACAATAGATTGGTATACAAGTCCTATTGCCTTTTGAATCTGTAGAACATGTTTCACCACATTTATATTGGTGTTCACAACTAACACGTTCAGAATATTTTTTGGTTACATAACCATTTCGTATTTCAGTATCCCATTTACCGGAGCTTGCTGCAAAAACAGCCATTCCTAGCATTAATAGAGAACTGAATGCTGCTACCCCTAACTGAATAAGTAGCTCTTTTCTAGAGATCTTATGTCTAAAGAAAATGTTAGAGATAGCAACTACAAACAGGGAACAGGCAAATAAGATAATGAAATACATCTGGTTTCCTTAGATTGTAGTTGCTTTATTAAAATTGGTGCACCTAGGAGGGACTCGAACCCACAACCAAGCCCTTATGAGGGGCACGCTCTACCATTGAGCTACTGGTGCGGTAAAACTTAAGCTACTAACGCGTATAGATCGCCCGCTAACAGTTCGTAAGATTCTCCTGTCTCACCATGAGTAACGCCCATGATAACAACATCTTCATCTTCACCACCTTGTTTAACTTGCTCAGCCATAACAGAGAATACATGTACTGCATTATCATTTAGGTCGCCATTCTCGATTGCGAAGATAACATCTTCCATCATCAGAGTTGCTTCGCCGTCTTCACTTGGAACTACGATGAACCAATCTTCTAACATACCCTCTGCGATTGCTAATCGCATGAACTCAACAACGTCTGCTGGAGTTTCAACGTTGATACCTTGGTTTTCCAGTTCCGCAGTCATAACAGCAGAAACAACACCAGCGATTTTAACAGATACTTTAGACATATTTTATTTCCTTTTGGATTGATTAATTTATAAGATATATTATACAGAAAAATTCAGGATTTGACAATTGAATTTTTAAGTTTTAAAGTGGTACTCCCTGTAGGATTCGAACCTACGTCTATCGGTTTAGAAGACCGATGCCTATCCTCTAGACTAAGGGAGTGGAATTAATTCTACTGTTACTGGAACACAGCCTGTTGGAGGATTTTCAAAAACATCCTCACACTTAACAGTATATGCCGGTTCTGGAGCAAATTCTAGCATTTGGTTGGCTAGGGCACTATCTGCCTGAATGTTGTTATTTATGAGCCATGATCGGAGAGTTGGAACCATCCAACCCTTAATCTGATCTTTGTCTTTGGCAGGAGACTCTAAGATCTCCTGTTCTCCGGTATCAATATATGTAATAAGAATATCTTCTTTAAGAATAATTGGCAAGATTGCCTCCTACACCTCTAGCATAGTTATGTTTACTAGACTATTAGTAGCAGTGTGAGTACCTACACACTCTTCTCTAATGATTAGATCAAATAGGGCTTGGTCATCGATATTGATACCTAAATCATCAGCCAACATGTTCTGTACGTCTGCTGGAGTAGTCTCATCCCCATCAAGCATAATCTGAACTTGTTCAAATTTCTCTGTCTGTAAAATCGTAATAATGTAGTCCATTAATGACTCCTTGTAGGTTATAATTAGTGAGCAGTTTTGGAGATGCTCAGCTCCACGGTTCCCCAAGGTAGTAGGGAATTAATCTAATTCAACCCAATCATTATTGGATATATTTTGACCGAAAACACCGCCGTAGAAATAATCATCTTCATCCGTGCTCGGGAACACGATATTACCTCCGTAGTACCCATTATGCTCAGTGCGGCATTCGATATCCATTACACCAGTAGTTGTATTGATCTTGCAACCATAACGGTCTGTAACATCTCCCCATTCACTATCACTTATAGAATCAAGAGTATATGTATCTATACTAGTGATCGTAAAAGGCATACTAACTGGTAGATCTACGTGCTGGAAGAAGCTATTAGCACAGCAGTCTCCGTCTACACGGATGATTAGATCCTCGCCTTGATCTGTAACTAATTTAATAGCTAAATCGTCGGACGCTTTAAACACTTGTACAATTGTTTTTCCGATTAACATTGTTTAATCTCCTAAAGTTGAAAGTGGTATGGGTTTAGGCTTTCTTCGTCTGCTTGACTGCCGGTTAGACCTGGCTTGCTGCATGTAGTGCCAGCGATGCTTAATTATAAGCCTCAGTTATCCTATTCTTTGCCATGTTATGGTTAACTGCATAGTCCATCACCCCATAGCCAGTGTTATAACATAAGCGAGTTCGACACACCCATTTCGGGAAGTACTCTACACTTTTTCCAAATATCCATCTTAGATATGCAATCTAGGTCGGAGGTAGCCTCTCCTTTTATTTGGTGTGCTACGAGTAAAGTATATCCCGAAATGGGGAGTGATCAATTCCTCATTTCCAAGTTAAGTACTTGGGACTCAGTAGTTCTAGTTCGCGACCTAGACTACCTATTCGTTGTTTTCACACATCATGCTCCTCGGGCGGAGGAATCGAACCTCACTAGAGCGCTATTTCCCAGAACCCCGTATCTTCGCAGTCTTTGTGCTACTTACTGCTTCTCCATACACTGCCCAGAGGGGGTTTCACCGTATTCGGCTCTCGTATATGGAAAGACAGAGTTTAGTGAGAGGGTTAACTTACTCTCAACATATTCTCTCAGACTCTGCACATTGTACTATGAGTCTCAGCGTAGTATGCCCGCTGTGCCTCTTATTAAATCGTACTTTTAGACTTAATTGCCGTGTTCCGATTCAATATAAATATTATATCAAATAATAAATCAAATGTCAATTGATTTTTTAATTATTTTATTTCGAACCCTGCAACTAGAGAATCTAGAGTTTCTAGAAACTTTAACGTTTCATTACGTTCTGCATACAAGCGCTGGCGTTCTGCATCAAGTATATCAGTTATAGCCTGTAGCACCTCAGGGCGTAAATCCCCGTGCCTAAACTCAGTTCCGAATATGTATGGACTTACTCCTACTCCGGAATTAATTTTATGGGCTGTTACTAACGCTTTGCCTACCCTATCTAGGACTCTCTCAAGAAACTCCTGGTGTAGTTGAACTTCTTTAACTGTTTTCATTAAACACCTACTTAGTGATTAGTGGTAAAACTGAACGAGCTACAGAGCTAGCTAACTTACCGTCGTATTGACCTAAGCGACGTGCTTTTAGAGTAGCCATAAGCTCACCTAAGTTTTCAGCACCTGCACACTCTTTTGTGAAGAAGTCATACAGATCATCCTCAGTCATTTGTACTGGTAACATACTTGTCAAAAGTTTTACGTACAGAGGGTCAGCTTCATATACTTGACCACTTAAAGCTGCCTTAGATCTAGTATCCTCTATAGCTTTTAACTGAGATTTAGCCCAAGTAATCATTTGATCACGAGAAACAAAATCTTTGCCAAATTTGTATTCTAAGTCACTGATGGCTGTAGAAACCACTTTAACCCATGCAGTGTCCTTACGTAAACGTGCTTGAAGCATTTCAGCTCGCAGGAAGTCTAACATTGACTCTTCCATTTTATTTTCCTTTTAGTGAATAGAAACGGTGTCCACCAATCTTCTCAATGAAATCCAACCTAGAATGATAAGCTAAAGGTTTTCCACTATGGAAGAATAGTGCATCGGGTACTGTCTCAGTAATATTACCAAAGTGGTAAGATACCATTGCTACTGCCTTAGATCTTATCCACATTTTAGGTTCTCTAATCGGGTATTTATGTGCCGTCCAAGAGAACTGGTACTTTTGGTATATTACTCCGCAGTGTGTCGTAGGCTTAAATACTTTACTGTCTACTCGGTTATTTGTAACCTCAGCAACAGCAAATAATCCTCTAAGCGGCTCAGCTCTAGCCTCGTAGTAAATATTCTCAGTAAGGCAAGTAACTTGAGGATTATCAGCTAGGCTAGGGACATTAGCCATTAACATCCCTAGTGTAAATGCTAGTTCAGGAGCCATTAAAGACCCTTTTGCTCCATCAGACGTAACGCAGCATCGTTGTCAGAGGCTACTCGTCCACCTGTGGCGCGGTCTAAAATACGCAGCATCTTACGAATACCTGCTTCACGAACTTGAGCACGTTCTACAAGACGTTCCATTTTGCGATGAATCAATTTAGGACTTACCATACGACCACCAGCGTATTTAGACGCACGACCCGCCTCATCACGCATACGAATCATTTTTGCGTAGTTAAATACGTTTTGTGCTTGTTCCGCTGTTAAGCCGTATCCAGTCATTAATCCAGCAATACTAGAAGTGTCTACACCATCTAATTCATCATGGGTGATTAGGTCAGCTTTAGTACCTACTAATTGAGTTTCTTGTTTAGTCATTTTTGTTATCCTTAGTTAATTGCGTCAGTTAAAATTGCATGGCTTAAGTGAGCTTCTGCTAGTGCGTCGAATAATGCATCATGATAATTCGGTACTAGGTCAAAGTGTTCAATCAAAGACTTAGGAAGATTTGAGAATACCCATTTAGCATATTCTTCAGCATTCTTCACTAAATACCCGTAGGTTTCTGGACTGAAACGCTGTCTTGCCAACCATTTAAGCGTTCTTGCAGATCCCACTTCTGTAAATCTGTACACCTTATGGTCAGGAAAGTGCAGATCGAAGATACCCATGTCAAACTCTGGTCCATTTCCTAGTGCGTGAGGTTCCTTACCTAGGTGGCTACGGAAAATTTGTGATACATCTTCGAATTGCCTACTTCCGATAAACGACATAGTGTTGCCAGTATTAAATACATCGTTAAGCACAGGACCTACCATAGCGTATAGGGGCTCTGCATTGTTCCAGGTACGCAACTGAGACTCTCGTACAGCCTGAGCTATACGTTCAGATGTAAGCCACCAGTTCTCTGTATCTGGGTCTGAGTGAAAATTTCCACTATCAACTTGAGACATAACATCCATCTTACCAATAAATAAGTACGGAAGTTCATGCTCTGGTACTATTGCGGCAAACGCAAATGTAGTCATGATAGGAATCAGTCCTGCAAATGCTGCTTCTTTAGGTCGAGATCTAGTTTCGATATCTAGAGCTACGACCGCCTTAGTTAATTCTTTCATTATTGTCCTCTTAGTATAAAGAAATCTATCAAAGACGTGCTCTTTGATAGACATCCTCGTAAGGATTGTCTAATTCATAATGATATTGCTCATCTAACATATCTTCATATTCGGATAAGCAATCATCTAAGTTAGGTTTCTGGCGAACAAAATCCTTGGCGGAGCGATGTGCTCCACCTCGGTTAAAGTCATGCTTTGCGACTAGGTTTCTGGCGGCGACGGGTTTTGCGTTTTTCATTATCCTTCTCCTTTAGTGCCTTAGCACGTTTTTCTTCGTCGCGAATACGACGTGTAGTTTCCCACACTTCTTCATGCTTCGCAAACTTAGATTCAGACACAAACAACTCTTTGTTGCCTGCCTCATCTACAATCCAGACTTTAGCATCTGGAAAGTTCCCCTTGCTCTTAGGCTTAGAGCGTGCAGTACCTTTAAAACCATCCTTAGACTGTACGTCATTTGGATGAGCTTTCAGGTGGCGAGCCAGACGACGCTCACGATTCTTCTGAGTCGTGATAGCCTTAGTATCAACCTTAACTTCAACTGCTTTCTTAGGTGCTTTAGCCATAATTTTATTTCCTTTTTGTTGTGCCTAGCTGCAACTAGGCTTTATGAAATACATTTGATTAGTAATTTTCTTATTTAATTTATAAGAAATATTATACGTTAAATTTCAGTATTTGGCAAATGAATTTTTAATTTTCTTCGAAATACTTATTGAACATTTCAAATACCCTTTCCATACCTTTAGAATGAGAAGAAGCATCACCATATACTCTAGAGGCTAACAGTGCTTTAAATATATCGTCTTTACGTTCTTGTAAAGAACGTGTATCTTTTACTGGTGGAGAGGTTAATTTTGCCGGTGGTGGAGTAAACTCCGTTGATGGCTTACGGCTTGCATTCATCGTCCTATATCCTTAGCCTGCTCTTCTGAGGCAATATATTGATATGCACCTTTATTGTACGCTGGTGCTGTACACAGTTTCTTTCTTTCAATTTCTTCCTGAGCTAAACGTTCACGCTCTTGCATTTCAGGATCTTCATATACTGTACTAACCACCTCAGTAGGCTTAAACTCTGGTTTTCCAATCTTTACATTTGATTGCCTGCCACGAGGAGGTGAGTATTTTGGCTTTCTATCAACTGCGAAAGTTGGAGGAGTATTATACGGCTTTTTCATATTTTTCCTCTTTTCTCAAATTTATGAGACTATTATACAGATATTTGAGATATTTTGCAAATGATTTTTTAGAAATTTTCCAATTCGATATCTGCGATGGCTGCCTGGTTTAACGCATCTACGAATAGATTCCCCTTCGAGGTGTCATGGGCCTTAACCCACTCAATTCTAGGTGGCTTAATTAGCGAGTGATACGCCTTGTGGATTTCCTGCCAAAGCTCAGCATTTTCTAACTTCTTATTACCAGCTTTCTTCCAACCACGAGAACGCCACCCTTCCATCCACTCCATCATACCCCGTTTGGTTAACATGGAGTCAGTATAGATAACGTCAATATGCCAATTAATATCTGGTAAAGCCTTTAAGAGTTCTAACATGGCTGTCATTTCCATGCGATTGTTTGTAGTATGTTTCTCACCACCCCAGTCTTTCAGCTCAGTACCAAAAGGTGATGTTGCTATGGTATCTCCATTAAAGATAGCCCATGCCCAACCACCAGGTCCTGGGTTGCCATGACAGCCTCCATCTGTGTAGCCTTGTGCGCTAGGAATTTCCCAAGTTTTCATTATTGCACCTCAATAAGTTTAAATTCGTGAATAGTTCCCGAAAATTTACCGTCTATAATATCAATTTCATATGCGATGCGATAACCTGTTCCCGCTAATAGAGCATTCATCATGCCAACTACACCGGTTTCTATCTCAGAGTGTTTATTCAGTGAACAAACAAAGATCATATCATCAGCATATTCTAGTGGAATATCTAAGACGAAAGCTGAAGTTACCATTTTTGTAACCCCAATAGGATCTATATCGAGTAGCTGATTAAGCTCGTTTACTACGTCTTGAGGTAGTATTTGCATTTAATTTTCCTCTGCTAATTAACAATATAAATATTATATAATAAAATTGTGTAATTAAGCAAGTAATTTTATTATATAATAGCCCCCGTAGGGGCTGTACTAGTTAAACTGTAAATGGGTGCTTAATAGGGGGATGTGACTCATAGCCCTCAATGGTGAAATCATCAGGGGTTACCCAAGTCAATACGTCTTCCAAGGTTTTAATATTAGGATTAATATGTAGCTTAGGAAGATCAAATGGTTCTCTCCAGATCTGTTCATTCATTGTGTCTATCTGATTCTCATAAATGTGAGCATTAACAATTTTGTGGTACGCTATGCCTGCTTTGTGACCAGTTATTTGAGCCATAAGGGCGCACAGAACGAAGCATTGGATTTGATTAAACACTAGACCAAGTGGTACATCGCAGCTACGCTGGTATGATGTAAGGTATAACACACCATCTAACAAAGAGAAAGTATGGGTGTGCATACACGGTCTTAGGCATCCAAGATCAAACTCACCCGGATTCCAGAACGTTACAATCTCACCTCTGTCATCCTTACCCTTCAACAAATCATTATAGACCTTTTGTAACTGGTCAACGCTTCCGTTAGGAGAAGCCCATTGTCGCCCTTGGACACCATAGACTCTGCCCATGTCCCCATGACCTTTACGGTTTGGATTTGCTAGCCACGCAGCATTATCATTAGCATTTGCATGCCAGGTGTTGCAACCAATAGAGGCAAATTGTTCAGCGTTGTCATACCCACGTAAGTAACCTAGGAGTTCGGCTACAGCAGCTTTAAAGTTTACCTTACGAGTTGTTAGCATTGGGAATTTGTTGTTAGCCACGTCGTACTCTAGATCTGCATTGATTACTGTAAGACAGCCAACACCAGTGCGTTCGTTAGGGATCATAGTCCCTTCTCTCATTATACGTTTTGCTAAATCTAGATATTGTTTCATTGGGGCTTCCTATAAACGTAGTGTGTTGCTGACTGATCAGTATGTGGGGCTGGGTCTAATTCTACCTCTGACTCTATTTCTAAGTCTGATAATACATCTGCTAATAGCTCCATATCTAACCAAACATCTGCTGGCATACGAGTATGGCTACCAATTAGGGTAGTATATACTGAATCTACCTCTTCAGTCATCATGATAGTTTCTAGTAAGAATGCTCCACCTATACAGGCATACTTAACGCCTTCCGGCAAAGCCGTTAATAGATGGGTTAGGGAATTTTCACCTGATATTACTTGCAGATTCCCACCAAACATAGTATCTAACCTACGTTTGACTGCTGCAGGTAGGGAGTTCCAAGTATTCTTACCTACTACTATGATTCTACCCTCCTCTTTGACGTACTGCAAGGATTCCCAGAATAGGGCTAGTTCTTCGGGGTAACTGCCCCAAGGCAGCTTCCCTTCATTTCCGAACTCACCATCTACCCCTACAGCAAAATGCAGGGAGAATGTTGCGTCTCTCATTACATTAAGTCCCCTAAACCAGCCCAATCATCACTAGAACCTTGAGTAGTTTGACCCACACGATATGACGTTACTGAAGTCTCTTGCGGAGCTACTTGGAAACGGTCTGGATCTAGGTAGTTATCCATAAACAGTAATGGGTTTTGCGGTACAATTTCCATACCATTTGGCATATCAATACCTAAGAAATGGAATGATACATAACCAATGTGGAATAAGTAGTACTGTAGTTCCTCAGCACTCTGCAATTTACTTAATGAACGACCATCACGTAAGATGTAGTTACCCCATGCAATTTCACGCTGTACTACATTCCATAGTATTGTAGGTGCTTTCTCCATTACTTCCTCAACTAAATGAGGTTTCATTTGAGACATGTGGATCAGAATAACTTCTTTACTCATATGAGTGTGCAATGCTTCGTCTTTAGCGATTAATTGCAAGTTATTAGCGATACCCGTAAACACATCCTCTTCTGCTAAAGCGAAAGTACATGCAAATGAAGCGTAGAACTGAATTGATTCTAGGGCATAAATATGTAAGTATGCTTCTAGGATCATTTGCTGCATTTGTTCAAAGTGGGATTTAGATGGATTTTCAGTGTCTTCCCAGTTACGTGCTGCTCTATATAATTCATCAAAGAATCCAACTGCACCTGCAATACGCTCGAATGCTTCTTGGTTATCAACAATAGAACGAATGAATAGTGCTGGATCTGGTAAAACAGTTTGGATAATGTTAGAATATGCACGACTATGAATATTCTCAAAATATCCCCATTCCTTGATCATACCCTCTAGCTCTGGACGACTAACTAAAGGAGCAATGGATGCTTCCGGTGCACGTGCGATAAAACTATCGGTCATAGTCTGCCAAGCTAAGTTCTCTAGCGTGATTAGGCGGTAGCTTTCTGGTACTTGAGGCCACATCTTAGTGTCGTCAGCCATCTTAACTTCTGTCTCAATCCAGTACTGAGAACGTTGTTTCAATGCTAATTCTTCTAAACGTGGGTGTGCAATATTAATAAAGTCAGCTAGACCAACTTTTTGGGACAGGAATAATGTAGGATCAGATGAATCCCAAGATAGATTTAATAAACTCATGAATTTTCTCCAATTTGAAAACGTAAAAGCATTCTACACCAAAATGATGTAGAATGCAAGTGAAATTTTTAATTACAGGGAGCAACCACCACTTGAACAGCTTTGAGTTTCTACTTCATGAGAAGAACCACCGTTAGCCGCATTAAACCATGCGTAGTACATAGATTTCCAGCCATATCTATGCGCTAGAATCATATGCTTAACTACTTCGGTCACTGGAATCTTACCACCCGGGTAGTCGTCATAAACGTACCATTGGTCGGCACTAATAGATTGACTGAACCATTTCTGTACAACCCCCACGAATTTAATCCATTCAACCTTGTCAATGTCGAAAGCGTATTTATACACTGACTCGTCTACTTCACCACTAGTTACACCATAAGCTACTTGAGGAACCATGTTGATTCCGCTTTTCTTAATAACTACGATATCGCGGATTGGGTTGATACTGTTTGATACGCCCAATACTACAGAGGAGGATTCTCCAGGCATTTGTGCGGTAAGTACAGAGTTACGCATACCATGCTCTAAAATCTCTGCACGTAATGCTTCCCAGTCGTGCTGTAAGCCAACTGTAACTAGCTCATCAACAGTTTTCTTATATGTATCAACTACTAAGATTCCCTTAGCTGGAGCTGTGTAGTCAAACCATTCAGCTTTACCACGTTCTTTAGCTAATTGAACAGATGCTTTATGTAGGTAGAAAGCATGGTCTTCCATCTCCCTATGCATCCAGTTTCTAGCTTCAACTCCCTCGAATTGTAAGCCCTCTTTAGCCATCGCACCCGCAGCGTTCATAACACCGATACCTACGTTTCTACGAGCTTTAGCCGTAAATTCCATAGCTGGGAATGTATAGTCTTGGATCTCAATAATAGAGTCTACGAATTTAAGAAGAATGTAGTATACACGTTCTTTTTCCCAAGGCTGGCAGCTACCTAAAACAAAACCACCTAAGTTACAAAGAGAGACTTCTCCGTTCTCTCCAGGTTTTGAGCCTGCAAGTTGTTCAGAAGTCTTATACAAGTCTACTACATGGTTAAATGCATAAGTTGGTTGGTTGATCTCAACACATAAGTTACTCATCTTAATAGGTTCTAAGAAGTTACTATGAGAGTTTGTGTTGTCCATAAATTGGAAATACAGACGACCAGTTTCCATACGGACTGCAATGGCTGTGCTCAATAATTCAGCAGCAGGTAGTACTTCAACAACTGGGATTTGTGATCCACCTTTACCAATCTTAGTCTTACCGGCTAAACGTTTCTCCGCAGCTTCGTATACTTCTCTAAAGTGATTAATGTCACCGTCTGGGTGAACGAATGCGTCGAATACCTCTGGTGCATAGAAGATGCTCATCAGAGTAATGTTCTGACCTTTAATAGCACGCTCTAGGACTAATCCATTGAACTGGATCAAGAAGTCACTTTTATCTAGACGATCTTCTGCTGCCGAACGTTGAGACTTGGATGCAATGATCTTAAGAACTTCTGCATCGAAGAATGGGACGTTGGCTGTCATGCTTCCACCACGAGTTTGTTGGGTGTTAGCTTGAGTGGAGATTAATGCATGTCTTAAGTAAGGGATTTTACCTGTACTTACAAATGAACCATTACGGATTGGGTCACCTGTTGCACGACTACGTAGTAAATACCCAATACCTGCGCGTGCTGCAACCATCTTGAATACGATATGTTCTGCTGCATCAATACTGTCTAGCGTATCAGCTGCTTCCATTAAGCAACATGAGGCAAAACCTTTATCTGGAGTACGTAAACCAACTAGAGGTGGGGTAGGTACGTTAATTTTATGTAAGCTAAATGCATTATATAACTCAATGATTTCTGTTAAAGACCAGTCCCCCGTTCTAGCGATTGCCATTGCCATACCCATGTATGTAAACTGTGGTGTTTCATAGATTTCATCAGTATGGATGTTACGACGTGCATACTTATCTGCGAACTGTTTCAGACCTGAATAACTAAATTTATGATCTCGTGTATGATCAATGGCTTCTTCTAGGTGGGGCCAGTAGTGATCTGGAATCCAAGGCATTTCTTCCCAAACGCCTAAATCCATTAAGTGAGATGCCCAACCACGTAATGATGGTGGCTCAAAGGAGTCATATACTGACTTACGTAGACGTGCTAAGTAAAGTTCTCGTGCTGCAATATCAAACTCTGGATTCATTTTAACTAATGACTCAGCGGAACGAATTAAAAGATCCTGTAAATCATCTGAGTCTATAGTACTTTTAGTGGTAAAACGAAGTGCGCTACGTACAATCTGTTTCCAGTCTGCTGTAGCTGTCTTTTGGCAAGCCCATTCTGCCCAGCCATCTAGCTTAACAATATCAAACGGCTCGATGAAGCCATCGCGTTTACGGACGAATTGAACGTTGCCCAAACGTGTAGTTGTTGCAGGTTTCTTTAAAAAATGATCTACGCCAGCCATTCTCTTTTCCTTATCGGTTAAAAAGCCAGACCTTTTACAGTCTGGCTTGAGTTAAATTCCTGCGCCCTCCGAGGGTACAGTCTAGGTTGTTAAAGTGTTACGTGTGGATAAAAGTCCATGTCTGGATGCTCATCGAACATTGTCTATACGCCCCAGTTCTCTTCATTAAGCATTGATTAATCCTTCTGAGTAGAATATATCATAGAATGCTGATGATTCTCGAGATCTAACGTTCTCTTCCAGCTCAATATGCCTGAATGGAGTATACTCGTACTTATCTTTAATGTCCATTAGCATCTTGAGTCCAGATTTACCGTGTAGGTCTTTCTGAGCAATATCACCACAGATAATCATTCGGCAGTCTTCCCCAATACGGGTTAGAATAGCGATCATAGCTTCTGGAGTAATATTCTGTGCTTCATCAACAATTACGAAACAGTTATTAAAGGTACGTCCTCTTACGTGTTCGACAGCGACAAATTGAATTCGTTCATCTTTGAAAAGACCTTCGTATCCGTATTTACCGATTGCCCACACAATCCCATCTTTGATAGGCACTAACCAAGGCTCTAGTTTTTCCTTGAGGTCTCCGGGCAGCATACCCAGTGACTTACCAAGTGGTTCATTTGGTCTAATTAAAACAACGCGCTCAAACGGAGATTTGTGTTTGTATAATTCTTGTGCTGCTAGGACAGCAGGAATAAAGGTCTTACCAGTACCTGGCTTACCTGTACAAACTACTACGGTTGAGTTCTTAATAGCATTGATGTAAGATTTCTGTTCAGAGTTCTTTGGTACTAAAGTCTTATCCGAACCTAATCTTCCACAGGATGTTGTTTGATCAACGTCCTTTTGCTTTTTACGTTCTTTCTTTGGTTTTGCCATTTGCACTCCTTTATGCACGCAGAGGAATATGAGATATATTCTTGCTTTTTTCCACTTTACATACATATTATAGCTTAAATCGTGGCAAATTGCAAGTAGAATTTTTAATTCCGACTGTCGGCTTGAATTCTTTCCTTTATTATAACGTGCACGCGTACATATAACATAGTTTTCAAGGGCTTGTCAAGAAAATTTTTTGTTAATAAAATGTTACCACCTGTAACAATTAAAAACTTCATTTGACCTTTACAGTGATTTGTAGTATAATAGTAGGATTAATTGGAGGAATGTATATGAACGATAAACTAAATAAAATGCTAGAGAATGTTCGAGGTATATTATCGAGTTCAGCTAGCGATGAATTGCTATTTAATAATGCTAACAAGCCTTCCGAGCGGTTCCCCACGCAACGAGATATGATTGCCGGAGAAGTGAGTAAATATCTGTTGTCAGAAATGTTACCACGTAATATCTGGGATGCTCATGAACGTGGTGAGATTCACTTCCACGATGCTGACTACTCGGCTATGGGCATGACTAACTGTTGTCTAGTAGATCTAGAAGGGATGTTGAGGGATGGTTTACGTGTTGGGAATGCTAATATTGAAACGCCTAAGTCAATCGGAACAGCAGTGGCGATCACTGCACAGATTATTGCACAAGTTTCTAGCCATCAATATGGTGGTACTTCTATAGACAGATTTGACGAAGTATTATCGACCTATGTACGTAAGTCCTATGATAAAAATCATGCATTTGCTAGGCGTTGGACTAAAGATGAAGCTAAAGCATCTGTAATGGCTACTGAAATGACTGAGAAAAACGTTGAAGATGCTATGCAGGGTTTCGAATATGAAGTCAATACACTCTTCAACAGTAATGGTCAGTCCCCTTTCATTACAATAGGTTTTGGTTTGGGTACTAGTTGGGAAGCTAGAATGGTTCAGAAACATCTGTTATTAACACGCATGCGAGGTCTAGGTGCTGGTAAACATACTGCTATATTCCCTAAGCTGGTATTTGTTCTTAAACAGGGGCTGAATATGAAGCCTGGTGATGTTAACTACGATATTAAACAGCTAGCAATGAAATGTACTTCTCAGCGTATGTACCCTGACTACATCAGCTATGAGAAGCTCGTGGAAGTAACTGGTGACTACAAGGTTAGTATGGGTTGTAGATCCTTTCTTTCAGCTATTGAGTCTGGTGAGATATCAGGACGTAACAACCTAGGAGTTGTATCAATAAATCTGCCTAGAATAGCTATGGAGTCTGAGGGTAACTTTGACGAATTCTTTGTTATCTTAGGTGAACGTCTTAGACTAGCTGCTCTAGCTCAGAAATGGCGTATTGCGCATCTAGCAAATGTACAGGCTAAGTCTGCTCCAATCCTATATATGTATGGAGGTTTTGGACTAAGACTAGATCCAGATGAATATGTTTTAGAACACCTACGTGGTCGTGCGTCTATTTCTATGGGTTATATAGGCTGCCATGAAATGTTGCAGGTTATGTATGGTGAGTGTGTAGATACATTAGCACCTGAATGTGTTAGCTTTGTTCAAGATGTTCTTGAAGTAATGTCAACATACTGTGAAGAACTCAGGAACGAAACTGGATTTGGGTTTAGTCTTTATGCTACCCCATCTGAGTCTCTGTGTGATAGGTTTAACCGTATAGACAGAGAAGTTTTCCCCGAATACCATTGGTTATTTGAAAAAGGATATTATACCAATAGTCACCACCTAAGTGTGGATAGAAAGGTAGCTCCTGATGTCAAATTTGATTTTGAATCTAACTTTACTAGTATTGCTAGTGGCGGCTGTATTTCTTATGTAGAACTTCCTGATATGAAGAAGTTTCCTCAAGGTCTAGAATGGGTGATTGATTACGCTGCAAGCAAGGTGCACTACTTCGGTATTAATACCCCAGTGGACTCATGTGATGCTTGTGGGTTCATGGGTGAGACAGTACCTACTGAAAATGGGTTCACATGCCCATCTTGTGGTAACCATGACCCTGACAAGCTAGAAATTACTAGACGTGTCTGTGGGTACTTAGGTAATCCTGGTAGTCGTCCATTTAATCCTGGTAAGCAGCACGAGGTTATGGATAGGGTTAAGCATGCCGATGTTCGCAAAGGAAAGGTGCAAGTAAAGAAATAAATTTCTTGCTTAATAGCTCTCGTTTTGGTATAATATCTATAAATTAACTAAAGCGAGGGTTTATCATGTTACAAGAGTCAGTTAACGCAATTATAGAAGAATCATTGGGGGATAGAGTTAAGGAATTGGTAGGTATTGTTCATAATGGTATCATCCAATCTGCAAAGAAAAGGAGCTTCTGTAGCTCAATTCAGATTAATAATGCTACCAAACAATTTAGCCTTAATAAACAAGAACTAGTTTCATTACTACAAATTGTTTCAGCTATTTTTGAAGCAGAGGGCGGAATACTAATGACTTACGCTATCTCTGGTAGTAACAATGACCTATCTATTGGGGTAGATGTATTAGTATCACCTACTGATACACTTGCATCTTATCTTGTAAAAATTTATGATTCGGAGAATGATAATGGCTGATTTCTGTAGAGACTGTGCAATTGATATTTTGGGTTTCGATACCAAGGATCTTGCAGGTTTGATCACGAAAGAAGATATGTATAACGGAATCCGTGCCCACGTGATATGTGAGGGCTGTGGATGGATTCTAGTAGACCATAATGGTGTTCGTGTTTCGGTTGATGATAACATTCAGGAAGAGTACGCAGGTGCCTCTTCTGACCTATCTGGGGCTGGTTCGCTAACCAAAGAATCTATGTACAACTTACCTAAAGAGGGTTAATCATGCGTATTTTAGTGCCACGCCCAGAACATATGCCACGTAGTCAGAATGATCTGCCAGATGAAGTATACTATAATATATGGGCAGCAGATCAGCTAGCTAGTATTGTAGGTTACATGTTATCCTACACCAACGAGTTCCATAAAGAAGGCAAGTTTGATATCACACTTACAAATACTGGAGGCTCAGAGGTACGTAGGCGCGTAACTGAGGCATTAGCTGAACAAGGCTGGGAAGCTACATATGAGCTTGAGAAGTACCAGCAACCTTTACTGACGTTACGCCCACTTGACGACCTGTAAAGTTTAGAAAGTGGTGGGAAATTTGGCTGTCCAAATAGGTACCACCACCTCGATTTATAAAAATTTCTTGCAATCGTCGAAAACTTTTGTTATAATATATTCATAGTTTGGAAATTCTTAGGCGTTTAAGAAAAGCGCCTAACGATTTGTAAACTCTAGATTGATTTACATTTGTCACTCAGTATGTATCCGGTTCGTGGGGCAACCCCAACGTAGATAACACTGATTATCTCTAACCACATAAATTCTTAACGAGTTCGACAGCTATAAAGCTGGCTTTGCTACCTGAAATCCGACCTGTTGTGCGGTGTAGTCTTATGAAGTCTCTTCGGAGAAAACCATGTTGTCATAGGGCTAGGGTAACGATAAGAACGCGGTCAATTAAACTTCTCGACGACTGTAGGTACGCCCTGGTTCTCGAGCCCACCTGCTTAGCGGCGAATCATGAGGTGGCGTGCGAAGTTTATGTAGACTAGCAATAGCAGTCCGGCGGAGTGAGACCAAAGGCGTATAGTGAGAATGAGAAGAGAGTGTATGTGGTTAGGATGTTTTCTTTTAATAGAACTCGAACAAATATAAGTTGATTGGATAGTATGGAGAACCCTCGGGCAACCGACACAGTATCTAGATTATCTTAGAGTATAACTGTTCCCTGGCTTAACAGGATGGACAGGATAATTGTAACCTTTTAACTATAGGAGTAGACTCTGCGTGTTCACGGTTTTAGAGGGACATGAGGGATGGACAAGAGATCAAGCAACCGGTAATTGGATTCCGTCAAACGAAGACTTTGTGTTTGCTAAAGAGTTCTCTGAGCAGTTTCCAATGGGTAAGCCACACTCACTTCCAACTAAATTTAATGTTGTGGACGAGTATGATCCCAAAACACTCCCTGAAATGATGGATTTATTAAAGTTAATCACCGCCAACCCTCAGTGGATGGTTATTCGTGCAAAACCGAAGGCAGCTCGACGTGCAATTTATAGACGTAAAGTGAATTTCGAAACTTCTAATAAATCAAATATAATCGCTATCGACGTGGATGATTTTCCACTTCCTGACGATATATCTCCGTTTGATATTGCCTCTCAAGGACGTTATGTTCTAGGCATCCTTAATTCAATTAGTGAGGAGATGTTTCCATTAGATGCTGGTTTCATAGCCCATGCATCATCTTCTGCTGGTATTAAGTCTGGTATTCGTCTGCATATGTTCTTTCAGACTAATATTCCAGTTACTCAAGGACAATTGAAATTCACGTTCTCATCTATTAATGAATCTTCACGAGAGAAATATAATGGGGCTAACGTAATTGACTTGGCTTACTATTCAGCTGTTCAGGCACATTACTTTGCCGATCCAATATTCAAAGCACCTTTTACCGATCCTTTTATTAAGGAGAGAGTCTCACGTCTGAAATATGTTTCCGGTGGAACAATAAATATGCCGGACAATGTACCAGACTTTGAGTCTACTAAGGGTGAGTTTAAAGAGGAATTTTACTCTTTGTTAGATCAAATTAAAGGTAAACGTTCCACATCTGATAAAGTTGAGAGAATTATAGGAGAGCTAGAAGATGCAGAGGATGGAGTTTATTTAAGGATTATTCCTAAACTTTATCACAATGCACTAGAAGAGGGCATAGACCTTGCATGGCTCGAAAAAGAGATTACACCAGCTTTGTCTCTTTATGTGGCTCATAAAGACAATCGTAGAACTATTCAAGAGTACTTTACCAATGGACGTAAGCAGGCATTAAAGGCTTTCGTAAATAACTCTAAACGAGAAATTCCATTCAACCTTAAAGGTGTTCCTATTAAGCAGCTTGAAACTAATTCTGCTGAACAAGATAAGTTTTTACGATTAGATAAATTACCGCCCGAGGGGACAATGACATTCGTTAAGTCTAGTCTGGGAACAGGTAAAACAACTGCGATTATTAAGTGGTTAGATTCTGGTATGATTGATGGGGGATTCCTAGCAATCACGAATACTCGTGCATTGGTTTCTTCAAACGCTAAGAAATTCACATCTGGTCAATATAACAAATCAATTGATATGTTAGACTTTAAAAGGGGTGGATTAACTAGAATGTCTTCCACAATTCACTCAATCCATAAATTCAAAGGTCTAGTTGATAAGGTTGACTTTGTATTTATAGATGAGGCAGATGCGGTAATGAATGATTTATTATTTGCACCTGTTGTTAAGAATCGCAGACAGTGTATCGAAACGTTACGTGATCTTTTATTAAATGCAAAACATGTAATTTTATCAGATGGTGATATCAGTGCAGAAACCGTAGAAGCTTACGGTAGTCTTATTGATTTTGATAAACCAATCAATTTCTTTAATCATCATCGTCGAATGTTACAAGGTGCTCAAGCATATGAATTCTCAGATGCAGAGTCGGTCTGGGTCGCTTTTCAAACTTCATTAGAAATGGGTGAGAAGTCAATCATAGTAACAGACTGTGGACCTGCAGAATTAGGTGAACGTGGTATTGCCTTACGAGAAGCCACTGGTTGTATAGTTAAAGAGATCCATTCCAACTCAACCGAAGACCCTGACATTCGCAAAATACTAGACTATACTAATGAAGAACTTATCAATCAAAATGTT